TTAAATTAAACAAAACACTTGGACTTCAACAATTACTCTTCTGTGGTTTCTTTTGGTTGTTTCTTCTTTCTAGTTCTTCTAGTTCTAGTTTTTTTAACAACTTCTTTTTCAACCTCCGGTTCTGGTTCAGTTTCCTGTGTTACCTCTGGTTCTTCTGGAACTATCTCTTTAAGGGCATTTGGCCTTGGAGGCTTCTGTTCCGGTTCTGGCTGTTCTTCAACTACTGTAACAGGCTCTGGCGATGATACTGGCTCAGGCTCTGTGACCTGAATTGTCTCTTTTTCAACAAGTTTAACTTTGTTTCCAAGGATCGCGGCTCGCTTTTTTGCATATTTGCTCGCATACTTTGCCATTGTTAATCTTTTTCTACGTTTACCCATCTCAAACTCCTTTAAACTAAAACGATTGTATCTTTAATTAGTTTTAAAATAAAGAAAACCCCACTCCAAAAGGAGTAGGGTAAGTTCTTTGATAAGGCGAGTTAGTTATTAGTCAGAAGTAATAGCACCTGTCGCGTTAGAGACAGAGATACCATACCACTTTGAACCGTCCGAAATCAGTTCTACCTGACATCCGATCTCTCCGGTGTTTGCGGTGAAAATTATTCGGTCACCAGCGGTGCCGCCATGAGAGTCTTCATTGCCCCCAGCTTCATCTAAAACAATGTTGTGTACATTGTCTCCGTCACCAGCTGTTGCGTCAATGTTCCAAGCACCGCCTGTGTTTTTAGTGCCAAGGACAAACTTTGCCCACCAGCCTTTTCCAGCAGCAGAGGCGTCGGGTAATGTCACAGTGCCTCCAGCAGCTGCGTTTAAAATAAACAATGTTCCACAGTCTGCAACTTCCACAGTTTTTGCACCTGTTAGACTTTCTACTTTCTTCCTATCCGCACTATATCTTCCTAATTTACTCATAATTTATGATCTCCTTTAATTAATAAAGGCATTTCGCCTTACCTTTTATACAATAAATAGTTTAACGAAAACCAAACTTACAAAAAAAACCCCCCAAAAGAGGGGGGTTAATTTTTAGTTATCGGATGCTATCAACTAGCACCTGCCTCGCCAAGGAGACCGCGAACAATAACAAGACCATACATATCAGGTCTAACCATCTTCTTAGCGTAACGGGTCATAACACCCTTACGTGGCACAAAATCCTCTGTGCCGAAGATGGTGGGAGTCACCTGAAGTGGTACGTATGGAGCGTAGACAAAACCACTTTCTAAGAAAGAGTTGCCTCTACGACCAACGAGTAGCACGTTGCGTGGGAAGTATGGGTCAACCATGACGTCAAACTTCTTGCTAAGTGCACCAACCTTCACAGCACCAATGTCACCGCGATCTGCATCAGCAGTCACGCTAGCACGGAAGCCGCTTGTGAACTCAAGAATGTTAGCAACTTCTGGGGAGCAGACAACAAAGTTTGCGCCACCGCGAAGTGTCTTTCTGTGGATCTGAGCACTAACATCGTTAATTGTCTCGATAAGTGTCTCGTACCACTCGCTAACAGTACCGGTGAAATCAGGTGAAGCGCTAGTAGCGCCAAGTTCAGCACCAGTGCTATCAACGAAAAGACCAGGTGCACGGCTCCAGTAACGAGTACCAGCCTTAGCACCAATGATCAAATCACCAAGAATTTCCTGATCAATTTCTAGAGCAATCTGCTCAGAAAGAATGCCAGTCAATTCAACCTCTGCATCAAGGTTGTGGTATGCGTTGAGATCTTGTCCCAACTCAGGGGTCCACTTAGCCTTGAGTTTCTTGGTCTGCGCGGTAACAGCAATGCTGTCAACCTTGATATCAATCTCTGGGATCTTAGTTGAACTAAGTCTCTGAGGAGATCCATCAGCACCAGCACCTTCGAAGCCAACAGTAGATGCCTTAACAACACCAACGTGATCGGTTGAAACAAGAGTATCCTTAATTGGGTACTCAATATCAATAGCAGTCTTGTGACTTGGCTGTCTGTTAGTAGCATTAGCAGCGGCTGCTGCACCTGCTGTATTAACAAACACAAGTCTCAAGTTACCAGAACTGTCAAGATCAGTCAAGCGACGAATCAACTGTACATTGGTACCGGCAGCATTTGTGCCGTCAACTGTTATAACTCTTAGTGCTGCAAGCGCATCTTTGTTAAGATCCGCAGGAATTGCAGAAGAAGAAACCAAAATTTGAATAACTCTGTCACCAGTGTTAGCCAAAATATCGGGATCAAATCTAATTAATTTCTTTTGTGCTTCGGTAAGAGCCGAAACAAGAACACCTGTGTCAGCGCCACCGATGGCCTGACCAACACTACCAGCAGCAATTTCGCTGGAGCCTGTTGGGTGCGAATAACCAGTGCCAAGATCATAGAAACCACCAGGGCCACCCTTGGTAAGATCTGCATCAAGGTCAACACCACCGGTCAACTGGCGACCGACAACATTACCACCGTAGATGGATGCGTCAGCAACCATACCAGATCTAGTGTCACTGTGTGTGAAATCCAAGAAGAAAATCAATCCACTTGGAAGACTCATAGGCTGAACGCTTACGAGATCGTTTGCAATCAATCCACCGAAAACACGGCGAACGATTGGGAAAGCAACTGATGCGAAACCTTCGACATCACCTGCGGACATAGAGGAAGCCTCGCGAAGAAGTTCCTTTGCTTGGTTCTCAAGAAGAACCGACATACCCTGTCTAGCATGATCATCCAACCCTTCCAGAAGGCCAGTCTTCTCCCACTTATTGAGGAGTGCTTCGCCTTCCTTCTGGACGTTACGATGAACAATACCTTCAGTTAATTTTTCTAATACAGACATTGTGTAATAACCTCCTAAAGTTTTTTATTGTTTTGTAATACCAGCAAGTCGCTGCATTCTTTCAGCAAAAATATCTGCTGAAGTTGTTCGCTTCTCTTCACGGGAACGAACTAACAGGCTTGGTCTTCTGTCTACGGCTTCGCTCAGTGATTCAGGACCAGTCTTCTTAGTATCAGACTGCACTGTGCTTTGAAGTGTTTCATAGATAACCTTCGCCTCATTTGCATCTTCGGTCTTAGCGATTGCTTCAACAATTTTCTTTTTCTGTCGCTCATTCAGGGAGCCACAACCTAAAGTCCGATTAATGTATAGTAACTTGGCGTTTGATGTATTGACGACATCAAACTTTTCTTTTAATTCTCCAACTGCGCTTTTATGAGCGTTTAAGTTTTCAGTTAAAGACAAGTTTTCTTCTTTAAGTAATTTGTTTTTCTTTGTAATCTTTTTGTTTGCCTCTTCTAGTTTCTTGAGGGCAGCACGCATTTCTTCCATTTCTTCTTTTACTTTGTCATCTTGCATGCGAGCCAACTCAAGTTCTGCAGCATGCTCAAGTTCTTCATCAGAAATACCTAACCAGCCGCGCTTCTGAGGTTTAATATCGACCTTAAGAGATTCCAAAACATCTTGCACGATCATGTTTTCAATATCTTGTTCCCATTCGGCAACACCTTCAGTTGTAAGAGAATCAGCGTCAGCAGAAGATACGATGTCATCAGACATATCAGCAGCAACATCTTCGCTCGGGACCTTTTCTGCCTCCAAAGAATCTAAACCTGCATCGCCTTCTTCTTGTTCGATCTTTTCAATTCTTCTTTCTAATTCTGTAAGATCTAATGTAATTTTATCAGTTTCGCTAGGAGAAACTTCATCCATCAATTCTTGATCGGCTTTATCAGAACCAGTTTGTTCTTCGTTTTCATTGGTACTTTCGTCTCCGCCGAGACCAAGGCCCATATCCAAATCCTCTTCTTGCTCCAGAAGAGTACTAACAGCCTCTTTAACTTGATCGGAATATTTTTCAATTACCAATTGTTCAGCATTTTTTAATGCAGCATCTCTTAATGCTTTTGCATCAACGATTGCTTGTTCTAGAAGTGAAGACATAAGTAACCCCTTATATATTTAAACTCACTAATAAATAGTTAAATATATTTCTAAAAACCATAATTTTATTAATGTGGTTTTTTGATTACTTATTAAACAAATATGCTAAATCTTTCCACTCTTTTACTGCTTTTTTCTGGCGCTTCGGTTTAGCAGCAGGAGGGGGCACATCTCCCCTAACTAGACCATATTCTTTAAACGCTCTTAGTATAGCAAAGAGTGCTTCCTGATTCTTTGCAGTCTCAGGAAGACCTGCTTTCTTAAGTTGAGATGCTAATGTTTTGCTTACTACTTTCCAAGTAAGTTTTTTGATTTTCTGTGAGTCTCTTGGCTCTCTATTAATTCTTGGTAGAATCTTTTCAATTGTTTGGTCAATAGCAGTTGACAACTTTTTATTAAGTCTAGAACCTTTTATGACTCCTGCTCTTCTTAATTGTTTGGCTGCCGCTCTGAAAATACTAGCATCTACAGTTATAAGCGGATCTACCACCTGTTTGCTTCTTCTGTTTGCTTTCTTGAAAGCGGTAGCAAGATCAGTGTCTGACATGTTTTTAACTTTATCAATTCTATCATCTTTAAACTTGCGACTTAGATCATCTGTTGATGGTTCAGTATTGCCGCCGACAACGCCCTGATCCTGCGCAGCCTTTTGTATCTTTCTGTCTCGGTCCCTGCCCTTGTCTGATCTAGCAGTAGAGGGATGAAACTTTAAACCATCGTCATCTAATCTGACTAAAATAGGTCTAGTGTTAGCCTTGTCTTCTGGTTCTGGCTCTTCTTCCGCAGTCTCAGCAGGAGGAATTTCTGGCTCTGGCAAGGGTTGTAACTTTTGAAACAAATCATTTAGTTTTTGTGCTCTAGATGATTTTTCTCCCTTTAATCTTGCCAACTTGACTCCTAGCGCTGCAGCAGTTAAGCCAACTCCAATGGCACCTAAAGCACCAGAACCAACAAGCGCGGTGCCTGCACCAATCTTGCTTACGGTGTATCCGCCTACAAATTTCGGACCAACCTTTGTAACGACTGCTTTTGCTGCTACTTGTGCAACACCCTTTGAAATGCCCAGAAGGTTTGTTAGGCCACCTTTAAAAGTTCCTGCACCTGACGCGCCCTGTGACATCATTTGTGCTAACTGTTGATCTTGGCCTGCAACGTATTGTATAAATTCGCTGGAAGGTGCTTTATTGTTGACAATTTTAAATATATTCTCTCCCGGATTCTCTTTACCATATTGATACATGTATTCCATCATCTTAGCACCGTCGCCCTTGGATGGCATCATTTGAGAGATTGCAGATGTAATATCAGATGTTTCAGCGTTTGAAATAGAAGAGATCTTATCTATTTGAGACGTAAAGTCTCCCATTGTTTTGGCCACGCCCGTACCGGTCGCGTTCCCAAGAGATTTTAAAAGACCAGCAGGAGAAGAAGAAACATCAACCCCCTGTCCCATCACTTGCTGAAAGTCGTCTATTTGTTTAATATTTTGAACGATCTCTGGCTTACCTAGCCCAGAACTCATTGCCATGAAATGAGCAGCGGTAAACGTACCGCCCAATAATCCTAGTACTGCTGGCAGTGTATTGGACTTAAGACCTTTCATCGCTTTGGTTTGCTTAGCACCCTTATCTTGAAATCCAGCACGGGCGCGAGGATCGTCTTCTTCCTGTTCTGCAATAATATCTTGCACTAAATTAAATCTTGCTATGGGATCTTCGTTTAGCCAATCAACAAAAGTGTGATTTGTGTTTCCAAATTCTTTTTCATAAATTAAATAAAGATTTGAAAACTGATTCATCTGTTCTTCGTTGAAGTGTTTATATACATCTGCTAATTTTTTATCAGAATAAAATTCAACAAGATCCTTGAGGTCTTGAATCATCTCATTTGCCATAGCGACTGGAAGATGTCCCTTCTCTTTCGGGTCTAACTTTGTTGCCTTAACAATGTCTTCATATGCCTGCTCCATTGCTGCTACGCCATTGAAGAAAACAAACTCGTCCTTCATGTTTGGGAAGCCTTTTAATTCTCCGTCTATTTCTTTCTTGAACGCCTGTAAAAACTTGTTTGACTCTTTATTGAACAAGTTTGCAATATATTCTTCAGCAGCCTGCTTCTCCATTCTCTTTCTTTTAGAAAACACAGAAATAAGATCGTCCATTGTTCCCAACTTAGCCAAGCCAGATTTAAAAGAGTTCCAAAGACCCTCATCTAGTTGTTGAAGGTTTTGATATTTATTCCAATTTTCGAAAATTAATTTTGTATCTTTACTCATTTACTTTTTAATCCCTTGTTGGATCGGTTCTTAATGAGGACAGGCCAGGGATAATTAGCCTTAATGGTGCAGATGCTAATTCCTTCTTTTTCCTTCTGTCTACAAAGATACCATCCTTATTTAATTCTACTATCTCATCTATTACAAAGTTAGGTTTAATGCTGTATTTTCTATTCACAACAAGCCTCCTTAGAATGTTGAACAAGCAGCAAAAATACTAGTGCCGGTGGCGCTACTACAAACAAAAGCAACACGATCAATACCAAGAATTTCATATGTTCTATATTCTCTCTCGTCAGGTGTAATGTCAGCAGCGTCTGCGTGCCCACTATCTGCTGGAGCGGGGATAGTTACAGCCGTGGGTGCCGCGTTAGCACCGACCTGACTAAAAGATTGTGGAAGTTCAAACCATCGCTGAAAAGCGTGAGTATATCCGTATACCTTTACAGTTCCTGGCGCTGCACTGTGAGCGTCTTCTGTTAGAACATGCAGATATCTTTGGTTTTCGGTTGCGTACCCTGTTGTTGTGGCTGTTATACCTAACAAGTCAGCGGCAGAACTTGCTGTAACAGCGCCGCCTACAACGCCTGTTAAATTTTTTGGACCTCTTGTGCGGCCCCAACTAGTATTTTTAAAAGTTGTCATCCTAAATCTCCTTAACTAAGTATAACTAGTCTTTAAATTGGTCTAAATACTTTCTAGTTGCTTCTTGCGCCAATCTCTTTCTTCTTAACTTTTTAAGTTTTCTTTTTTCTGATTTAGAGATGAATCTTTGGCGCTTCTTGTACAATTCTATGATTCCACTCTTTTTAGTTTTCTTAATGAATCTTCTGACCATTCTCATTTGATCTTCATTTCTACGTGACTCAACTCCAAAATTAACTGCCTTGCTCATTTTTATTCCTTTACTTTAAAGCATTCCACTTACTGCCAAACAAACCAACTAAACTGTCTATATCCACTCCCTTATCTCTAGGATCTATATTTGCCAATGGAGAGGCGGAAGGAGCATTGTTTGGATTACCGCCTTTACTTAAAGGTTCCGTACCTTCAAATACATTAACGCCTCCTAAGTTAGCGTAACCTGATTCAGCAATGGCTGAAAGCATTTTGTTTTTTGTTTCGTTAACTGCTTTGTGTGCTGCAGCATTGCGCCTTTCTACTTTTGGCTCTGGCGCTTTAGTTTCAACAATTCTATCTGCACCCATCCCTACGACAATTTCTGCAACAAGTGTTGAAAGCACACCTTCCTCAAATATTGCCTCTCTAATACATTCCTTGACTACGGGTTTTAAAATAGTTTTTAACTTTTCTATTTCTTTTTTATTCATTTGTTCCTCAAAATGTCTGTCATTAATCTATTAACTCTATCTAACTTAGACAGCGGCCTTGTCATATCTTTTGATTCGTTAACCTGGCTCATGATTGCTCCAGGAGTAGAGGGGTCAGAAACCATATCAAAGCAAATTAATTGAAAATCATCTTCCACGATTGTGGCTCCGTCACGCTCTGTAACAGATCCCATTCCCCGAGAAGATATGCCACATGGAATGTTACATTCGACAAGATTTCTTAGAATCTTTCCCGCAGGGGTTGATAAAACTTCTATCTTGCCCATAACCTTTTTGCCTTCCATCCATATATCAGTTACCAAGTGTGAACAGTTCTGTAGATTAATAACAGAAGACTCTGGATGATCTAACTCACCTAGCGCTCTGCGCTCTTTTACTAACTGCTTGTATCTACCAACTTCTCTTTCCAGCAGTGCGTGTGGGTACATTCTACCATTGTGATTTTTTGTTTCTGACATTTGCATAACACCAGACAAAATAATAGTACCATTAGCAACACGGCGTTTCTCATCTTCTGTCAAAAGATCTTGGCAAACACCACCATCACAAAGTTCAAAATATTCTCTTAAAAGTTTCATATCTTAGTTCCTATATGCGGGGGCCACCCGCTTCATACCAGAGCCCTTACAACAGTTAGCAACAGGTCTAATCATCCATCGCTTTCTCATTTATATTCTCCTTGTGATGGCTAACTTTAATTCCTTCGTCTCCGACAATCATGTTACCAATATAGGAAACTGCTGAAGAGTAGCAGCCTAATATGAAAGCCGTGGACAAAGATCCATCAAATCTAAATAGTTCTGTTGTGCCACTAATTGCCCACAAAAATACCCCGACCCAGAATCCTGTACACATTGCACAAGATAAAAGTTTACCCATCCAGCCTTGAGTAGGGCGAACCTTATCAAATATGCTTCCGTAAACTATAATTTGAGTCATACCGATGCAGGCAACTGTAAAGGTGAGCATTACTTCTCCATCATTTCTCTAAGGATGGAGTACATGTATTGAAATCCGTAAGGGCGAACCTGATGATCAAAAGAGCCTTTCTTTTCATCATGCGGGACCTCTCCCAATTCTGTACTTTCTTCTTCTGAGGGATCGAGGAAAAAGTCTTGCAATTGTGTTTTGTAAACTTTTCTGGACTTGATTTCTGGTGTTTCCTCAAGAATAAAATCATAAAGTTCAGATAAGGCCATCTGAAAACTGGAGACTCCGTTAATGCTTGATTCATTTAATGTTCCTTCTAGAGAAGAAAAAACAGAACCAGATCGTATGCTTGTTCTGTCAACTATTCCAACTCTTGCCATTCTCGAAAGAAGCCTATCTTGCGTATTGTATACTTCTTCTGAGGTTTCTTTTTTAGGAAAAATTGTAATTTTAGATTTTTCTCTAGAGACTACAATGTCTACCAAATCATGATCATAGATAAGTAAGTCACCATTAACAGACTGCCTCCCCTCGAAGGAAACAGTTTTTAATACTTCCTTATCTTTTTCTCCTCTCACGATTGTAATCTTAACTGACATCTTGTAATTCCCTCACAACCTCTTGTATCTTCAACACCTCCGAAACCATACTAATATCTATTTCTGCATTCTTGTAAGAATCAAGTTTTACAATTAATTCATCATATTTTTCTTTCATTTGATCGCTCTCAAACACACTATTATCTTTTTGATCCCTGAGAGAGACCTTGAGATCACTGATTTGTTCGTTTAGGTGATGTTTAAGTTCTAAAGAATTATCTGCGAAAGAAGCAATATACACTGTTAATAGTTCTTTTTGCTCTTTTGGGAGATCTCCGTATTTCTCATTAAACTTGTTAACAAAGGTTTTGTAGGTTAGATTATCAACGTGTTTAATATTATCTCCCTGTTCCTTCGAAGTTAAACTTTCAATTAGTTTTTGTTCTAACAAAACTTTTTCTTTTATAGATGTTTTGTTATTAAAGATATTATAAATTGTTGCTAAATTTTTGTAATTTGGTACAAAGTTTGTGAAAACATCTTGAGATAACTTATAGTTTATCTCTTTTATTAATTTATTTTGTTCATGAAATATTTGTTTCTTGTTCAAAGAATCGTATCTTCGTTTTGCTTCCTCAAGAACAGCGGTTGCCTCATCTTGTTCCAAACCTTGAGATTCTAGGATTTCACGATACAAAGACAACTCTTCATTCAAAACACTTGGTTTGCAAAAGTTCTCTTTTATAATATCTTTAATTGTGTCTTGCTTGCCAGGGCTTTTCTTAATAATGGCTTTAACATACTCTCTGGAAAGTGTCTCAAACAAAAACGCTGTATTTCTTTTCTTATTGTGCTTCAATCTCATTTTTTGGACTCCCTACTGTTTAGTTCTTCAATAAGACTTGTCACCTCATTGTTTAAAGCAAAAATTCTGCTTTCTTCATTAAAGTAATTAGTATCCAAATCTCTAGAAAGTTGTTCCTTTGCGACAACTCCACGCCCTAAAGCCTTAAAGTTTGTAAATGGTTTTCCTTTTGTTAAAGCCTTCAAGGGACCCTCGCCAGGAATGTTTCTAACGCTCTGAGTTCTTCCACCAGTTTCTCTTTTGTCTTTTGCACCGGTCATTGCTTTTGTTATATGAATTTTGCCTTTCGAAGGATCGTCCTCTCTTGATCCTGGCGCTGCAAGTAGAGCAGAATCTGCCCCGCCCGTCTCAGGCGTATCTGCTGCTGGTTCCGGCGGTGTGGCTGGTGTGTCACCAATATTAAGACCACCCATGTCTGTTGGGCCAGCATCTGCATCAGCACCAAGGGTTGCCATCTCATCGGCAGTGTTAACACCAGAGGTGACCTCCTCTTGTGCCTGTTCTGCCACTGCTTCAAGTTTTGAATCAAATTGACGGTCATAATACATTTGTCTTTGATTTTTCAAGAACTCCTCTTCTGTCATGTTAAACAGATGAGTTGCAATCCACTGACGACTAAAATATCCTTCTGTTGCTGCTGAAGCGACATCAAATTTTGTTTTCCAGTGTTCTAGTTCTTGAATCTCCGCTATCTTTGATGGGTTACTTAACTTTAATTTAAAATTAATTAAATCTTCACCTCGGAAGCCCATTGTAAAAAGGTGCACTATTCCAATTTTTTCTAGTTCTGTGATAATCGATCTTTGAAGTCTTTGAATAGTTCTAGCAAATCTAATATCTTTTTGTGCTAATGTTGTCTGATCTTCACCACCTGCGTCGTCGCCTCTAGAGAGATATGATTGAGGAATTTTAAGTGCTGAGAACAATTTGTCTCTCATGTACTTGACATCATCTATGTCTCCCGTGTATGTTCCACCAGGCAATGATTCAACTCTAGAGTTTTGGCCAGCGCGAGTGGGTATAAAGTAATCTTCATCTACAGACATCGGATTGTATCTTAAGTCCACTCGTCCTGTGTTTGGATCAACCACTTGATTTCTTTTCATCTGGGTCATGACTCTCTGCATGTATTGTTCTATGTCTTGTGGAGGAATGCTTCCTACGTCAATGTAGAACACTCTTCTTTCTGGAGAGCGAACAATGCGATATGCCATCATCGCATCTTCGATAAGAGTCAATTGTCTCCAAATTCTTCTGGCAGGCTCCAAAACAGATGTACCATATGGCGCATACTTGTCGTTACCAAGGATTCTAAAGTGACCAACTTGCCAGTTTTCAAAAGTTAAACCAGCAGAATTCCATTGAAACTGACAATAATTTGGATTTGTCTTATCTTCCCCTTCTAGTCTCTCTAACTCCGTGCCAGGTAGGCCAATTACGTTTTTTATTCCGATTGCCTCATCAATATCCAAGTACAAAAAGAAATCACCATACTTGCACATTGTCCTACACCACCCAAATAGATTAAACTCCAGATTCATTATATTAAAGTAAAGATTGTGAAGGATCGCTTTAATTTCATCGTTGTTGCAATCTACAACCATTAATGGCTGCAGGCCACTGTGAGTTGTCATTTCGTCTGCATAGATATCTAGAGCCGACGCTATTTCGGGGGTATATTCCATTTGATCAAAGTCAACGTACCTCTCTAATCTGTTTTGAGAGTCTTGCGCTGCGCCATACAATCCAGAAAATGGATTGTAATCTGTTCTTTTAAATTGTTTGCCACTAGCAGACTGAAAACGATTTGCATACTTATCTAATTGTCTTCTTCTTAAACGGCGGGCCGTTTGCGTTCTGTAGTTTACGATTGGACCAGACAACAATCTTGTTAGTTTTTTAAATAATGTATTTTGAGGATTCTTTGGATTTATCTTATTAATCTTAAATGGCATTTTTTATTATCCTTTAAACAACCAGGCATGTTGTTCTAGTATTTCTTTTTCTTTTCTAGTTTTTTCAAAAGTGTTTTTAGAATCATAACCTTGCATACCTTTGATTGCGGTGTTGATAGTGGTTTTTGCAGATATCATTGTATCAAGAAAAGCCCTATTATATTCAATATTTCTTTTATTTTCCACCAAAGCCGTTTCCCTAATCCAACACCCAATTGCACAAGCCATAATCAAATCATCATTGTAGGACCTCATTGCTTCGGGGCGTCCATGATTCCAAATGAAAGTCTTCATTTCATTAAAAAGACGAGATGAATTTACTTTAATTAGTTTATTTCTAACAAATTCTTCCAACTTTGCTATAACTAGTGGTCTTGTCTTTTGACTGGTTGTAAAGCCGCTTACTGCATTTGTCGCTGTCTCTGCTAAAACTGGATCAATATATTCGTGTGTAGACTTTATTGAATAAAATATGTTTGGATACTGCTTTTCTTTTAATTTATCTAAAACTGTAAATCCAACACTGTTATTCTCAACCACTACCATACAATTCCCATATTCTCTACCAGCATTGTAAATCATATCAGAAAATATATCTGGTGTAATTTTTCCTTGATACTCTGCTACTATTTCCATCGAAACAGTGTCAAATATATGAAACACAGAATAATCTTTACCGTCGCCGCGAGCAACATCTGCACTCAACAGATAAGCAACTGCGCTGTCATATTCTTTCCAAATCCAGTAATTTCTATCAAAACCTGTTTTATACTTTGGCTCACAAATAGATTCTTCTATTCTTCCTATGTCTTCTGGGTGAAAGACAGTCTCGCCAGACATGTTGAAACTGCATTCTAACTCCTGTGCAATTTGTCTTCTGGACATGTTTTTAGTTTCTTTTTCAAACCATTCTCTGTCTCTCTCTGGATGCACATCCCAAGGAAGACGAACTGAGTTAAAATCATTGCCACCCTGATCTGCTTCGACGTAAGTCTTATGAAACCAATTTCCTACGCCGTTAGGTGTAGATAGGGCGATACAACGTCCACCCGTAGATAGTGTTGGATAAAGACCGGTCCACAATTCATCTAATCCTTCAACGTGTGCTGCCTCATCAATAACCAAAAGAGAAAGTGCTTCTGAACGACCTGCATCGCCAGAAGTAGAAGAAGCCTTTATCTGTGAGCCGTTTGTTAATTCAAAAGAAGTTCTGTTGTCAATTGCAACTTCTGCGATGCGGATCCAATCTGGACAATTTTTTAAAATGGATTTTACTTTTTTGACCAGATTCGCAGCAGTGTGAAACTTAGTTGCTAACACAAGAACATTCTTTTCTCTGTGAAATAAAAGAAGCCAGACAACATAGGCCGCAGTAATTGTTGACAACCCCAACTGTCTGGCTTTAAGCACTATATTAAAACGATGATCTTCAAAATCTTTTAAAATATCTTTTTGATAATCATAAGTTTTAAAGGGAACTAGTCCTTTGAGAGGATGTGTAATCTTGGCGTAATTGTTGATGAAATAAGATGGATCCTTACCAGACTTAAGGATTTCTTTCATCACCTCCTTTTTAGATAATACTGGTTTCATCTTTTCCTGTTGGAAAAATTATACGCCTTGAAAACCTCAAAATCATCTTTTGGTGCTTTATCATTCTGTGACTTTTTAGCATCACCACCCTGCTCTAAATACTTGGTGGTTTCTGGTCTGACCGCTTCATGTTCTTCGGGTGCATCTATACCCCCTATCTTAAAAACCTGATAAGCAGTTACTGATGTTCTAATTCTAGAAATTGGCTGCACTAGAACTTCTACTTCTCCTTCGGATGTTAAAGACAAAGAAGAACCAGTCAAGCCACGGTATTCCTTCTTAAGGAAAGCGGCAACATCTGAAATCATGGAGCCAACTTCGTTTTCTAAGCCTCCTCCATAAACCTCTTTTAATTTAATTTCAGAAGAATACGTAATACACAGTTTATTCTGTCCGTGAAATTTAATTCCAAAACCGTCAATAACTCTGGAGTCAACAAGAGGATCCCCCTCCTCCCTTTTTAGACCAATCTCAATAGGCTCTCCATCTTCATTAAGAGCGCCGTCATAATTGATTCTTGCAATTGCATGTGATATGCCATTTAAAATTTCTAAAGTTGTTGCCATTTTATTCCTTCTCCTGGGGAGGTCTCCAGCCAGATTCCCATCTTTCCTCTCTGTCTTCGACATATTGAATGTAGCAATTAAAACAACATTCAAACTTTGACATATACAAATCGTCTTTCGCAGAAAAGGAATATTGTGTACAAACTGGACATTCCCTTTTGTTTTCTCTACTAAGTAGTTTTTTACTTACTAAAAAACCTTTGTACTTTTCTTTGCTATTTTGTGTTTGTTTGAAAAATTTTCTTTTGTAAAATTGTTTTACATCTTCTTGGTGAGTTTCTTCCTTGTCAGGATTCCAATACTTTTTGGGATTCTGTATTGCCTCTTCGCCATACTTTTCTTTTATCGCTTTTTCAAGTTTTACAATAAAGTTAGGATCACTGTTGTTACTCATTTTAATCTACCAGATACACTATCCCTACAGTAGTTAGTATACCAGCAGCAACTCCGCCGCCAAAAAATAAATACCAGTATGAGTTAGGTCTTTTAAGGGCTGCAGATTCTAATTTTTTCAACTCCTCATCTTTTGTCAACATCATAGTTTCGTATTCTTTGCTAAGGGATTCAAGCCTTAATTCTATAGAACCTAATTCATACTGATGCTTTGATCTTAAAACAGCAATTTCAGAATTCAACCTTAGTGTACACATCTCCTCCTGCATTTTTTTATTAGCCAAAATAATTGCGGCGGCTTTTTCATCGAAACACCAGGAATCAAAGGGCGCAGTTTCACCTTCTTTAACTTTTGCATATCTCCCACTATTGTGGTCCGGACGATTTTGCGCAAAAGAAGAAGCCGCAAAACTAATCAACGTAATTAAAACCAAACAAATCTTCAACTTTTCTTTTAACTTCATCAGGATTATCTTTAGACTCCTCTATTATTTCTTTTACTAACTTTTTTTCTTTTTCAGTTAGTTCTTTTTCTTTTTGAGAAAATTCCTTTTCTAACTTTTCTATTGTATCATGATATTTGATAACTAATTTGTCTTTTTCAGATAATTCTTTTTTGTGCGCTTGTTTCAAAAAAGCAATCTGTTTCTCGTAAGACTGCTTTTTGGCATCTAAAACTTCTAATGCCACTTCTGCATTCTTGCGAGAAAAAATCCAAACAACAATAGTCCAAAGCACTACCGCTGGTACTTTCCAGTTTTGCTTGATCCAGAGCCAAGCCTTTGTTATGGTGAACATGATATTAGGTACCGGATGAGTTTGGGCCGTGCCTCCACTTCACGGCGAGATCAACAAGCGCTTGTGAGCCAATGTAGGCTAACGTAACTGCGACCCAATCTGATGAAGAAACTGAATCAATACTGACAAGAACTGTAGCCGTAATCCAAGCCAAAAATTTTCTTGAGATAAATCTTTCAGTGTATTTATCTGCCAAGGCTCTCATAGCCGTCATGTCTAGACCCTCCTAAATATTGACGTGTGCAAATCCTTTTTTTCTATCAATAACAATCTGCGTATCAACTGCGTCCTTAAGAGTATCTAGGTGCGAGATAAGCATAACAGTCCTAAAATATGACTTAACCATATCAATAATCCTCACAAAACCCTCCATATTGTCCTCATCTAGCGCTGTGCCTGGTTCATCAAGTATAAATATGTCAGGTTTTGGCAAACTAGAAACAGTCAAAAGCGCTAATCGAATGGCCATCGAGGCGATTGTTTTTTCTGCTCCGGAGCCCATTTCTAGGGGTCTAGGTTCGTATTTTGCATGCTTTATAAAAATATCTAATTTCTTGTCTTCATTCTTTATAAAGATTTCAAAATCAACAACACCTGTTAAAATCTTAGCAATCTCTTCATTAATAAGAGGAAGCCTATTTTTTATTATGTTATAGGATATTCCATTTGGGTGGTAACACCTCATCAATAAATCATATGCTGCAAATTCAACCCTAAGAATCTCTAGATCTTCTTTGTTTTTATTTATGTTTTCAATATTCTGTTCTGCTGAGCCGATCTCTCTAAATAAATTATTGCTCTCTTCGTTGCAAGAATCACACTCTTTTTTAGATGCGCGAATCTTAGACTTTATATTTTTTCTTTCTGCGATAAGATCTTCCAGGTTTTCAATTGCTTCTTTGTTTTCTTCATACTCTAACAATTTAGCCTCAAGATTAGACAACAATGTCTTCTCCTTAAACAACTGAGCCTCGTTCTTGTCAATAGACAACTGGGCATTTGTTATACCTGAAGACAGGTTGTTTTTCTTATCTACTACTTGATTGTACTTATCTAAGTAAACCTCGACCTTTCCAGGCTCCAATTCTCTTAGTTCTTCTCCTAGTTTATTAATGTTGTTAGACGTCTCCTGTTGCTCTCTCTCTACGACCTGTATTAGTTCAATAGATTCATGAGCATCTTTTATAAACTTACAATTAGGAAACTTATCTCCACAAGGCACCTCAGACAATAAGTCTGTTTTTCTATATAAACGTACCCTCTTTTCAGAATGCGACTTTAAATCTTGAATACATTTTGAAATTGAATCTCTCTTATCTTCAATAAGTTTAATCTTTTCTTCATAAGTCTCTACATCAAACTGGCCAAGAAAATCATTAATTTTAACAAACTTTTCCTTGTCTTGTTCCAGTTCTTCTTCAAGAGATTTGTTAGCAGTTTCTAGTTTGTCAATGTTTGCATTTCTAGTTTCTATCTCCATTTTTATCTTTATAGGATCAATAACTTCTGTCGGTGCTGAATCAATCTTGTTTTGCACTTCATTTAGACTTTCATTAAAAGACTGCAGTTCAGACTCCAACTCTTTACACCTTCTCTGGTTTTGGATAAGTTTTTCATTACATTCTTCTAGTGTAGATATGGCTTCTCTCTCAAGTTCTGCGTAATCAACTCCCTCAAGCCGACGCAGTGCGCCTCGTATATCTGTGGACTCTTCCTTTGCCATCTTAAACTTTTTATCAAAAACTTCAAGATCTAAGAATTTTGCTAATATCTCTTTGCGCTTTGTGGAGCCCTCATTGATAAAAGTTAGCGAATCAAGTTGACTAGCCATCGATGTCATGAGAAAGTCTTCTAAATTGCCAAAATACTTTCTTATATTTTTGTCTGTATCTTGTCTGGACGTTCCATTCAATACCTCGACATTCCCTATCATATCTGACGAAGAAAACTCAACATCCGTTTTTGCTTCGAGCGTTTCCTGGCCTTTTAATTTTTTAATATATTTTTCTGATATTCTTTCGACTTCAAGTGTTTTATCCCCAACCTTCATGACTGCTTTCGCTGAACCTACATCAAAATTTTGATTGATCATGTTCAAGTTCTTTCTTACAGATTTTGAAGTAGAATTATAAACAGCATACAACAAACTATCAATAATTGAAGATTTACCAGAAAAATTCTTTCCAAATATTCCTACAATTCCTTCAAGTTTCTCGAAGTCTATTTTGTTTTTTTCTCCATAATTAAACAAACCACTCCACTCTAAAGACTTAAGGCTCCAATTAATGTTACGATACACATCTTCTTTTTCTTCTATTAATTTATTGTATCTTGAATTAAGTTCAAAAATTTTATTCATCACATCTTCTGAAACTTCGTAATCTTCCAAGTAGTCTTTTATTAAGTTTCTTTGAACACTGATGCTTCTCAAATCTTCTTTCTTAACTATAGTTATGTCATCGCCTGTGCCAGCGCCAGCGGCTCGATTCAAGTATGTTATCGTATCCGGCTTAAATTTGTGCTTAGCAACATCTACACTTTTTCTCATCTTATCTAGAGAAATGTTGTTTTCAGCCACTAATCTTATTCTTGCACCCTCTGAGACTTCAACTTCTGGAAGTCCGCCATCTTTGTTCAGAACAATTGTTACAAACGGCTTAGGATTGTTAAAAGCAATGTGTTTGCAAGTAAACTTATCTTTACTTTCAATATCCCACAGCAAATAACCCTTGTCTAGCGACTCTCCAAAATTTTGCTGTACAGTTGATCCAGCATATCTAATTTTTCCGTGCTTATCTAATATTTGAGTTTTGTGAATGTCTCCCAAGAAAGCATAATCAAAATTGTCAAATATAGCAATATCGTGATCACCACCAAGAGTCCAATTTAAATCTGTCTTAGATCTGTCAATCGCTCCGTGATACAAAGCAATATTGATTGCTTTTGAATCAGAAGGTTGCACCCAATTATCTTCATCAAAAACTGACAAAACATTTAGGCAAAATTTATCATCAATTTTTGTTTCGCCAGCGTCTTTTAGCAAATGCAAATGTTGCAAATCGAGAGCATCAACAATCGGAGTTAGCGCATCCTGTCTGCTGCTATTCTTTAGATTGCCATCGTGATTGCCCAAAATGATATAAGTGGGTGCAATAGTTGCCAAGTTCGTAAAAAACTCTGCAGCCATTTGTACAAACTCTGGAGATATTTGTGTCTTTGTATGCGCAATATCTCCACAGTGAATTATGTAATCTACGCCCTCTTTTTTAAGAGAAGCGTATAGTTGTTTAAAAACCTCTTTGTATTCAAAATGATATTTTAAGTTACGAATGTGAGTGTCTGCTATATGTGCAAACTTCATTTAGCCTCCAGTATGTTGATTAGATGTTATTGTTTTCTTTTAGGTAGGAAAAAAGTTTTTCCAAGAAGTTGATTTGTTGATTTTGATCAAGATCTTGAAACTCTTTAATTGTGCCTTCTGCAAGTTGAAACCCAACAGTAGAAGAATCTAGCGCTCTCGAAACTTCTTCATTGATTATCTTTTTTAATTCTTTCTTTTCGATTTCCATTAGTTTAACCTCCAAAGTTAATCTTTTGTAGTAAATAGTCCTCTGAAGTAATAACAGAAGCGCGTTTCTTGTATTCTTCTAAGAAGTGACTTGGCACCTCTCCTAAATCATTATGATCATCTATATTAATTTTACAGACTTCTACGCCAAAGTCAAGAAGTTTTTTAATAATTTTTAATTCTTTTTGCGCAGCGTCCTTATCTAAGCATATGTAAATTTTTTTACATCGATTAACTATCTTATTAAATAACATCGAATTTGTTCCCAAAGTGGAGCCCATAATTGGTATGCTGTTCTCATACTTTATCGAATCAAAAAAACCCTCAACTAACACGATTGGCTCGGACCAGTCAATAAAAATTTCATTAAATACAATATCTTTAGAGCATTTTGGGTTTTTGTATTTTAAATAATTATCGCCAAATGCTCTGGCTACAAAATAGTTTAAGTCTCCAAACTCATCAAAAGAAGGGATTATAATTCTATTCTTATAATCTCCATGAAAACAAAACCCCATTTTATAAAAAACAATTTGCTCTTCAGTAATGCCTCTCTCAAGCAAATACCTCATAGCCTTTTGGCCAACTGAAGATAATTTCTTATTGGTAAGAGAATTGAAATATTCCGGCAGTTCTAGAGACACTTGATTAAATGCCTCTTCTTGTTCTCCGAATAAATCATCAAATCTACTTATGTCTATTGAGTTTGTTATAGACAACCATCTGGCTTTTAATGTTGGGTCTTTTATAAGTTTAACTATATTGTTGCCTTTATAGTCGCAAATCCAACACTTAAAAGCATTTTTATTCAAATTGACTGAAAGTTTTCTTTTGTAGTGTTTACACTTAGGGCAACTGAATAAATGTTCGTCATTAGTTTCGTAACAATTGCCTAAACTCTTTTTTAATATATCTAGTTTTTCTGATTGCAAAGTATGTAACCTGCTTTCGCTATTATCCAACTATCTGACTTATCCATCATGCCAGGCTTTGGGTTTCCATGCTTTGTATATTCTACTATAAAGTTTGGTTCATTTGCAAGAACAAAATTAAAACTTGTTTCTTTTGCCTTGACACCTTTTTGAGTTTTAACTCCAACTGTTTTGCGAGCAGTGGTGGCCATTATCAATTCCGGTAACAAGCCAAAAACATCTGCACATATCCAAGAAACGATACCATTGAACCTTTGTAGGGTCGCCATTGTTCTGGCGGACGATCCTCCAGAATTAAAAAAAGTAAAAGGCTCTTCTATATAAACGTGACTCGGTGTAATTTGCATTACATTTTTAATATTTTGCAATTGCTCTTGAATTAATTTCGCCTTATCAATAACTGTTGGAAATTTGTTTTTATTTCTTGTATCCCACAACTCATTATATATCATCTTGCCATCTTTGTCAAGAATTGTTGCGCCTGTTATGCTTGTTGAAACGTCTAGACCTAATATCATTATTTTGAACTTTGTAATAAAAAGTGTGCGTACTTTAGAATAAGATTTTGTTTATCGCTTTCACTTTCTAAATGATACCACCCCCAGGCTACACTTTTTGTAATTTGTACAACTTGTTGCTTAATTTCACGAATTCTTGTATCAATTTTTTCAGGGCGATAATAATCTTTTGAAAATTCTTCTGGTATGTCTATGTTTAAAAGCAAAGCGCAATCAATTAAATTACCATATCTTTCATCCTCTATAGATGCTTGCGCTTGTCGAAATAAATCTATTTTTTCTTCTTTAAGTTCATCGCCTTCTAGAACGTCCGGGTGTGAATTTCTTGCTATTTTTCTGTACAAATCCTTTAGATTTTTTGGAAGAGGTTTCTTTACTTTTTGTACTTCTCGTTCTGCATCTTCATTTATTTTATCTCTGTATTCAGGATCATCATGTTGCAACTTTGTTTTTCCTGATTTATATTGCCCTTGTTGCTTTGCGTTTTTTGCTGCCTTTGAAAGTTCATCTTTTTTTTTAGGTGCTTTTAAGCCTGCCAATATTTCTAGTTTTTCTTTCTGGTTTGGATCTTTAATATTGTTTACATGTTCTCTGAAGGATTCAGAAAAAGTTTCCATTGCCTCTTTGTTTATTTTGTTATGTATATGCAAGTTTTCTAATTGAAATTGCAACTCATTTAATTTTATTTTGAACAAACTTGTTGTTTTTTTCATTTAAATATCCAACTTTAATTTAAAGGTGTACTCTCTATTTTCTGTTTTCCTAACCGGGTTCGCTAATTTTGCAATTGCAATTAATCTTTTTTGTTCGTCGTATATTCCAATTTTTGAAACATATGTTTGCTTTTTGTATGAACCTGTATGATTTATATATTCGCCATGTTCTAAATTTGCATACTGTAAGTTTTTATATTCTTTGTATCTCACAGTTGTTCTTTCTGATTCTTTTGACTGATTTTTTTTATAAGACGTAGGGTTTGTAGAATTATTATAGTCACCCTTTGGCATATGTGCCATCATAGTTATGGTTGGCACATAATTGACACCTTCAAACTTTAGTTTAAACATCACCTGTGTCAATTTGCCTCTTGCTTCACCATCATTAGCCCCAGAGCCAAAATGCAACCATTTGCCTCGCGAATCACTATTACCAACATAAGCGTCTTGAGCGTCGGCTGCTGTCAAATCCCAACTGCCTGTCATTGACAAAAACCCTTCGTTGTACAAAACAACACCAGCAACTTTTCCATTATTTGTTTTTGCGTTGTAAGAACCAGATACTTGAATCAACTCTCCGTTCTTCTTAATATCTCTACATTCTGCTATCAAAGAACCAGTCTTAAACATTTGCAGTATAACAGAGCCCTTCCGAATTGAAGAGCCATAAAAAATAGAGGGAACTTCTATCAAAGACATTTCTTGCAAACCCTTATTCCAATCAACTAAAAAGCCTTGACCAGCAGGAACAGATGCGCTGCTGTATGCATAGTGATGGCTAAGATGTGCGTGCTTGTTGAATGAATTTTTCAAAGCAGTCAAAAATCTTTTATTACTAATTGCTTTAATGTAACTACCTGCAAATCTAGGACTATTAGAAATAACAGATTGTTCTTCAGTTGTTTGTGCAAACCTAGTTCTCTTGATGCTTGCAGAGAGAGGGTATCTAGACTTTATAACATCACCATGTTTAAACTGAGAAGTGCTATCAAAATTACTTGTGCTTATTGTCTTAAACGAAATTCTGTGGCCTTGTTTAGTTATAAATGGGTATATTGATTTGCCTGCTGGTGGAAGGTTCGTGCCGCCGGTATCTATTGGCCTGTCTACGTTTAGTTCGAACAAAGAGATAAAACCTTGAGGAACACCCAGAACATTTCCATTCTCGCCTGTACGATCATCCGAATTTTTAAAATTATTGTAATATACTTTGGAATCGTAGATAATGAAATCGCATACAGGAAATGTTTTTACCCTGTTATAAAATAGGTCGTTTTTTCCAAATTCCTTGAATGGCATAATTCATAATCTTAGTAGTCTAATCTTACTCGCAGTGTTAATTCGTTTGTCGGATCTTTTCTTAATGGTTCAGACAATTTAGCGCAAGCCATTAATTCGTTATCTGGACTATAAAGTCCAACAGAGGTTACATATGATACCGGCATGTCGGCGGGCACATCTTTTACCACAATTTCAGAATCTTGCAAATACGTTGGATTTGCACTATAATTAAATTCATTGTGGTTTGCTCGACAAAAATACACTGTTGAATTTAGTTCCGTTGTATTATTAAAAGATATATCATAGATTCTTCTACGAATATTGTTTGCAAGATTTTGAATCTTGGAGCCTGTTAACATCTGATCAATACTTGCACTAACAGTGCCTGCTGCGCCAGTACCAATTCCATGTTGACCACCTAAACTCATCGAAACAGCCTGGTTAAGAAGACCACCATAGTGTGAAACACTACCACTTCTTGCGCCACTAAAGATAGAGGCTGTTAAGACGCAAACGCCCGCTTGATAAAAGATTAAACCCACCTTATCTGAAACGACTAATTCGCTTCCCGCGCCGCCGTGGCGCATACCTTGCTTTTCGTTATCAGTTCCAGCAACAGCCGTGTGGGAAGCGGAAAGAATGCCATATTCACCAGCGGGCGAATTAATTCTAAAATCATTTTGTGCATTTGTGTCTCTAATCGTCATCAAATGCTTAACGGTTCTCTGCAGTCCTCTGCCTAGATCCGGGTTAGTACCAAGTTTTAATTGAAAACTTCCTTTTTTAATTTCGTCTTTAACCAAAAGTCTCGAAAAGTTTATAAAAATAACTTCATCCATCTTTGATTTTTGGTCTCCCGCCAATTCTCCATCGCGATCAAACCTTTGGATGTTTCCATCGACGTCGTGGCCCATCAAAACTTGAGCCATTTGATTGTACATAGAAATTTTCTTTGCTTGCTGCACTAGAGCGGTAGCACCAGTTCTAGTTTTTACATTGCCAGACAGAGCACTTCCCGTAGAATAACCAGCCGATATATCAAAAATATGATTTGCTGAAGAACTTAAATAAGGATAATCAAAAACAGACTGAAACATTCCATGAGAATAGTTTTTAATGTTTGTTTCTGTGCCGCTCTCAAACCCATACGTCCCTGAAACTATAGCCCCTGTAACTGGTATTGCTTCGTGTAACAAGGTTTTTGTGGTTGTGACGTCGTTGTTTAGAAATGTTTTAAATGTAGTAGCCATATTTAATCCTTACTGTTTTTTCATATACCTAATAGGTATGTCTATGGAATACGCTGTGGTTGCAGAGGTTACCCTAACTAGAGTGTCTATAAAGAGGTAAGTACCTGCTTTAAATCCCGTAATTTGGTTCAGGGTTAACGTTTTAGAGCCGCCAAGTTTATCGAACAAGAATGTTGAATTTCTAAGATTTATGCTTGGAGAAATTTTAAATCTTACCATTCTGTCTCTTGGGCCTCGAATATTGTGAATTGTTACATCTGCCGAATCGGTTGTTGCTGCGTTTAGAGCAGAATCAGGCCTGATGCTTCCGCCTCCCCCAAGCCCAATCACAATTGGATTACTTGTGTCAACGGTATTCTCGCTTATGTAATAAGATGCAATTTGATCATCATCTATAAAAGAAACCGGTACACTTTCAGCCCCGGTGCTAACCAGACTACCTAAACGATGATCCATTTCTATTATGAACTGTGTTTCTTGAAGTGTGGCTGGCATGCTGATATTGGGTGGTAATTTTGTAGTATCTAGACCTCTTTCAATTACTATTGAATTTGGAGAATTAGTAATTGTAGTCGCTGTACTTCCCTTAATAATACCGTTTGCGGACGGATTAGCCTGATTAACTAATTGTTGCTCTGTTGATTCATCCACAGTAACAATGTAGCCTGCGGTATTGGGATTAATTGCCGTGTTTGCAACTGCTGTTAAATCAGGTCCTGTGTTTTTAGCGGCAGCATTACCACCATTTAAAAGTTTCATCACAGGCAAAAAGAGAAGATTTGTTCTTGTGATTGTCAACAACTTACTCTTCATTAACGATGTATTGTTTGTAAACGCCTCTAATATTGGAGTTCGCAGTATTTCTAAATCATAATATGCAGAACCACTAGGATGATTTTTGTTGAAAAGAGAATAATCAATCTCATCATCTCCAAGGGCAAACTTGGAAATTCTAAAGTCTCCTCGGGCCATACGAAATCTACCAGTATCCGTTAGCACCGCATCTAAAATTATATCACCAGAATTATCTAAAAACGCCATATAACTATAACTCCATAAACTTACATTTATAATTAGATTTTAACATATTAAATTCACTTTTTTATTTCCGTTTCAACAAAGCGTTTGAGGGTTCTCTTCAGTATCCTCCTCACGCTTATCTCTTTTTTTGAGGTTAAACTTAATGTTAATATCAATTTCTTTTCCTGTTCTTTTACTTTTAATTCTCATTTTAAATTTTTTACCAAAGACGGAATTATCAAATCCCCTTGGTGTGGCGAGGGCTCGTTCTAAACGCCCTTCTCTTTCTAGGTTGCTACCCTTAAAGATACCTTCATCGGGCACTCTTAATCTTTTTTGCAATAAAGCAGGTCTCAAAGAAAAGAATTGTCTTAACTTGAAAGAAGATTCCCCGAGACGTCCAACTTCTTCTCGACCGCCAGTTGGCTCTACTACTTTTATTATTGGACGAACTGCTTCATTTATCGTTGCTAATTCAACCTCATATATATGTGATGGATTAGAAACGTGACCATGTACATCTTCAGTTCTAAAAACATAATAATATTTTTTATTAGGAAGAATATTGTCTACAAATCCAGCATTATCAGCAGTTCCTTCTATTCTTCGAATCATATTATTCCTAAAGTCTTCATATTTAGTTGGATGAAAGTCAACTCTAAAAATCTCAAACGTCGTCGCTGGATCGTCACTCTTAAACTCTAATAACGCTCTTTTTATTTCAAGAGGATTATCTTTAAAATATTCTGCCCAGGTTAATTTTATTCCGTCAGTATAAGCAGAAGGCAGCACTTGATCATATGTTTTAAAAAGCGTGTCTTCAACGCCTTGATTTAAAAGAGAAATATAAAACTGTGCCACATCATCGGCCTGAAGAAAAACAGGCGCTGTTCTTGTTTTACCCGTGTTACTAGATAAATTAAACAATATTTTTGTTGATTCGTTTTTAAAAGGTATTATATCTACATTTGGATATATTGGGGGCCGATCTGCAACCGCAACCCTCTTTGTATGGCTTGGCAGCGTTGCAATCTTAAGGCAAGGCATATTTACGACACCAAAAGGAAAAACAGAATGTTGTTTGTTTTGAGGGCGTACACGCTCAAGAAGGTAATGGTCAAACATTTCTTCCGGATCATAATCATAAATGGCGTTGCGTGTTTCTCCACCATTGTGCCCCAAAGGGTCTAAATAAGAATAATTATTTCCTATTATAGCCACTATTTGGTGTACCTGATATTCGTAAACTTCACCATATTTAATTTGGGTATCTACAAATTTTTGCACATCTTTATCATTTCTGCCCATTATCCAAAAATTAGATATGTGTACAGTGCTTCCATCGCTTTTAACTTTAGATTTAGAAATCATGTATCCAAGAACTTCATTTGCAGCAGGCACGCCCTGTATCATTTGTTTCCAACTTCTAACTTTGTCATTTAAAATTCTACTTACATTCGCTTTTATTTTAAGTAATTTAAAAATAGATTCAAACTTTTTCAAAGGACTCGAATAATATACAGAAGATAATTCTCCCATAACCAAACCAAACCAATGTGAAAAATCGATCATATTTACATATTTATCATTACCAGATTCATCAACTGGGTATATCGGATAATTATCTGAATAGTCTTTCAAGGTCGATGTTGTGTTTCCTAATAGAATGTTTTTATTTACCCTATGACTACTTTGCTCATACACATGATTATACATCTCAGATATAGCCATTTGTTTTACATAACTAAAAGTTGTTCCTCCAGAGCGCCGAAAGGAACGAGCAAATGATTGTTCGCGACCGGGACCACCAGAGGCTAAAACAGAATCTTGTTGTTCTTCGACGGTACCTGCCTGGTTGTATATTGAAGAAGGATTCAATATTGAATCGCTAATGCTTTGGCCCTGATTAAAATATCCCATTTGAGACACAGGGTTAAGAGTAGTAAACAACCTCTGTATAATTGAATCATCTCCGTTAAAAGTCAAAGCATCTGCTATTTGTGATTTTCCAAGACTATCAATTTCAAACTCAACAAACATTTGATTCAAGTTTCTTCTTTCGTATGCCTCTTCTAATTTCTCTTTAGGCAAACTTGACAAGAAAAAATCGCGAGTATAGTTTGGATAACCATCTCCTGCATCTGATACTTCAACTCTGTATGCTTCATTGTCAAACATGGAAATATATTCTGTTTTAGATGATGCACCTGGTGGTGCCATATCGAATCCGTAAACATTGCTCATTTGATAGGCCATGTCTCTAACCTTGAGAGGGTCTTGCATATCGCCAATGACACCAACAACGCTGTTATACATTGCTGCCTGCGCTGCCGCATCAGTTACATTTGCTCCATAACCAAGTTGTTCTCTAAGATTTTCAAGCCTGGTAGACTCTAACGAACCAATAGCGATAGATTCTGATCCACCAGTTAACCCGAGTCCTTGTCGATCTTTTATAGATCCCATCATTGCGAACCTTAGAAGAAGCAGTCGCCTATAAGCCTGATTATCAATCATTGAATTTCCTTCTTTTGTCATATTGTCAATGAGTGTTTTATAGTCAAAAAGATACGGCGAAGGTAGTTCTACTTCTGGAATTCCATGGGCTGGGTGTGCAAAATAGTTTTCGTAAAGACAATCATAGTAATTGTATACAGGCTTTATACTAACAGTTGCAGGGTTTCCCACATGATTGCCTGCAAAACGATTTGTTTTTGTTTCCTCTGCTAAAAGCGCATCTGGCACATTAGTACAATAATCTTCAAAAATAAACTTTCCTACAGTAGGAGGAGGTATTTGATATGGGTGGCCAGTTCTGGAACCTGCGTCGTAAGTTTTTGTGGGGCCATCGCTATCAACAGGATAAGGCCTGCAAGAGTCTTGCATTGCAAAAGCCGCTCCCCAAAATGGAAAAACAGGGTACATATTCATGTTGAGCGCCCTACGTAAACCGTAATCTGCATATAAATTATCAATTAGATTTTCTCTATTATATACACCATTTGCGTAATTTTCTCGCACTCTATTTCTCAAACTTCTGGCAGAGGCAGCGGGTGGTCTTGAACTAAATTCAAACACGCCATCAGACATGGCTGGGGTGGCGTCCATCATGCCAGCGGCCATACCGCCGCGTGCGGTAGGTTGATTCATATTAACAAAACCAGCGCCCGGATATTGATCTGGATTATCTAAAACCATATATTGCTTTGGTTGGACATGGCCATATAAATAACTTGCCCAGGTCCAATCTTCATCCGTGTCATTATTCCATCTTCTTACTCCTGAGCCCATCTGCTCAGTATTTAGCGCATATAGTTCATGTTTAATCGAAGTTGCCAATTTATTCATCACGTTGAATTGTTCATGACAATTTCGTATATTTCTCCAAAAAACTGGATGAAATATATCTTCTTTTTCCGTTTGGGCGATTATACCCGCTTTGTTAAACAAATTAAATCTATTGAAGAATAGTCCGCCAGCATCGATGTTGTTCTCTACGAGTCGGGCTAGATCTTCTGAATTCCTGGCAGCATAAGGTCCTACATACAATTCCCCCGATGTGGAATCAAACTGAGTGGCGACATATCTGTTCGCTGTAGGTGCCCAATTATCTGTCAGTAAACTTATGTATGCAATTCGATAATTAGGCTCACCTAAATCTTCAGAGGCAATTTGTCCCCAGCGATCACTTTGATCACCTTTTCTGTTTACTTTCATAAAAGTAGCGAATGTTTCATCCAAAAGTCCACTGTCAGAAACTGAAGGCACTTCATTATTAATAAAATACAAAGAAGACCCTCTTTTGTGAAAGCGCTCTCTCATAAGATGCGCTGCTCCGGTTTCTTCGTGTCTTCTGTTCGTTCGGAAATCTACAGAACCTCGGTACTTTTGAGGACCGGCACCCTTAAAAAAAGATGGCCCGTCTAAATGACTTGTGTTTATCCACATCTTGTTTGATAGTAATCTTACTGGATCTACAATTTTATGCTCTCTCGTTGTGAGGTTTCCGGATTCGCTCAATACCTCTCGAATAGTACCTTTGGCCACTGAAACAGCCTGTCGTCTAAAGACTTCGTACATCTTAGCAACGTGAGGTGGTACAGAGTTCGGCTGGCCGTATCGAAGCGGACTATGAAAGTTGTACCAAGTGTTTGGAGTTTTAAAATAATTGCCTTCAGCGGGTGTGTCATCTCGCGTGTGAATTGTTCTATTAATTTTATGTGTTACTATGTCTTCTGCAGTTCTCGTAGCACCCATTAATAAAGAATCGTTAAAAAGCCACGTTGATCTTTGCCAAGCAGTGTCTCTGCCTTCTAAAATTTCTACAAAAGCAGCCTCGCTTTGTAAGGCTAAATCTGTTCCAGCGATAGTTCTTTTACTTTTATTGTTTAGGAGATCTTGTCTGGCCTCTGCAACGCTAACACCTGGGTTCATTCTTCTTAGAAGACTTAGAGAAAAATTATAAGGTTGCAAAAATTCATTTATTCCCATTTCTCCGTTGTTTATTCTTGCCAATATTGCTTCTTCATTTAACAACTCAAGAAGATTGGCTATTATTTCTTCTGTAAGTGGAGTATTGTCATCAATACCGTACCTGTTTAAATCAATACCTTGGAGTTGTGGAGGTAATTCAAGGCCACCGTCAGCGTTAAGTCCAGTGCCTGGACTTGCGCCATCACCTGTTGCTATATTGTTGGTACCGTCTGCCAGTCCTTGCACAAAAGGTGCTTCACTAGTTTCTTCATCAGGATCAGGTATGCCACCACCATCACCATCACCGGCACCACCAGCACCTCCGGTTCCGTCATCACCAGTGCCGTCACCGGCTCCATCTTCTAATTCATCTATACACGGATCACTACTCATAACTAATAAACCTCATGACTAATTATAACTCAACTTAAAATATTTCTCCCTAGTAACCACCGCCGCTGCCGCCGCCGGGTATTGTTGGTCTTGTTATAGCGGTGACTGGCGCTCTTGGGCTAGACCTAAATCTGCTGGTGCTCATTTGCGGAGATGACTGCACAGACAACACTGGTGAGTTGTTCATTTGTGCCATGACAGCGGGAGACATCGATGGCGCTCTAGGCCCTCGCGGTGAATTAGGATTAATCGCTCGGGACACCGCTTGAAAATTTATTGGCGTATTTTGATTGATCTCTGCGATTGCGAGAGGAATCATTTGCGATTCTTGACCAACTTCATTAACCGCTTCTCGGGCCGGTGGGCCTGGATCATGAAACGCTCTAGCGACAACTCCGCGTGCAGTCATCTGTCTTCTTCCCTCGGCTGAAGTAAAATCGGCTTGGCGTAGAGTGAGACGAGTTTGTAAATCTTGATGTATATCTGGCCCTACCTTTAAAGCAAAGTTGTTTTCTCCTGGAGGTATCTTGACAGAATTTACCGAAAACCCATTAATAGAATCTATCAACAAATTTGGATCTCTTGTAGTATCGTATAAGCGATTAGCCTCTGCTATTTCTGTAACTGGAACATAACTAATGACGTCTCCTCGATTTATTGCTGCTTGAAGATCTGTGGCGTTTGTTGCTAGTCGAGTAGGTTGGTTTCCGCTTCTAGGTGTAATTCCAACAAACATCATACCTTCTCTCAATATTTGTGAATCTCTTACTGCCTGTTCCTCTAATACATCATTTACATTTTGCATCGCCGCTCCTTCGATGTTTGGTTGTGGGGGAGTATTTGGCACATCATAAACTGTTCTTACCTGGTCATAAAAAGAAGTCAAAGATTGCTCTCTTTCAAAATCTTCTTCGTCAGATTGAATCGACTGGTTTTCCGCTTCTGTATTTACATAAAGGCCGCATTCATTAAAATCTCCAACATTAACTTTTCTAGATGGAACGATCAAAGGCTTAAATCCATTCTCTTCCAGACGGCTTTCTTGAGAAAAATCTATATAGCGTTGCATTTGCCCCATAATTGTGCCGTCTACTAACCCTAATGTGTAGTTTCTAATTGTATCATAGACAACCCCTTGAACAAACTGAGCGGCTGCTTCAGTATTCTGTCCTGGAAGCGTCAAACCTCTTGCTTCCATAATAACACTGGAAATCTGTTCTAGCACTGCGGCGGAGGCAACGCGGCCATGCCTATTTTGAACTTTAACAAGTTCTCGTTTAAAATCGTCTAGTATCCTTATCTGTTCAGTAGTTTCTGCAAGGATTGGAATAGGATCGTCTCGTTCAATTGGCACTCCTTCGCCAACTAGCCCACCCTCTCCTGTGATAGCGCGAAATCCATCTGCATCACGCTGTTGCAAATAACTGGATTGCCTATAGGGGACTATTCTTCGCCCATTGTCACCAGGCGGATACATTCTATCCATATCCTCTTTAGAATAAAAGACTTCTAATGTGTTAGTGCCAATTATCAATGATTGAGGAAGCAAAACCATAGGTGCTGATGAGCCAGTGTGGCCTCTTGTTCTTAAAGAGCCGAGTAATCGACTCGCAGTGGCGCTATCTCCTCCCCCTTGCATCGCGGTCTGTATCCGTGCCAGAGTAGTTGTATATTGCCTAGAAAGATAACTATCTATATTTTCAGACTCGCCACCGGCTGTGACGTCGCCTCTGACTCTAACACCACTGGATGAGATACGAAGAGGATCTAATGGATAGGTATAGTTTAAACCTGCTAATTCTTCTTGTTTATCAAAATTTAAATATGTGGTATCACTATTGAAAACTTCAAACAATTGCTTACGATCCCCTAAATGCGCGGCAGGATTTTCTGGGTCGTGCATATACTCCGTACTTATCTTTCTATAACGATTTTCTGGTAGTAATCTTTCAACCTCTATTATTCGCTTTGTGCCCTTAGCGGCAGAAAAACCAGCACCTTCAATATCAAATCCTCCGCCCAAATCTTTAAATCCAAAAAAGTTTTCAAGTGATAGTACTATTTGTTCATAAGCAGTTATAAAAGTTTGTATTGTCTCTGGGGTGCTATTTTGTGGTTTAAGCATGTTTAAAAACATTGCCCTTGCTGTTTCTCTGTCATATTCGCCTGCCTCTTGCAAACTATTTAAAGAATCAAAGGCCTGTACAGGATCTACATAATCTTCGCTTGTTTGTATAGATGTAGTGCTACCGGGAGTTGCTGAAAATTTTGCTTGGGCAAAAGACAAAGAAACTAGATTAAGATATTCATCAACTGCTGGAACGAATATTCTACTCTCTAGTCTGCTATCCACAATTTTTTGTACAAAACTTGAATCAAAAGTTCCCGTTCTTCTATTATAATTTCCATACGTTACAGTAGAGCCTGGCTTTACACCTTCTCCTGACAAGCCCATTGGCAAAGCATCGTCGTTTATTTCAACATAAAATGAATCTTCGACTGGAATAGAAGCGATTTTAAGATAATCTTGCAATTCTGTCAAAAGATATCTAGAATACTTCAACTCTTCTTTGAAATAATCACTTGTTTCATCCTGTAAGGTCATTCTTATTCCATATTGATACACGCCACCTGTAGATGCCAGACCTCCCGCTGTATAATCTATCGCTTTAAAAGATACCATACCTAAAGCGCTATCTTCAAGTGTTACAACTCTGTTTGTGCGACCAAGTTTCCAGGTGCCTACAACGTGTACTGGTTCGTTTTGCTCGTCATAAGGAGAGTGCCTTGAAACAGAAAGTTTATTATTGTCAGTACGTCCGGATGACATTCGACGCCTATACACTTGAACAGTAATTAATTTTAACCTACGAGTCACCCAATCCTCTAGACCTATGTAATCTTCATAAGGGCTTGAATCAACAGTTCTGGTGCCGCCTTGATTAGTAAGAACATTATAATCTTTCCATATTTTTTCTTGTCCTTTATTTAACTCTTCAAGAGTTATGGATCCACGGCCATTGTCATATTGCCTATAGAGTTCACTGCTGGCAGCATCTGCAGCGGCTCGATCAAAATTTCTGTTTCTAGTTAAAACAAAGTGCGGGTATTCATCAATTCCAGGCAAACCGTCATTGTGTCTAATTGTAAGTTTGGAGCGCTTATCTAATGCTTCAATTAATGGATATAATCTTGCATTGTTTCTATAGATGTCAAGCATATTTACTTGGAAATGAATACTCGCTTGACCATTTACAGTGTGAAACTGTGTGTAAGCATCATATATACCAAAAAAATTTTTGTTTCTTTTACTAAGGTAGTTATCGATTAAAAGACTTGAGGCTTGAAGGTTTGAGTCCCCTTGTTGCAATTCTATAGAAGGAGGTTGAAAGTGTGTCATTTTAGACCTTTCGATTTTTCTTAAGTCTTGAACTTTTGTTCTGGGTACGAAAGTTCTTATTAACTCTCTGCTATCAGGTGTGTGTACTAAACCGCTCATAACGCCACCACCTTGCATATTATGCACAGGCCCCACATAGGCTTCTCCTGTTGCCACATCGCGGTAGACTAAAGATTGTGATTCTACTTTATTGTTTCTTGTAATTCTATCATAAGTAATGTCACCTATAAAATGACCCAGTTGACTCACCAGTCTGTCATTAACATCATTTCGTGAATCTAAAGATATTATGCTTGAGAAATCAAAATAAGTAAAACAAAAAAGATCTAAATTGGCACCACTATATTTATCTGTTGAAAGGTTAAACGTTTTATTATAAGGTATAACATTAACTAAATTATTCTCACTATCATACGTTTGATATTGCGAATTTGCAAGTTCTAATCCGATTGATTGTGGTCTGCCATCCATAACTGAAAAAATTGCTTTATGCATGCCTGGGGCATTTATAGACCTGTTTGTTATTTGGGACGTTTTTCTAACTAATCTTTCATAAAAAGTACCTTCATTGTTGGGTCGTGGCATTTTTTTGCCCTGCGCTATTAAATTAGAATCTACTAAAAATTGATAAATTTGTTGACTTGCCTCTGGTGATGTGGTTAGAACTAACCCTATTTTTAAGGCACTAAGCACTTCTTCTCTAAATTGATTATTTTGCTCGCCTGCTATGGCTCCTCTGCTTGCATATCTGCCTGACATTGATGTGACTTGTTGTGGAGCGACTGACATGTGTTTAGCAATATTTCCTCTCGCATTATTAGGGGGAAGTTCTTCATTTTGTGTTTGTGAAAATATACCAATAGTCCCGTCTTTTAGGACATCTTTTATATTAAAATCAATAGACACTCCAAGCGCAGGTTTAGGAGCGCCTCTGATGGCCTGCCCGCCTGCTGCTAAGTTAGGAAAAAGTTGAGAATATTGTGGAATATGTCTACTAGCAAAATCGTGTTTTTGAGCGTCAGACAAGCCTCGCAAAAAGGGACTAGTATACCACCAACTATCTTCAGGAATTGGCTGAGAGTCGCCAAGAATTAGCGGATCATTCCCAATCCTTCCTGAAACTGAATATTCTTGTTGGGTTGATAGAGAATCTTCTAAAGTAATTCTTCGAGTGTATATTTTTGGAAGAAATTGTCCTACTATTGCACCAGGTGTAGAATAATTAGTCATCGCAAATATCCTCTTCATCGCCTAATGATACAGGCCTGTTTTCATTGTTTGCAGATGACGGTCCACCAGTTGCTCCAGAGTCAGTTTGTACTGGTATACCCGTATCCTCTCCTGCATCATCCAGTACGCCGGTACGGCTTTGACCTATTTCTCCCATTGAGCCCAACGTTCTTGGTATCGTATTGATTGGATCGCCATCGGCAAAAGATGCCAACAAACCTGCGCGACGTAATTCGTCTAAGCGCTTATAATAATCGGATATTGCATTAGAAAACATATCTCTAAGTTTGTCTCTGTTTATGCCTCTCAAATCAAAGCCATAAAACTCGGCTAAATCTTGATCTGTCATCATGTCAAAGTAATGCTCTATATATTCATATCCTGCTTCAGCAATTGAGTCACTGTTTGCACTATCAAGAAATTCGTTATTTGTTGTATACATTGGTATTAGTTCTTCTTCTGTAACAGTTCCATTTGGGTTTCGAAAATTTGGCCCTCTTTCTACCTCATAAAACTCGATTTCAAAGTTTTCTAAATCATAATCAACATTATCTTCGATAACACTAAAAATCATAACACCCTCATCAACTGTTAGTTTTATATCGTCTACAAAACTAAACTCTCTTTCTAAGCCGGTATACCTATTTTCAAATTGATCGCTTGTTATATTATAGTCTGGATGGTTTGATCCTAGTCTCTCTACGTTTAAGGTGTGATCTACCTCATATTCTAATACAGGCCTTTTCATACCTATGTGAGGGGAAGAAGAACTAACATTAACACTTTTTATCTGCCCATGCAACAAACTATCTAATTCCCAAGAAGGAACACCTTGCTCTCCAATTGTTGAATTACCTAAAAAGTTTCTTACTAGTTTCCTGTCATCAGCACCCATTTTTTCATCATACATGTGATCGGTGCCATATAACATTTCAGAGGGAGTACCCACAACGTCATTAAACCTATCTATTTTGTATGCTTTAAGTTTCGCAACCCTTGTCTCAACGCCTTCTTGATCGTAAAGAACTTTTAAGCGTTGCGTGTCTCTTTGAATTCTTTTAGATGTTTCTTTTCCAGTTTCATTAAACTTATCTGTATCCGAATTAACATACGCATTGTTATACAGTATTTCATCATCAGAAAAAGTATAGAAAACTGGCTTGAATTTACCCTTTGATAGTAAGTATTTGCCAAACTGAGTTAACTCAATGTCGATAACGTCTTCTTTTTTGTTAAAAAACGACAACTGCAGACCCTCTTAAAATTACCTTGGCGCTCTACCTAAAAGATGCTTCAATTGCACCAGGCCAGATGCATCAGGAACAATTAACGACCTCTTAAACTTAAATTCAACTTCTGCATCCAAATTAATTAGTTCTACAAGAGAAAAATAATCATAGGGCCAGTTAAAACCATAATTAAACTTATCCTTTTCAATTGACACAATTTTCTCTGGGTGACCATCTGGCAATCTATCTAATTGCTTTTTCCTAAAAAAGTCTGTCTCTGCTTTTTGTTTGACTTTAAAAACCATCCATTGTAATTTTTGAGATATGCCTCCCTTCCAGCCGTTAACTCTCCATCCTGTTCTGGGCACTTCTGTTAAAGAGACATTTGGATTTAATAAATCTTCAGCACCAAAAAGTTCGTGACTAACTGTAACTTCTTGTATTGTTTGCTCTCCACCGTTACGCCTGGCTTGGCCAAAAGCAAAATCTAGTCCAATATCTGGAGTTGTATTTTGCCAAATTCTTGCTATATCCTGCTTTGACAACGTAACATCAAAAGGAAAGATATACATTGCAAAAGGCTCTATATATTTTCCATTCTTATCATTATACTTTAAGAAATTTAACTGTGGAGGTATATTATACCTCAACATATTTTTTACCATTTCTGCGACGGAGTTTCTAACAGGTACTTTCGTCACTCCATCATTCAAAGTTCTTCTTGGATCATCTTGATCAGAGAAAAGTATATTATCTAATATGCCTGCGTTAGTTCTTTGATCAGCAATATCTTGCTCAGTTAGTTGTTTATAATTAGGAAATCCCTGATCTCTGACTGCCTGATATACTTCTTCTTCTGGAAGTTTGAAAAACTGTTTTGTATTTTGTGACGTTACAAAAGGAATAGCAACAACTGCTTCTGAAATTACTCTTTGTTCTGGCATTTTACCAATGATGCCATCGCCTTCTAATTGCACACCTAGTAAAGATTTCAGATCTCTTTTGTATCTAGACGGCCTCTTGTTCCCTATTATACTGACTCTTGGTCTCAGAGCGTTTTCTCCAAAATCACCAGACTGATGCCAAATACCCTTAATTTTAGGTAAATGCTGAACTGTCTTGTCTGTTCTCGGTTGGTTTGAAGTGACTTTTGTGAAATCAAATGTTGGGCATTCGAATTTAGTTTGTATAACTAAAGATCTCTTACCAGATATTGGCTCACCATTGACATTGTAAGATTGAACAAACGCAGTTTCATTGTCTGCACTTAAGCCATAAAAACTTTCTGACAATTGCATAGCAAATCTTTTATTGTAAGAGGGAACTGTCTTCCTGTTGTTTGACTTACCAGATCCTCTGTGACCGACAGAACCAGTGGCTCTAATCTGCCTACTATACACAACTTCTGTATCTCTAAGAACAGACTCAACTGAATCATAAACTACATCGTCCTGTGGGGTAAACGTGTAATCTACAAATGCAACTTTATCATATTGAGGTGGGGTATATGGACTAAAACCATAACCAACCTGTGTCAAGGATCTAGGAAGGTCATTTCCAAATATTTGAGTTCTAGAACTGCCCGCATCAACAGGAGGTCCAAAAGCAGCCGGGTTATTATACATGGGATTGTCACCAGGTCGGTTTCTTTCTTCAGCGACATCAGCCCTAACTAAAGATATCTGCATCTTGTATGGTATATTTCCACCTATGCGGTCGTCAACTTCATGAACCACTGCTTCCTTTAACTCATCTGATGACCTTATTGTTACACCTGTTCGATTTTCTATGAAAAAATTTAGACTTTCAGCATAAAAATTGTGCGCGGCTGCAGCGTAAAGAGACGATTTAGATTTTGCCAAATCCATATTAAATGTAGCCAGATTTGATGCTGAGTGTTTTGGTAAACCCATAACAAATCTATCATCGCTTGAATATTCAGAAGTCACTCCGTCTGCTCTTAGAGGATTAAAATCTGATTTAAATACAAACTTATCTTTACTTGTCCCATCTGTGCCAACAAAACGACGATTTCTTAAGAAAGTTGCATTCAAACTTGCACTTGGGTGTGGCTCCATATCATAAAACAAGGCAGTATTAACTTCACCGTCATCTCCCATTGGGGGAGTAAATATTTCTGGTTCAATTATTGCCTCGAACGGTATTCTCACCGCTTTTCTAATACCAGTATTACCATGCAAACTTCTCCATCCGTGTGAAAAAACGGTTGAATCATCACCAGAACCTGTAAAATGACTTATTCCGTAACTTGCTGAACCAATTCTTGGTATTGAATTGTCATCAGTAAAGTTGTGTTTACTTCCTTGTATGTAAGATGGTAATCTGACTGCACCAGTTATCTGCAAAGCAAAATCTTTAAATGTTCCTTCAAATGCTATTACATTTTTTTCTTGACCAAAATCGTCTGGTGTCCAATAATCTCCGCTCGCAACACCGCGTGTTTGAGACTTAAAAGGAAACCTCCAAGTCTTGTACCTAAATGCTGCACTCCTTGCGGCACCAAAACTGGCTGCACCAGCAAGAGTTGCTAGACCTGGATTTTCCGTAGAGTGATAAATATATGTATATTGATATGGATTTGACACATCTACAATACCATTCCATCTTTGCCTTTGTTTTTCCATAGCAGGAATATCATTTACAATTGAACCTGACCAATCCGTAAACCCGTAAAATGTACCTGATAAAAAGTTTTTAGTAAAAGGAAAATCTTCTCTTAAGCCGTATGCGTTGACACTGCCTGTTTGCGCTGTAATAACTTTTCCACTGTGTAACGGCTGAGCGTGATTGAAGACAGGCAATCTGTTTGTTGTTGCGTGGCGACCACCTGCTGCATTTTGTGCTTCATTAGTTGTTTTTTTGTTATACCCAGTGTCATTACCAGGTCTATACCAGGCTACGATGTTATCATGTTTTGATTTATCAATTATAGTGTAAGGGTTAGTAGGCCCAATAAATTTTCCACTTGAATTAACTCTAGGTCTTGAGGGCGATGATACACCAAAAGACGATGTAAAATTATTGTTAAATTTGGGATTTTTAACAACACCAGATAAACCTTTTATTTCATCATTGGAAAGAGATTTGTTAACAATAACAATTTCACTCATCATAAGTTCGCTTGGCTTTAGAAAATCTAAAAGAAAATCTTTTGTTCGAGGTGCAAACAATCCACCCCTAGCGTTTAATTCTCCAGCAACTGCATTAGACCGATCTACTTGGTTGGTTAGTCCTTGTCGGGCAACTGCTCGTTTTTGCTCACTATAATGGTAAGCGCCCAGACCACCTTCACCGCCAACAAACTTGTTATCATTAAGAAACCTCAAGCACCCTATTTGGTTATTGGTGATTGTTACGTTTCCTGCTGGGCCTGGTAATAATTGATAGATATCAACCTTGGCAACTGACACGTTTATCTCCGCATATAATTTAGGATGTGCGTTAACTGCTTTCCATATATTTTTAGCAATAGTGATGTCATCGGCAGATTTAGCGACATTCATGGCTGTTGGATTGAAATCGCCTCTAGTTGTAGTGCTTGATGCTGCTTTAAAAGTTATAGTTTCTCCATCTGTGGTATTAAACGAAAAGATAGTAGTTGCATCTGACAATGCATTGAAATTAGAGGCGTTTGTAATTTCTACAACTGCCATAGCCTGAGAATAGGAGCCTGACATCATGTGACTGTTTATTCTATTAACGTTACCCAAGTGATTACCTATAAAACAATTTCTTGACCCATCCAATAATATTGGTGCCCCTGCAGTGCCGGGAGTGCCACCGTGAGATGCCGCATCTGTCCATGTTGTCCTGGTTGAAGTACTGTTTGTATGATCGTAAGCACTGTGAAAGTATTGTACGTGAGTTCTTCCTAAGTTGCCAAAGGGTGCATTGTTGTGGTCTTTAGATGTGTTTGTTTCACCTGCTTGAGATGCACCTCTATCGGTATCATACTGGTGTCCGTTTCGAAAAACTTTAAAATGCTGTAGTTCTCTGCTTTTAAGATCTGCCTCTACATAAAAGTGATTCCAACCAGGGTGAGCCCAATCTGCCTCTACTAACGGATTACCAGGCATCGATCCAGTAGAAGTCATGCCAGGGCCAGATTGCCAACAAAAATAATTTTTACCATTTCCACCAAATAATTGAAAATATATTTGAGCGTGTGATTTATCTCCTGGAGAATACTTAAAGTCTGCAGCCTGCGGGTGGTCACCGCCGCGAGTTGTTGCGTTATCGACTGCTGCTGCATCAGGGGTGCTTCCATCGCTACCTACCAGGTCATTACTGGTTGATCCTCCCAATATGTTCTCTGTCTCGGAGACATTATCCATAAACGGACTGACTTGATATGTCAGGTGAAGTCCGGTTCTCCAAGAGTTTTTTGTTGCGTCGTTCCCACTTCCAAGCGAACAAATAACCCCTCTTTGACCGAGAAGTCTGCTGTCACCTACCCCGTTGCGGTGAACCCTGTTATTGCTGGATACATTCGGATCTGTTTCGTTTGTTGACGGCAAATACATCCAAAAAGATATTCCAAATTTACCATCATTTTCAAAGTCGCTACCAGTTAAGGCCTGTCCCCAATGAGATGCATCTCCTATTTCGATTCTATTTTTTGAAACGAAGCCAGCGTCAAATTGACGCGCAACGACTGCTGTCATATTACTACTACCAGCGTTTTCGTCTGCATGTTTGCTGGGGGTTCCAGAGTATACTATAGTCTTAACTCCTATTAAAACTATAACACTCTTGGGAGCATCTGCATCTGCGTAAAAAGTAAAACTTGTGCCATAGAAGGGGCCAAAATCTCGTCTTGCTCTTTCAGCAGTTGTGCATGCTATTTTTCCATTATGCCCACTAGCCGATTCTATAAGTGAAATTAATCCATCTGCCCAAAATCTGCCTGAAGTGTCAGTTGGGTTTTCATTGGTAATATCAGCCGACTTGGCAAATTGCAGATTAGATTCTACTTCAGAGGGGCTAGTTTTAGCAGTGTAAGTTTTAGCGGTTCCATCCAAAGAAGTAATTACAAAAGTATCGCCATCTCCAAGAGCAGCACCGGCATATATGTGTGCAATTCCATTTTTTACTTCTGCAAAAGTCGTATTAGAATTTACTATAACTGAATCGCCAGGACCTGTAAAATCAAACTGAGTGTCGCCATTTGCATCTTTTGAAGAATAATTTTCTTCTCCAATTCCAAAATAGGATCCTTTGAAGTCTGCTAGTAAACTTGCACTTTGAAAAATAACGCCATACTGATTATATAGCCTATCTTCGTGTGGCTCGAACACAGGGTAATCCACTGCAATGCCTGATTTAACAGTGTTGAAGCCAATGCCAGGAGCATAATAAGGAGCCAAAACATTTCGCCAATGTCCACCGGATACATACTGGTTGTACGACGAACTAAAATACGAGGCTAATTGAGTCATTCGATCCGCAGGGTAGAATCCTTTATAGGGTAAAAACTTTTTAAACGCCCTGCATGTTAAAGTGAGTCTTGTAGGAGACACAGAGCCGTCAGAAGTCGCAGGATATGTTTCATTAATTGACTCCTGTACAACATTAAACTGTTTCATAAAATCAGTGTGACTGTATGTTTTGTAAAAATCACCTGAACCTGTGCTTGAACTGTTCGAATCTCCTAGTGCGCCTGTTAAAGTTAAGAAAGTATCTCGACAACTAAAGAATGGGTCTTCGCCTCCAACATCATTTATATAGTGATGCATATGTTCACTAATTCTAAACTCAGGAAGAACAGAATAACCCTTCGCTAAGAGTTTAGACTGGTATGAAAAGTCTTCATAACTATCAAAATTAAATGGATTTCTTGCTTCATCTTCCGGAACTTTGTAAAATTGAGAACCCCATAAGCAATTATCTAATTTATCATTTTTAGCGTATATCATATGTGGCGCTTTCGAAGACGTCACTCTTACTTCAAAATCATAACTTCCAGAAGCATCTTCGAAACCTTGTATAAAACCAGGAGTTTTAATATTTGTATATCTAATATCTGCATAATTATTAATATTTTTAAAATCTACAGCCGCTGGAACTATAAGAGACTCCCCGAAACTACTAACATTGGGGCTAAAATATTCTCTTACCGTTCCAGCAGTTTGTACTTCTGCGCCGAATCCAGTTCTAAAGAGATTATTCTTTCTTGGAAGCCTAATTGTGCCGCCAGCGGTTGTATTACCACCTGCATTGTGATTTCCATCCAAAGATGCAGTGTTATGCATTTCAGTGATACCTACACCGACTCTTGAACTAAAATCTTCTCTATCAAAAAATATTTGCCTCTCCACTTCTTTCGTTTCATACACATTGACAAAAGTAATCAACCACTGTGATCGGTTAAAGGACGAGCCAAATTGATTGTGTAAGGTATTCGTTGAAGAAGGTATGTCTGCGTAAGTTAGAAACCTTATATTACCTTTTATAGATGCAGTTACAGTATGCTCAAAATGATGATATTTTACTCTATTGTCTGTGCTAAAATTGTCAGTTGAACTAATTATAGGCACGTAAGAGGGGTCATAGGAAGAAGTAAGTGCAGAACCCGTTAATACACCTACAGTATGCCAAGTTCCATCTTTACTAGATCCAACTTGAACATACAAAGGAAATCGGTTTTGCGGTCTGCCGTCAAAACCATCTGAACTATTTGCATGATATCTTATAACCCCTGGAAATTGATATGAACTTGTAGTTCTAGCCCAAGAATAAGTGGCATTGGAGGAATTGAAATTTAAACGCGGTAAACCTTTTGCTGCAGCAGCACTAACTGTAGTTTGTCTATCTAAAGAAGCCAGTGGCTGACTTACCAAAAGAGACTTTCTCATACCATAATATGTCACGCCTCCATCATAGCCAGCCTTTAATTTTAATACCAAAGGTTCTGTAAGTTTAATTCTTTGCCTAAATTCAACAGTGTCTATTCCTTGATATGTGGATAAACCACTAGCGTTACCTGCAACGTTAACGGTGGTGCCGTCTTCTCTGGTTCGAACATGCTTCCCATTAGCATCGAGAGATAATTTTGAAACCCGAAAAGCCCCAAGAGAGCCACTATTGCTGCCACCGTGATGATGTTGACCTAAAGTAAAATCTTCTATCGTGCAAGTTGTGTTTGTCCCACTACTATCTCCTGTGTTGTTGCCACTACCATCAAGGTTTATAACTGCAGTATCGCCACCCATGCAAGCCCATCCAATCGGGGGAAATCCCACTTCAACACCATAAGAAAAATCGCTTGAATTTTTGGGGTAAAAAGTAGGAATAGTGTCTATGTTTGATTCAAATGAATCAACACTGTTCGAGCCATCTATAAATGTGTTGCTTACAGAACCAGCAGAATTTTTTGTTGCAACATACCAGGTTCCTGAATCACTACCATCTATAGATGTACCTGTGATAACTGTGTTTCCTGTTGCTCCGGGTCGAGTTTGCGTAATCACAACGTATGTTTGAGTAGCGGCACCAATACCAGTTGGCCTCTCCTCTTTTGTTGCTATAAATTCATTGCCTGAAGGATCTATTTCCGTTGAATCTGTCAGATTAACCATTTGAATAAAGTTATCTATTGTTTCTGAAACATCTGCGCCTATTCTATACCTTCTATCTGCTAAGCGCTTAACTGAGGATTGGCCGACGTTATCGCCTACTGTGTCACCAGGAGCGGTTACGGTGGTATTTGCTGTAAACCGGTAAACAATACCATCGGTAGATGTTAATAAAAGTGTTTTGCCATTAGTGGGCTGACTTTCCAAGCGTAAAACGGCAAATGCTTTTTTTGCACCGGGAACATTTACAGTTTTACTCCTAAACGTATACGGACCTCTTGGTTGCATGTTGTTGCTGTATGATCCGCTTAATTTCAATATTTTATATTTGTTTCTTGCTGGGAGGCTGCTTGTTGATTGCATAGGAAAAGGTCTTGCAAATAACGCACTGGCGCTTGGAATCATATGATTGTTGTGAAAAATAGAGTACTCTGCGAACAGTTCTCCTGACCCTACTCCCTTTTCTGCACCTGTGCTATCAGTTCCTAGCAATCTATCTGTTGTTTTTCTTAACGCAACAGTTTTAAAATTTTGTTGAGCGTCTAAGGGCCAAACACTTAAACGTGATATCTTTTCTCCTTGAGAATTTAGTGCGTCTCTTTGTATTCTACTCTTATGGTCTTTTCTCCAAAACTTTAATTTAAAGTTTGGTCTTCCTCTCGAAGACTTTAAAAATGCATTTTTTTCTTTTGGAAAAATACCCTCTCTATAGTAAAGTGCTGGCTCATATGCTTCATTGTTAAGAGGAAAAAGAGAAAACTGATCAATCCTTTTTAAAGTATTTTTCTTTTGCTTTTTTGTTAATTTAGTATCGGTAATAATAGCCAATTCTTCATTTGCAAAATTTGTGATATTATTAGAAAAAGTGTAAGACGCTAAGACAGGCAATTGGTTACCCGTGGTTGGCTTGCTAAGTGTTCTAATAGGATATTTGTTTATAGTAACAGGAGGCTCATTAAATCTATAATCTGTGCCCAGTTTATTAACTCGAACACCCCTAATCCCATAATGATCGTGATCTGATGTGTTTATCTTAATTGAAACCCATCTAAAGAAAACCTTATTTGCTGGTTCATCTATCACAGCGAATCGTTCATGAAAAGTATTTTTAGCAAGTTCAGAACCCTTTATATGATGTAGAGTCTTGTATTTTCCAGTTTCTCCGATCTTATATTGTAGGAACAGATCTTCCTGAGCCTCTGGGGCGTTCGTAAGACTAAAATCTTGACTCGGGCCAGCGGAATCTGATCCTACAATGAATTCGTATTTTATAACTAGCGGTGCACTAAACGGCACAGAATACTCAACAGAGCGAAGATGCTTAAGGTTTGAATCAGGAGTACCTGTAAAACCAAAGCCTAAATTAAAAGTTTCGTTAAGAGCAGTATACGAAGCAAAGGTAGTATTTGCTGTTCCGATGAGTGCTAAAATCTTTTGACTACTGTCGTTAGCATTGGCCTTTATTCTAGGACCTGTTGTTACAGCAGCAGTAGATGCAAGATGTGTTGCCCAACCTTCTGGTACAGTGTCTACTGTTTCAGAAGAAAAACTATCTCTGTATTGTGTTTTTCCAACCTGATCAGAACTAGGTACACGTCTACCATATCGCGCTCGCTTGTGATCTATATTTTTAGGCCAACTATAATTACCTTGGCTAAAATAAGATGCATTGAATGCATTAACTCTACGGCCTGCATTGCTTTCATTTAAGAACGATTCATCGTTAAATTCGAGTAAACCATTTTCATCTGGCGTGATCGTACCTTTTAATACTGGTGCATATATATTTCTCTTTCGCAACAATCTACCAAGTTGTGATTCGCCGCCTCTTATTTGTTTCCAACTAGGCCATCCATATGGACCTTGGCGATGCAAAATTGTTCCTGTTAGAAATTGACTGTTTATCGAACTAACTGTATTAGTATCCGTGTTGATATTGTCAATAACATGTGTATTCAAGCCCGCGAAGTCAAGCACATATTTTCTTATATTGCTACCCCGCTTTTCTTTTATTGCTGAGCCTGTTAAAAATTCATATGTTCTTTCATAACGCATAGAACCGGTGGCTGTTCCAAGAGACGCCTGTGTAAAAGAGTGTAGGTGCCCTGGAATTTGATTTCTAACCAAGCCGTCTCTCAAAGATGCTGATATCCAGGAGTATTGATGATCATTTTGCGGTATCGGATGAGTAACAAATTTATTATCTTTTACTTTTTTAATTGTTACTGTACTGTTACTACTACCATGCGATCCATCGAAATACGCCACTCTTCTTGGTCGAGTGTTAATATTTATTTTATGATCTGTTTCCAGATTTGTAGAACCAACACTTGAACTATAAGAAAGGTGATCTAAGTAGTTTCTTGGTCCCCGCACTGATAAATTACGATAATTCATTGAGTTGTAAACAGAAAATTGATTTGTTTCTCTATCTAAACTTTGACCACCTCTTGAATCTCCAGCAACCTCTGTGCCGCCAGGTGCAGAAAACCTTGATGTAATTGTATTTTTGCGTGTGGTTCTTGGTAACTTGCCAAATTCTTTTGCGCCAAAAAGAGACTTTGTGATGGCCTCAATGGGATGTGCAAATACGGCTCCACCATTCAACGGGTCGGTGCGGCCAGTTTCGCTAATTAGAATATAATCCGATCCAACTGCTACCGCAGCACCAAGTTCGCGTTGTCCTGCACTCGAAGGAGTAAACCTAAATTTTTGTTCCCAGTTGGTGCCATTTCTCTGAAACAAGTAGGCTGCGCCAGCATAACTATTATACCTCGCTGCACTCACAACGACATTATCACCAGAAATGGCCACTACTTGGCCAAACTGTGAGTTCCCTGCCCTATCCGACGCAACAATTTTAGCCTGTTGGGACCATGTTCCGCTAGATTTTTTGAATATATATGCAGAACCTGCCAAGCCCAGAGTGTTGCCACCAGCAGCATCTTCGTCTTCAAAGTACGCTCCAACAACAATGTAGTCGCCTGATATCGATACACTAGTGCCAAACTCATCAACGCTATTTCTATCAGAAGCAACAATTTTTTGAGTTTGAGACCAAGTTTCGCTTGATCTATCAAACACATATGCAGAGCCAGCCTTGCTCTTAGTGTTAGAGCCAGCAGCATCTTCGTCCTCTCGCGGTGCGCCGACAACCAAAGTATCGCCATCAAGTGAAACAGAGCGCCCAAATTCATCGTTGGCTGCTAAATCAGAAGAAACGACTTTTTGAGTTTGAGACCAAGTTTCGCCTGATCTTTTAAATATATAAACAGCGCCTGCCGACGTTGAATTGTCATGTGCTCCAACGGCTATATAATCACCCGATATTGCAACGCCTTCTTCACCAAGGCTGAAGTCATCACCCGCTGCTCTATCAGAAGGAACAATTTTTTGTGTCTGAGCCCAAGTATTTCCAGTTCTTTTAAACACGTATGCGGAACCAGCAAGGCTTAGTGTATTTGAGCCTGCTGCGTCTTCATCTTCCTGTTCCGCACCAACAACAATGTAAGGATCATCAATTGCAACAGAACTACCAAACTTATCTGTTGTGGCTCTATCTGAGGCCACAAGTTTTTGCATTTGCGTCCAAGTATTCCCTGTTTTTTTAAAAACATACACAGAACCAGCACCACTAAGAGTATTAGAGCCCCCAACGTCATGGTCTTCTTGCGGAGCGCCAACAACAATGTAGTCGCCTGATATTGCTACAGAGTCGCCAAAATCATCGCCCAAAGCCGTATCGGAGGCTAAAAGAGTTGTGGGAGAACTAAGAGAGTTTATAATTGACTGTGATGTTGATGATGTTAATTGCTCAAGATTATCGACAACAAAACGCCCACTTTGTCTTGGTGATGTAAACTGCACAATATCAGATACGTGGCTGTAATTTCCTAGTGAATTTACTTTAATATTTTTTATATTTACAGGACTCTTCGCTAAAGGCTCTCTGAGAAAACGCGATGTAGCATAACTCTCATTAATTATTGGCACCTTCCCTGTTGTTAAGCCTGAAGCGTTAGGAGGAAGAACATATAATTTTTGGTCTTGCGCTAAAAGCCTAAAACCTTCAAACCGTGTAGTTTCAGAATCTTGTCCCTTATTTAAGCCAACATGTCGAAAAGCACTGCCACCAACAAACTTTTCTGTAAATGGAGACTGTAGCGTTACCTCTTTATCATCTCCATAAGCATCTGTGTGAAGGTTTGATATTTCTACACCTTTCTTAACTTTGCTAAAAATTTCGGCGTGATAATCTTTTGGGTCATCCAAAGAACTACTATAAAGACTAAAAGGAGAAACAAGATCAGAATCGTGGTCTTTGCTTGTGTGAGATATATCTGCTGGTGCAGCCCACTTCTTTTTTTCGTTTGGAATTTGTACATCTGTGCAATCCACCCTTTGTATTTCAGAGCCTGTAATGGCAATGTAAGTTTTATGGCTTGGCTTTGTTACACCAGCATAAAATCTTCTTTTTGAATTACCGAAGAAACTACTACCACCCTTAACTTCTCTTTGGTTTTCTACAGTAAATTTATACGGTCTAGTTAACCTTCTTGTTACATATGTTGAGCCAGAAACATTAGTATTTGCAATTCTTCTAATGATTTCTCGGTCCCTATCTACAACAACGTTGCCGGAAGATGTATCAGTTACACGCTGTGCGCGTTCCTTCTTCCAAAGGCAATTATCACCACTCTTTGCCTTTACCACTGTAACAACATCTGGAATGGCAGGTTTTACAAAGGTGGCATTCATATTTGAATTAGAACCATAAGTAATTGTAAAAGTTCCACCCGAGTCATGAGTTAGTGTCACAACGGAAGCCGTTCCATTGCCGCTGGAACCACCATCTGTTGTAACTGCTGCTGTTATTGCAACAGCGCCACTACTTGAGCCGTTAATTGCTGCAGCCAACCTGGTGGCCATTGTGCCGTCACCAGGACCTCCACTGGCCGAAACAATATCGTCGTTACCATCGCCTATGTTCATAGTAACATAAACAATTCTGGTGCTTGAGCCATCATTTAACGTTATTGTGGAGTTACAACCAACACGACCACTGCATGTAAAACCAAGACTGCTACCATCAACAGTGCCATCAGGTATTGTTATTGTTGTACTGCCAGTATAACCTGCACCAGACTCAGTGATTATTCTATCCGCATCAAATGGTGCGTGCCCATGTTGCCAGTCATAAAGTAATTCGTTTATACCTCTAACGTTACCTATGATTGTTGGCTCTTTAAGATTAATGCCTTGATATTTTGATCTGTATTTATTTCTCTCTAGGATGTGGCTTTCAATTACATTCTGAATGTCGTTAGATGATTCAACAGATGCTGGTATCAACTGATCAATCATAATCGAAAGGGAAGAATCAAGCCATTTGTAATACTCCATATACCTTTCAATGTCTGGTTCATTTTGTATTCTATCAAAAAACACCTGTCTTAGTTTTGACATTGCTTTATAGTCTTGACGGTATTTCTCGACAGGTGCTCCTATAAGATTACTAAAGTCGTTTACACCAGCAAAAAAGTTCATCATCTCATCAGAAATTGCAGAGTACATGCTCTTTTCGAAAGAATAATAATAATCTATTGGTTTTGTTTCTCTGGTGAAAGTTTGATCATCATTAAGATTAATCTTAACCATATCAGAACTTCGAACACTTTCAAACGCCTGCAATTTAGCAGCGCTATCCATCTCCATATCTACACTAGATGTGGTAGAGACAGCAAAATTTATTCCTTTTGCAGGATGCAATACTTTAGTTATTGCCCCAACCTTTCCAGCCCCAAGTCTATGTACATCGTTTAAAGAACCAGAAGAGACATCATTAATCCACATTTGTCCCGTTTTGTTAGAGCCTGTTAGATTTGAAAAATCCCAGTTTATAGCAAGTAAATCAATTTGAGGTATTTGAACATTTCCAATATTACTCAAAGGAAAAGACATCTGTGAAGGGCTCAATAAACCATACGAAGAAGGATCTATAGCGTGCCTGCGAATCTCTTCTTTGTCTAAACTTGTTAGCCAGTGCCTAAAGTTAGCAACTTTTACATCTGTTTCTTCTTGTAACTGATCATCGAAATCTTTTCTATGCGCACCTAGATAAAATCTTTTTGATGCAACACCAAAATCTTGAGTCGTTGAATTTACGCCACCTTGAAAATGACATTGCACTGTAGCATTTGCAATACTGTCGGCGGCTTCTGTTTCGCCAATGTCACCAACTATACTTTGCGTAAAAGTAATTTTTCTATTACCTGCATCGAAAGTAGCAATTATTTCTCCATTGTGACCAGAGGCTGCATTAACAGCATTCATCAGATTTGTATATGTGTTGGTTACACTACCGGCGTCAATAGTTACCGAAATGCTTCCTGCAGTCACTGATCCGTTACTATCAAACTCGTATCTTTTTGAAGTTCCCTGTGCCGAGATTAGATTTATGAAATTTCCATCTGCTGGAAGTTGATCACCTGAAGAGTTATATTGAATAAACGCACTTGCTGCCGTACCTGCCGTGTTAAAATCGCTTTGAACATGGTACTCTCTTTTTATAGCGTCACCTATCGACTCGCACGCTATTAATTCTATTTTATTTACAACTGCACTACCAGAAACATTAGAAGAAAAAGGTATATCAGAGCCAACTCTTACTGCTACGTTCCACCTGTTAGAATCGTACAAATCTACAATATATGGTGTTTCAATGGTTGAAAACAAATTGTTTCTACATTTTAAAACAAATTTAGCAGTCCTAGAATCGTTTGTATCCTTTGCTACATAAAGTTGAAAGTTAGCAACATCGTCTGATTCTGACGTCCAAGCCAAAAGTGACCCATCTGCTAAGTATTTTTCTCCAGTTTTTGAGTCTGTTTGACCAGGTGTACCTGTTTTTTTGCGTACAGTGTGGCATCCCATGATACTAGAACTTATTGGCGTTGAAAAATAAAATGGATGTCCAATTGCATATCTTGGAGGAAAGAAAACTTGAACTTGAGTTGTAGATCCAAAGTCTGAAAAATTATGTGCTTCGCTGACTAGTGTCCCTGTCACATATCCTCTGGCGTCTGCTAATCTATAGTCGCCTGTTAGGCCATCTATTGTTTGTATAATCGAAGAATCTGTGTGCGCTTCTGTGCTAAAATTTACATATTTAGTCCTTACAGATACAGGACTATAACCATTCTCAATTGGGTACTCCGAGTCTGTTGAATATAGATTTATTTTTATAAGTTCGTTATCTATACCAAAGCATCTAAATAAGTTTCTAAATGATTTTTCAGTTCCCTTAGACTTATAAATGGCTTCTAGATTGTTGTAAATGTTGTTGTATATAAAGTTTTTAACATCGGAAAGTTTCTGTTTAAACTCGTCATCTTCATTTCTGTTCAAGAATAAATTTATTGTTTCGGTATCCAAAAATAGTTCAGGAGTTACCAGGCCCAAGGATTCAAGTTTGATATCGTTAAAAGGGTGTGGTTTATTATCTAAACTGTGATACTTTCTCTCCGTGATAGATCTAAAATCTTTTATCTGCTGGTATAAACTGTCAAAATAACTCGCTACAATTTGAGTTACTTTTCTTAGTTGATTTCCATTTTCCCCGTCTTCATCAATAATCCAAGCGGGCATAGTATAATAAAGGCTAGAGTTATTATCTAAATCATATGCATACCCTTGTTCTTTCTTCGCGTCAGTAAAAGCAAGAACTTTAGGATGTTGCCTGTAGATGATTGGATCTTTAAACTCTTTAAATGAAGAAGAAGACTCGGTAATTGCTGAGCCATTATTCCTACCAACACCAGCATAACCAACCCACTGCCCATTTGTAAGCCTACCAGAGTAATCTAAAATAACATTATCTATCTCATTTACTCCTGTGGTACCCTCATTGAACTTATAATAAACTCCCAACGGTGTGTTCGCAACATCTTCATTAGAGCCTGCGCCAACCTGTGTGTTAAAGAATCTTCCGACTTCCTTGGAAGACCTTTCTTTCTTCCAAAACCTAAACTCGTCTAACGAGCCAGACAGTTTTCCGTAACCCAAACCTGCTGTACTCTGATGAAAGTCTCGATTTATTGTAGACAGCGTATTCTTACCAGTGGCCAATGCCCCTATTACTCCAACTATAGGCGTATTAAGTTCTCCGACTGCAGAACCTGTTAGGGTAGAAAATTTGGGTGTGCCGTCAATATAACCTCTAACTAAAACTGATCCTGAAATATTTTTAAAAGTAAACGCATAATGATGCCAGCCACCATCTTTAACTGAATTATATAAAGTTGAATCTCCAAAATTTAAGTTTTTGAATCCCGTAGTGCCCGACTGGTATGTCAAGTAAAATGGAGATTTTGAACCATTGCTCGAATCTAGTTCTATAGTCATGCGTCCGTGGCCTGACTTACTTTCACCTGTGCCTATTGTGTGCGCATCAAAGATTACCTCTCTTTGAGTTTTAGCAGTAACATACTCTGTCTTCTTCAGCCAAAACTCGACTGTGTTGCCTCTATTCCCATTGATTTCTAAATTAGAAGACCTAAAACTTGCAGTGCTATAAAAGTTGCCAATATTTGGGCCACCTTTTATATAGATGTATTCTTTTGTACCCGGATTTCCGTAAGACCCACTTGTGGTGCCTGAACTCCAGCCATTGCCGCCGGCTCGATTAGCACTTATTGTTATAAAACCTGTTGTTCTAGGGTATTCTTTTTCAAATAAATGAAGGTCAAAACCACTAGAGTTGTTGAAATATTCTTGCTTTTCTCTTAAAGAACCATCGTAAGGATATTCTTCCTGAATTCTTTTTATGCCTGCTTCATAATATTCTGCCAAAGAACCGAATACTGCAAAGTTGGAACCTGTAGTGTAATCAGTGTGCGCTTTAAAACTATTTTTATCTTTGATATAGGCTTCGACGTAACCAATAGACTCTACATCATCAAGATATTGAGTAAAATTAGCCAGACTAACAATGTCTTTTTTAACGTCTTTACTGACTCTATCGCCAAATAACCTTTTTAAACTCATCTTTATTCAACTCTAAATTTAAACTCATCTTTGTTAACTACATTTTGTCCATAACAATCTGTAGATATTTCTAGTGCGTACATGTATCCGGGCTCAAAAAGAGACATGTCTAACTTGAAATAACTTCCACTTGAATCGTAAGAAGCCTTCGTATGAGGTATACTGCCTGAACCATAAGATATAACCTCTGTATCATCTATAACCCTGTACGCTCTATAATATAAATTATATAGCACTTCGTTTGGACTTTTTCTTGTTGCAACAGAATAAATGTTTGGTTGAAAATCTTTTTTTCTAACGTTGACCCTGAGAGAGGGTTTATCACTTGTTTTGTATGCTGACTTTAAATTGCCGATAGATAAAATATAATCTTCGTCTGCATTATTGTATGGAAGTGGTTTATGGGTTTTTACTTTTATTGCAGAACCAGTAAACAATTGTACTCCAGCAACAGTACTCCAAACATCATAAACTTTAGTTGCAGATCCTGTATAGGCAAATGAAGCACTATACACACCTGTGTCCGTAGATAGATATGCAGATGCCCAATTCCTGTTGTTAACACGCACTCCTCCACCAATTGGAAACAATATCGGCTTTGCTGTGTTAGATATTTCATCATACAACCTTACTTTCATCAAAGTTTCCCCTGTTGATTGATCTGAGCCATCTGGTGAAGTTTTTAGAGCAGGTATATTACTTAAACCTTTTCTTGTATAGTTGTATATGTACAGTGTGTTTAAGTTTTCAGCACCTGTCGCTAGTGAAGAACTTTTGAAAAAATTAGATCTGTCGTCTCCAATCGATGAATTCCATCTAGCCTCTATATGAGGCCTCTTAAAAAAGAACTCAGTGCCTCTGGCAAAAAACTTTTTTGTATAGTATGATCTGTTACGCGAACCATCTTCATACGTTCCTGACATTTTTATTAATACACCGTAGTTTTCTCTATCCGGATCAACTGTTGACTCTGCCTCCAGCCATTCTTCAACTAGGGATGTGATATTAATTTCTATATCTTCGGTCCCTTTGTGCAAAAACTGTGAATAGTGTGGGAGATTTTTCCCGGCAGTATATCCAACTTCATGGAAATCTCCCCCAGTGTTGGTCCAGCGAGTTTTTCCACCTTGTTGCACTACAGTTAAAGTAAAGACGCTATTATCTAATACGCTCGATGGGACAGTTGAACCTGCTGTGCCGCCGTTTCCGGTGTTAGTGAGTCTGACTGTTGCTCCGGTTGAGTCTGAAGTGTCGTCTTCTGATATTGAAGCAGAAATATTTATACTCTGAGCATCTAGTGCTGTTTTTACTTTTTTGGCAAAATGTTTAACAGTGGTCAAACCACCAGCAGATATATCTACTTCTATTTCAGTTCCGTCAAGACTAGGTGCTGATTGTGCCCCGTCATGATCAAACCAAAAATTGTATATGGCGTTGGAGTTGTCTCTTAAAACAAAATATTTTCCATTATAATCTGCTTTTGTGGTGCTAATAAATTTAATGTCTGTAATATCGGGCACTTTTGTATCGTTGGCAAAAACCCAATTTGAAACCATTTCATCAGAATACTCTTCCATATCCAAGCCGCTGCCCTCAGACCAAGAACGCGATATAGGCAAAATCGCTAAAGAATAATTTTTTGGCAAAGATTGTCCGTGCTCCGCATTAAAGATTCTAAGAACAAACTTGACACTACCTGACGCTGGTATTGTTGCTGCATCTCTGTCTGACTTTATTTTAGAGACAGGGAAATTTATTAACGCTCTAGACTTTTCCACGGAGCCTGACGAGGCTTGTCCGTAAATTGAAAAAACTTCAAGAATGTCAGATTCACCAGAATTGGAACCTGTGCCCCTAACAGATAAATTAGATTTAAAAGCATTTGTAATCGTATTGTCAGCATTAGCAAAATATCTTTTAATAGTCATTAAATTGCTGTCCCTGTTATATCCTTGATTGGAAATTTGATTTCGTATACGTGATCGAAAGGTAATGTCAATGTTCTACCATCTATACTCAAATTGTCATTTATGATAAAAGTTATATCAGAGTATGGTCCACCTTTTTTGTTTGAGACAGTTACGTCTAATACATCTACAACTGAATCTAGGTTTCCGAGGATATTGTACACATCATTTAAATACAACCCTTCTCCGATTTCTGGGTGTATCCTAAAATATTCTTGAATTTCTCTATTGCATTGTAACACTGTTTCTGCCTTATTGGCTGTCGGGGCCACTAAAATTTCATAATTAATACCTAAATTAACTATTTTAGCATCCATTATATCAAATGTATCGCCCATCATTTTATAAATTTCAATCCAATTTTTAAGATTATTCTTTAAAGTAATATTACTATTGATTAAACGTTTATCGTGATCTTCTGATATCACGTAAAGATTTATATTTCTTTTGAAAGAATCTCTATCAACATCAACTCTACATCTCTTTACTGCACCAAACTTTGAAGGCATTGCATAAGCCATGCTTACATAGTCTTGTCTTGTGACTGCCCTGTTTTGTGTTGAAAAAGAATTTTTGGCTCTAATTTTAATATCAGTCTCTGTAGGTATGGCGAGGTCACCGACAACCGGTTCTTCATTGAAGACTTCCAAAGAACGTCGTACTGTATTAAGTTTTGCTGCATCTAATGTTGCTTCGTCGTCAAATTGTATTCTAGACTCGACCACTTTAGTTATTGAACCTGCAGGCGCATTAGAGACCTCGACGTCATCTGTTCTTAATTTTACCGACAGTGTTGTATTGGCAGGAGAGATTCCCATCTTATCTGTGGTCGTGAAATTTGTAGGATCTAGATAAGTGTTTGAAACATAATTTTTCCCAAACTGATTTAGCACAACGCGAGAAGGATCTAAGAAAGATCCAGATAATATTTCTTCATCACTGCCTTGACCAAATTGAATCTCTACGTAGCCAGGGAAGAATTCCGTCATAAATCTTCTTGGGACCGAAAAAGGTTTTATTATATTTTTTACTCGATTTCTATCTTTGTTTCTATTAGAAACGTCTCTGTATATAACATCTTGAGAAAGATGCTCTACTTCATAATACCTATGGCCTTCTGAATCTTCAACACTGATTACTTCTGAAATATTTTCGGCCTCTACTGTGACTTTGGCAAACCTTTTAAATATTCCTACATCCACAAACTTTTCTTCTATAAAGCCAGATCTGACTTGTCCTGTTGCTTTTATGGCATATTCAGTAGGTGCTCCAGTTGTTGGATCAACCGTGGCAACAACAACTAAGTTATTAGAGTTTTTAAAATCAACATTCTCCATTAAGGAAAAGCGACCGCCACTTTCACTAGCGAAACTAGTTCCCTCTAAAGCAACAGGCGCATATCTTAAATCTGGGGCGTTGTTTGCAGAATTAACTGGTACAGTTATGTAAAGATCAACAATTCCGAAAGATGATATAGACTCGGAATATTTATAACCCATATTTTTAGATAAACTTATTATATTCTCTTTTTCTATTGCAGTATCTAAGAAACTTTCGTTTGCTTGATAATCTAAATAGAAAGACAGTACATCTCCCACATAAGCAACTGAGTCTAACAACAAAGAACCAAATGACGCTTCGTTAAAATCTTTATACGTATTGGGATAATACCTTTTTGCATGTTCCACCAACGAGTTTTTAATAGAATTAAAATCTCTGTCAGTGTATCTAATTGGAATATTTCTTTTTTCGGACATACCAACAAACCTCAGTAATAAATAGTTATCTATTGAATTTTGGATCGATTGAAAGATTCAATATTTCATCTGTAGATATACCTGCAATTGAATATGTTAATTTAACCTGCATTAAATTTTCATTTTGTGCTTCAGTCATCCCTACTTCGACAAGTTGTATTTGTACGAAGGGCATATAAATAGAAACTTGCTCTATTATTGCAGATTCTAGTCTTGCCAAAGTAGTGCTTGACCCCTGATCAAAAAGATAGTTTCTTAGGCCAACGCCAAACTCAGGATCCATCACTTTTTCTCCGGGCGCTGTTAGTATTAAATGTTTTAAATTTTGTTGCGTATTCTCTTCTATAGTTCTAGTTGCTTGAAATCCCTCTACCTTATTAATGTTTAAAGGTAGTTTTGGCGCTATACCATACATAATTTTACCCCCTTATTCTAAATCTTCGCACATACCCATCGGCTCTTCTGGTGGCTCTTCTGGCTTTTCTTCTGGACATGGTTGATCTTCGCAACCATTTTCTCTCTTTAATCTAGCATGCTCTTCGCCAGAAAGTTCCCCAACAGACAACGCTAACAAACCTGGCGGACCCATAAATTGGCCATACCTTTCGGACTTATCTAGAGGAATTGGAACACCTGGCAAAGGAAATAGATTAATAAAATGTTTTGCTGGCGTTATCATATTCTTTGCTGTTTTGAAAAAGTTTATAAATGGTGGCCACGGTGAAAGTGCTATAGAAAATATTATATCTAGAGGAAACATCGTGGCCGGAACATAAGTTTTACAAGCCTGACCTTTTCTTATTCCAAAACCATTGTTAAGTTTGTTTCCTTTGTATTTAGGAGAAAATCCTGACCGCATGGGTACACCTAATAATCCTGGCCTTAATCCAGACTTCATAGAACAAGGGTCTTCCATGTACTGTTCTTTCATATCTTTATACCCAGGATCAGCAGTTTCGGCTACCTGTCTTATTGCTGCAAAAGCAGCCTGCGGAATCATCTTTGCCAACTGCTTCCAAATCATTTTCCATATATCGCCTATACCCGGCTCACCACCGCCCATGTTATCATTCATGGTTGCCATTGCATTTTTAGGCAAATTAAAACCTGTAGATGCAACAATATCATTCATCAAAACTATGTTTTGAACTATAAATAGTTTTGTTGCTGTCAATAATTCTTGTGTTTGTGCTTGAGAATCAAAAATTAAAACATTTTGCATTAAATGCATAGCCGCATAACGATCTAAAGGAAAAAGAAAATCAAACATCAACCTGTGAGGTTTCATTATCTCTTCTGGGGTGTTATTTTCTTGCTTTTTCGTGTCTTTAATTTTCCAACACTTAACGTATGAAGCCTCGTCCTGATCTTCTCGCTTAGGTTTAACCTCCATAGACAGAAGATCCTCCAATAAAGAGTCCTCATATTCTTCGAAAAGTCCTCGATTAAAGAAGTTTTCGATATTTTCGAAGAAATTATCAGTTACAGCATCTCTAGGAGACAAAGTGTTTATAGTGTTTTTTCCTGTCCTTTTGCGTAGCAAATCTGAAAAACATTCTATAGGCTTTGCAATTTCATCTATTGGTATAGAATAAACCAGATTATCCATTATTTCAGTTGTAACTGGAGCCATCATAAAAGATGTTTCATCGGCTATTTTAGAAGTGTGTGCTTTCGTTATTTTTAAAGCGTTTTTATAAAATATAGAACTTTCATTCAAACTGCCTCCACTGTAAACTGGTTCAGGATCTACATGTCCCAAAAAGCATCTTTTTTTAGTAAAAACGTTTCTGTTTGATGCTAAGCCAAGTCCAGAGTTCACGGGATCAAATCTAAGGGTTTGGTTCTCTTCTACTGCAGGAAATAAATCTCCATATATTTGTGACGGCTTTATTGTGTTTATTTTTGTAGCATCAAAACCTGTCTGTTCTTCTCTCTTGACTTTGTGACCAAACATTAATCGATAGCCAATTTGTAAATTTTCTTCAAGATGATTTACTATTCGTTGCCTTCTAGAGACAATGTATTCATCTTCTACAAGATAATTTGAGTTAATTGTTGGCTGATTTAAAACTCCTGGAGCGTTTCTATTTTCTGTTATTATTTGTCTTGGTATAACGCTGGGGATAAATACTCTAGAAATATAATAATCCAAAACGTTCTTTTGAGCGAAATCAGTTTCTACATACTTGGGGGTACCATAACCTCCGAAGGATATTTTTCCGTTGGTTTTCCATCGCCACCAGGCGGCGCGATTATGAGCGGGCCAGAAGTCATTAGGATATTCCACTGATAAACTTGCAAATCTTAATATATTGTGGACTTTTTCGGTTCTTTCATCCATATCTCTATCGCTGAGTCTTATTCGATCTGGACTTTTTCTAAAGATAACTCTGTTACCTGGTAGCCCCATTCTACCGGTTGACGTTTGCCAACTGGGATCGTTAATGGGCCAATAAGTTTTAAGTTCTGCAAATTCTAGCAAACAATCAATAAATATTTCAATTTTTCTGCGCAAAGGCAGTGACCTAGCCTCCTGACTAAGGTTTGAGTTTTCTGTAAAAGCCTTTGCAAACCAATAATAATCTTTTATGTTGTCTCCAAAATTTCTTCCAGCATAAGTGTTATATTTTTGTATGGCGCTATTTTCTGGAAAGATACTGCTTGGCTGTCTTGGCCAAGTAGTGCTTCTTTGAAATTCCGGCAGTCGTGATTCCCAATCAGAGGTTTCTGGATCTGAAGGGTTATAATACCTGTTTTTATAAGCAAAATATGTCGAGTGAGCAGGCTGTATTCTTCTGTACGCCCTGTCGTAAAGTTGTTCTTTAGTAACACTACCTGCCCTGTAAAAACTATCAAATTCTGTAAATGATGTTCTGCCGCCTTCGGACATCTCTCTAGGTGTATCGTATGGACTTTGACTGATTTCACCCTCCTCTGCAATCACGGTAACGCCATCGTTCGCATACACTGTTTCTTCGATTGTGAAAGAATTTCGATCTCTTACTCTTGACACACCTCTCAAATATGGTCTTTGCCAGTGAGTTTCGTTTGTTGTAATTCTTGTTGCGCGAACGCTTCCATCATCATTTGTTAATCGTCGAGCAGACATTGGTGCTTCTGGGTCATCCGATGTAGAGGCGACAGGTGCTAAAACAACATTAGTTGCCCCTGTTGTGAGTTTGCCGGGGTCGCCGTGACCAGTCATCACCAATCTTTCTCGATTTGAATTTTCGTAACGAGCGGCGATTCCCAAATCATACATAATTTGATATGCTAAACAGTTTTCATCTCTGATCTGATGGAGATTAGGGTGCTCCGATTGCCACATACTTTCTTTGTGTGGAACAGTTTTTGTTGGTTCTGGGGGCGGTACTACAGCCGGTGGTATACCGAGTCCAACTTCGGGCTCGGGTTGCTTAAGAGAATCAACTAAGCCAGTTGTTTCAATAGCAGCGAAATATTGCGTCAACAAACTTAAAAAGACATGTTCTATAAATTCATATTCTGCAAAATTTCTATCTGCAGTTGCTAGCGCAGAATCAACCAATTCTTCATCTGAAGCCCTGTTGGGTTGTCCATAAAGTAAGTTTATTAGATCTTCTGATGAAAGATATTCTGAATAATAATTCGCGCCTGTTGTATCTAAACTTGGAATTTTTCTATATGTATATTGTTGAAGAGTGCTAGATTCTGTATAATTTTTAACCTCATTGTAAATTGAGGAGAATTGTTCGAAGTTACCAATTCTATAAAATTTTTCAATCCAGAAGTGACCAGAGTTTATTTTTTTGTTTATAGTCTCTTCATCAAAACCTTGAAATCTAAATTTATCTCTCAAGTTTGGAAGCATCAAACTTGCTGGAACTTCCGCTACATCTCCAGCACCATAAATAAAGTCTCCAAAGTTACGGTCATCTACAACTGTTCTTCCTCTTGGTAAATTGCCATAATCTTCAAAAACTCCGCGCAGCGATTCTGATAATAGGTTTTCTCTTCTTCTTTGTACTACAACTTTTGGATAATTTGTTGCGCTTGGTATGTGCTTTGCATTTTTTGCTAAGTCGTTATAAAATTTTTCTTTGTAAGAAGAACTATCATTTTCAAAAACTCTATCAACAAAATCTACCATTTTCTTCATGTCTAAGTTTCTTAAAACCATCGACTCTAGTGCTTCATCGTTGTCGTCAATGTTAGTTAATCTTTTCAAGATAGAGAATATTTGATTTCTAGTTTTTCTTTCTACTAAAGCATTTTTAAAGTCATTAGAAATTGTATCAACAAGATAATCCATTACGAATCTTTGATCAAACATTCTTTCAGCACCGAAACTTGAAAACATGAATATACCTTTTAGCATAATCTCTAAGCCTGCCATAGTAACATAAACCTTAAACAAGCCTGATATCATTGCATCTTCATACGGACCATTTACATTAAAATCTCGGTCTACCGGATCGTGTTTTATTTTTGCAACTTCTGTTTTGTATCCTTGCAAAAATTCTTGCACCATCTTTTCAAAATCAATTGCTTTTTTATTTAATATGTAACAAGGAACCCCGTCTACATCACTGACAAAGTACAATCTCGTTAAATCATCTTTTAATTGTAAAAGTTCATCGTAGTTAAAATACTTTGATTGTTTTATTATCTGCGAGATAGAGAAATTAATAGAATCAGAAACTGAAGAATATAACGGGTTGTTAGACAGTCTGCTTTCTAGCAATTGTTCTGCTAACTCTCCAGTTAAAACCTTGTTGTTTATTGCCTCAAGGCCATTTATCGTTCTAAACTGGCTAAAAGCGTCGTCAACCAGCGTTTGATCTGGGTTTGCGATATATCCTTGGATTGCTGGCCTTATATTAGTGTTGGTGGGAGAACCGTGATCATTGTAAGTATCAAAACTATTGTTTTGAGAACTTTCATCTCCAAGGCTCTTATATTTTTCTATCAGTATCTCGGCAAAACCTCCTGGTCTCAATAGTTTGTGCTGGTGTATGGTAGATCTAACGTCTAATGACTCTTTTCTAAACTGCTGATATTCAGGCTTTAAATCTTCGCTATACACTCTGTTAAAGTAAGACCTATTACTCCTAAACACACTTGGTATGTTTGAGTATGAAAACCTATAACAGTCTTTTGCTTTAAAACCCCTCTTAAAAGGCAACTCAGAATACCCCACAGAATATCTAGCCGGTACGTTTGATGTTGATTCAATTCTTGTTGGTTCTCCTCTTACGGGTTCTGTCATCAATCTAACATGCAATTCTCTTACATTATCTGCAGATCCAGGGAACTTTCTTGTAATTGTTGTTTGATCTAACTTTACGATACTTTTTAATTTAGCCATTATGTCTGGATCTTGTATTTGATATTTTTGCACGTATCCTATAACGTATTTCTCTATTAGTTCACCAAACTCTTGCACTTTTTCAAATTGAAGTTCACCCTCGTCCTCGTTGCTAGGTATTAACACATCTGGATAAAATTCATTTCCTTCCGCGTCTTCCTCTTTGTCTTCGGCCTTTGTGACATAAAATCTCATATATTGTCGATCATTCTCCGGAATACCCATTTCATCAAAAAAATCATTTGCCTCTGCTAGTGTGCTTGGATCTGCATCTATTTGATTATCGTTTTCGTCAAGGTACTCAACATTACAAGGCTTAAGTTTATGTATCTTTCTCGCAGTAAGCGGCGGGTCTTGTTGAAGGTTGTCAACCTGCTTAAGATAAAAAACATACATTGTATAGTCTAAAGCATTAAATCTAGGTTCGCCTGGTTGAACCAATTTGGTTGATCTAGACATTAGTAAATTTGGAAACGCTGCTATTTCTACATCAAAATATGATTTGATATTATCAATTAAAGTCTCAACCGACATCTTGACTAACCTGTCGTGCATCGGATTGTTGTACGGCCCCGGAAGACCGGCGTCTTTAAGGTCGTTATAATTTGTACCTGGTATCAGGCCACTTAGATCGCCCGTTCTCGCCAAGTCCTTCATGATGTCTCTTCTCTCTGCTGCTTTCTTTAATTCAGCAGCAATTTCCTCTGGAGATGCTCCAACATCATCTAATAATTTTCTTATATCTCTTTCTCCGCCTTGACCACCTCCTTGACTATCGCCAAAACCACCACCAGTAGTTCCATCTTCAGGAGGACAAAGATCATTTGCTACAATCACATCATCTAATTCTTTAATCCTAGCACACATATTGGGATCAACAACTTGCCCTAAAGTTTGAAAGAACATAAAAACATCTTCTCTTGTCGATAAGACAGACGCTAAACTGGAAGAAGTTGCCTGTATAACGTTCAGTACAACTACTAGCACCTCTTCGCTTGCTTGGCCTTCCAACAAGGAACAAAGTTCATACGGAGTTAATACAAGACTTATTTTATCTAAAAGAGTAGCAACGGAATCTTCTGATTCACTGTTAAGAACTGAGGGTGGTAATCCCATATTTTTCAAAGTGTCTGCTGTCTTTTCGTATAGACTTGCTTTTTCTTCAGCGTTAGCAAAAGGATTGTCTTCATTCTTTTTGTTGATATCAGATAAGGCCATCGCACCAAATTTTAGTAAATCAGCACAATCAGGTAACCTTATAGAATCTAAAATCATTTTAATAAGTGCGCACAAAAATGCCATAATCATATCTGCTATCAGAATTTTTATTTGAGGTATTATAAACTGTAATGGGTCAAAAGATGGCATCTTTGGAAGTTTTGGTAGTTTCCAATTAAACTCAAAATTCCAAGGACCTATCATTGGAACACACTTTAAAAAGTCACAAAGTATATAAGACATGTTCCATCTATTTAAAAACTGATTCCACATCTCTTCTATGTCGCAAGGAATCTTGCCAAAATCAGGAACTAAATCTGCTGTCACAATTGATCCGCCTTTTTGTTCGAAAAAAGTAGATTCCATAAGTGAATTTACGTTTCCTTCAAGCAACTTTGCAGCCTCTTCAAATTCCTGAGCGGCTGTTAGTAAACTTCCAGGATCAAAATTTATTTTTAAATCAACTAGAGGTTCTGTCTTTTGATTAAAACTAAAAGATATTATTGGCCAATGATATTTGGCAAAAAACTCAACCGCAGGAGAAGATATTAATTCAACACAAGGATTAACAGTAGCCACCTCGCTTGCCATCTCATCAAGCGATACTAAATAGCCCATAATTGTCGGTGAAGTAAAAGGCTCCTCACTATTAAAACTTGGTATACCAGTTGTTAGTTCTTCGACCTCTCCAGATGAATGTAGATAGTTTATTTTAATAATTCGATATCCAACAATGGTGCCGAAGGTTGGACCCTGTTTTGGTCGCTCATCTAGGTTTGGAGACAAGTCTTCGTTTTCTGGTATTGATGCTGGAATATTTTTTCTAACCGGTGCAAAGAATATCTCTATTTTGTCACTTGAAAGAGGGCTTACAAGTATAGAATAACCATTTGCTGCCATAAAACCACCAAGCGCTACTTGAACTGCTGCGAGTCTGTCTGCTTCGCTTTCAGGGTTAAAGTACGGTGTAATTGCATCTTTAGGCTTTTTGAAAGGAGACGCTTTTTCTACTCTAGGTTTATTTTTTAGTCTGAATTCTTTAATATCTGGCGCGAATGCCCTTATCTTTTCTGAAACAGCCAGTATGTTTGGTACAAAATTGCTTAACTTGTACGTAACCCTCACTGGATTTGAAAGCGCCAATTGCATTCTTTTTGATGCCATATCTGCTGCTTGGGATGCTGCCCAGGCATCGTTACCAGGACCACCAAAAAACCCTCCTCTTCCAGATGTTGCGTCGGCCCAAGCATTTTTTAATGCATTTTTTCCAGCCTGTTCCAGTTTTCTCTTTTGACCTTTAGCCCACTTATCAACAGAGTCTTTAAATCTTCCAGCACCATCCCTCAAAAAGTCGCTTGTAAAAGGTTTTTTTAAGTCATTAACTATAAAATCTTTGGCCTTGTTGAACCCATCTTCTGCCTCGTCTAAAGCATTACCAATTGCTTCATAGGTTGCTGGGTCTGCTAAGTTTACAGTGCCTCCAAGACGCCCTCTTTTGCCACCCCTTATTAAATCAAAAAGATCTCTTCTTATTGAAATCTTAATAGAATAAGTTGAACTAGGCCTAAAAGTTGGGTACATGATTTCTGTTACTGATGCAAATATCGGGGTAGCACCTGGCGTAAGATCTTGTCCAAAGAGAACATCAATCTTTTCTCCGTTTAACTGTTCGTTTAAATCCATCCTATCCACCGTAAAGGTGAATCTCTGATTTTGCCTAAACCTATCTGATCTGTTTTGATATTGAACTATTTTTTCATACTGTTTTCTTTCATAATCTCCATCGTCACCTATTAGTTCATATAAGGCGTCCAGCCCCTCTGTACGTGGCGCTCCATCAACAACCCAAGTTGTATCTTTGCCATAAAAATCAAAAACATTCAACACAGCCTCGCGAAACAATCCGCCCAACTGACTTTTTATATGAGAATCATCAGTCTGTGTCCCTTGTGGTCTTCTTACTTTTGTCACATAAGCGTATTCCACAAACCTTCCTACAATCTTTGGAGGTTCTTGTTTTTCACCGGTCGTTTCAAAAGCCCGGTGCGCCATATTTAATTCTGTTTCTGCTAGTTTTTGAAACTCTGGAGATTCTAACAATTGCTTTGCTGCTTGCATGAATCCATTATCTAACATAACAAGGTAAGTTGGCTCTCCAAATTGTCCCTGTTCTGTAATAAACTCTCCTGGTGCGTCTATTCTAAGGTCTCCAATTCTTGCGCCACCAAGAGGATTTTCAAAACCTTCAATTGTCCACCCTGCTTTTTCGTAAATTTCGTCTCTATGATTCTGTTGCCATCTTCGCAGTGCTGTTTCAGTTATAATATCAAAAGTGGAATTAACCTCAGTAATAGAGCCAAGGCCCAAATAATACTTGAGTATTTGAATTATTAACCCACTAGGGCCTCTTTTCGGGTCGATTACCTGTTCTCTTCTGATTGGCAACTCAAAAGTAAATTCGGTGGCCTGTGTGCCTCCTTCAAAATTGTAATCATAAACTATAACGTATTTTTTCTTACTCATAATAAACTAATTTAAATTGTTATAAGAACTTCTTATAGAAAGTTCACCACCTGCATCTAAGTAGGTTTTTGATATAGTTTCTAGTTGCCACTTTTCCGCAAACGTAGAAAAAGCATCCAAAGATATAAGTTTTGTTAAAGATGATATACAAACAGGCAATGCAGTTGGAGAAGGCATAGTTGGCGCTCCTGGTGGAAAACTCTGTGGGTGGAAGTGTGTTGCCAAAGCCATATCAACTTCTGCCAAATTCATTATAACAGAAGAAAGCGTTCCTATCGTTTTGTCTAAGGCATCTGACATTTCTCTCAACATCTCTACAAGATTGTTTCCTAAAATCATTGGTTGTAAATTGCTATCATCATTACCTGCGATCAGGTCAATTCCGCGAGCATTTCTAGAACTAGTGCCACCTTGAGAATTAGGTAGTTGAGGGTGATGTGTTACTAGTTTTATCCCTGAGTCTCTGGCGATAATTCGAATTGCATCTGACTTCATCGCAATTGCGGACCTTGCTTTCATGTTTCCCACTACACCGTCTGCCAAACTAAAGTTAGAATCTACATCTGTTTTTTGAGATATATAAATTCTAGCCGCATCACAAACCTGCTTTCCATCGCCATTAAGTGCATATCCAAATATAGGAGATGCTTTTACCAAGTTACCTTCTCTGTCATGGGATTGAGGGAATGGAGACATTCTTCCTACCACTATATCTATTGCACCCGCTTGAGTGTGACCTAAACCAGGCCCATATCCAGTTGAAATACCTGCAGGGCGATCTCGCCCTAAGACTATCCATGTGTTGTTTTTGCCACTTACGACCACATCAGACGAAATCTTTTTAAATTCTGGAACAGGCTCTGGGCAAGGCCTGTCCAAAAGTCCTGAGTTAGATGCTAATTGTGCTCTATCTAGTTCACCCCCCAGCATGCCTGATCTATCAATATTGGCTTTTTCTGTGGTTGTTGTCTCTACTGGTGCTGTTCCTGGTTTATCCGCAGGCGATCCCACATCACTTGATTTAAAATCTACACTACCTAACCCTAAATTGTTAGGATTTAAACCGTCAGGTAAGCCCAAGTCTGCTTTCGCTGCATCAAGTATGGAGCCTGCATCGGAAATAACATTTCCCACATCAGGTGTAGATGATGCTCCGCTAGGAATATTTCCTTCGGGACTTGAAGTATTTTCGGTCTCCAATCCAAGACTCTTACCTCTGTCTGATAAGATAGATTCTTTTGAGCCTTGCGTTAAATCTAATGGAGTTGGTTCAGGTGCAGGATATGTTTCAAGACCACCCTGACCATAAAATAAATTATTCCCGCGCAATTGCTCTAGAAAACTTTGCGTCTCATTTGCGTTTGTGGGCCTATCTGGCATACGAGTGCCGGAATACGGTCTTTGCTCCGTTGTATTAAATGTTGGTGCTGGACTTGCTTCAGATCTGGTGATACTACCTAAAATTCTTATTTGCAAATTATTTGTAGAGGCAGCCCATTCATCATACTGTTCTTTATTGTCAAACGTTAATTCTTCTAATTCCTCCCCAGTATCTGCATTTATAACTTTAACTATATATGTTGAGTCTGTTGGTGTACCAGTTCTTTCTATTCCTGCGCTTCTAGGGGTGGGTGGATTTTCACCATATTCTGGTTGTTTAATCTCTCGACCATCACCTTGATTGTCTAATTTTAAACTTTGTCTCGGGGGATCAATCCTTGGCGCGATATTAGTTCCTGACGGTGCTAACGATTGCGTGTGCGTGGGCTTTAATCTAACTAATGCTAATCTATTAATATCTACCATATCAAGTTACCAAAACTTACTTCATAATTATAAACCATTTACTTTTTAGTTTTGTTAATATTAACAAACGGTCTCCACTTGCCACCAACAGACTGAAAATCATAATCATCTGTTGGGTATTGATCTTTGACCTGGGTTGAAATTAACCTTTCTGGATCGTCACTACCAAGAGGATTACTCAATCCTAAGCCCAATCTAGCAAAATCGAAATTATATCTCAAATCTACTCTGTTTCTCTGTACCATCCAGTGATGAATTATATGTTGGTTGTCCATAGGTATTCCTCTTCTGGAACATATGTCGCCTATCAAAGAGCCCAGTGCAGAGTATTGAGCGTTTGTATACATGCCTTCACCACCATATTTTCTATTTCCAGAGCGTGTATCCATAGCAGCCTGAAGGTCTATACCTATAGACCGCATGTTTATACTATTAGGATTCCAGGGCTGATCGTTGTCTCCTGCTGCATGACTTACAGAATACGCTTCGGGAGTAAGCGCGTACACTGTTCCTTCCTTTGTTACATAATAGTGGCTACCTATATTAGATCTCCCTATAGATTTTCTACTTTGATCGACAAAAGAACGAACTGCGCTTTCACCAGATCTCCAACCATAACCTCCGTCATGTAACACAATTAAATCATATGAAAATCGAGCGGGCTTTTTCATTCGTCTGGCTGTTTGTCCATAATAAGTCATGTCAGAATTTAAAAAGACACCATCATCCAACTCTCCGTTATCTCCACCAGTAATAGAGGGAAAGTTACCCATTCTTTGAACCAACCCACCAGGTGAGCCTGCGCCACCAGCACCAAAACCGCCGAGTCCGCCAAAGCCACCTCCGCGTCCAACGGCTCCGATACCAAGACCACCAAGACCGCCGCCTGGTGCACCACTAGAGCCCGGAGAATGCGGAGGGGGAAAAGCAGCCTTTGCGCCAACCGCCGCTGCGCTAGGCTTAGTGCTATTAGATGCTGATGAATTTTTTGCATCGTCTGCAAAACTTTCTATGAAGCCAAAATTTGTACCTTTAAATTTAACTCTAGCAACTTGACCAGTGCGATAAATGTTAGCCGCAGAAACAGAACCTTGATCAAATATTTCGTAAAATCTACTGAGCATTGTAAAAGGTACCATTTCAGGATCTAACATAGACAAAGATCCTCCTTCCGCTACCCCATAATGAAGAACCACTGCCACATTTTCTAAATTTCTTGCCTCTTTTCGAATATCGCCCTGCGCTGACATGATGATTCCTGCTATTTTTGGATCTGGGATGTTGTGAATACCCTCAAAAGCAAATGATTTAAATATAAGTGCCCTTCTCTCTCCTGATATACCATCGTCTTCTCTTTGGCCTTTTGCCATCTCGCTGGTCAAAGATGTAAGCGCTGATATAGGCTTTTCATTATCATCAACTACTATTGAATTAAAATTTAATTTTGAATCATTAGAATCAATGTCAAAGAATCTTCTTACAACTCTGTCTGATGGCTTTTCTGCTGGCATACCTAATCCTCCGAATGTGAATTTATCATATCGAACAATTCATCTCGTTCTTCGTCTGATATGGAAGTATCTTCTTGAGTTGCTGTTTTTTTATGGACTAATGTTGCAATTTTAACTAGTTGTTCGTTTGACCTTTGAAGGGTTTCTAAATATTTTGCCGCAACAATTCCGACCTCTCTGTGTCTGTCATCGCCAATTTGCATATACTTCATCAAACTCATTAGAAGAGTTTTTGTAGCGGCTCTATCTTCTTTGACGTTTCTAGTTGCTTCTGAAATTAGATCTTTTACATCTGACATATAGTAATTATGAATTAATTTAATTTATCACCGCGATCATATTTTATAATAAAATACTTATACCGTTCTCTCATTTTATTCAGGGTGTTGACAATTTGCTTTGTTTTAAGTCCGGTAATTTCTCTGAGATACAAATAGACAGCCTTTTTGTTCAAAATATCAATCTTATCAACATTGTCTAATAAAATTTTTACAGCGGCTAGTACTTTTTTTTCATTCTCTTTAACAAAGAGGTTCGAATCCTGCCATCGCTCTACTTCATTTTTTAAAGAAAGCCAGAACTCTTCTCTAGATCTTTTTTGTAAATAAGTATAATCAGTGTAAACCAATCTTTCATGCATATTTTCATGAACTATATCATCATAAGGGATCTCTCTTTTTGTTCTTGTGGAATTCTTTTTAAATTTGTGTATAAACCAATGTTTCGTAATTACTGAAAAATAGGAAAAAGCCTTTGACCCTCGGTTGGGGTCGTATTTGCTTAATATTGTTGTTAACCAAACTTTACAATCTTCTTTCAAAATATCAATGTTTGGGATATTTGTAAACTTGTAAGTATAAATAATTTTATCTACCATCTCACTGAAAGCAGGCTGGATAAATTCAATGTACAGTTCTTCTCTCTTTTTTGAGCAATCGGTAAGACAATATTCCACTATCGCTTCTTCATGTACGCTGGTAAAATAATAATTCTTTTTTGCTTTTTTATCTCTGGGCATCTTCTTCCATCACTGGCTCCTCCTCCGAAGCCAAAGTTAATAAATCTTCATGTGCCTCTATTTCCTCCAGCACTTCTTTTGAATGAGCGATCATTGCCTGAAGTGTTTGATCTCCATAAAACATTTCTGACTCATGTATTAGTTCTACATGCTCTCTAAACTTAGATAAGATTTCTTGCAAAGTGCCCAAGTTTACAGATACAATGTATAACTTTCGAGCAGCCATGCCAGCGTATACAAGCAAAAACAAATTTGCTAACAGAGAGGCAGACAATATTGCTGTTTCATACATTATCTGTAAGATTCCTTGAGTTTTTGTTTCTCTTTTTTAAGTTCTGCTTTAGAATCTTCAATATGCTTTTTAACAATATCACCTGTTTTTTCCTTAAAGTTATCTTTGTCTACTTTTTTACTGATATTGGGTACAATTTTACCTATTTTGTTTGACTCACAATATATACAATTCTCTTGCGAATCATTCATACCTATAAAAACCTCAAAACGTTTTCCACAAGAAAAACACTCATAATCGTAAAGTGGCACGTTAATCACTTCCAACTGTATTTTCTGATTCTTCGATGTCATATTCATCTTCTTCGTTATCAGGTGTAACGGGCGAATTTTGAATTACAGGCGGGTTTTGTACAACAACTTCCTCTTTGTCGTTTAAAACTAAATCAAACTCCTTCAAAATAGGCACAATGTCTACTTGGTGCATTAAAGAGTTTTGAAGTGCCAGCATTATGGCTCCTAGTGCCTGATCAGATAATTTCATTATATTAGTCCTCCGGGTGTGTATGTTTAAAAATAAAACTTATTAGTTTTCTAATAGATTCTTCAACACTTTCTTCATTTGTGTTAATTATAAGATCCGCATTAGATGGTTTTTCATATGGATCTGATATACCTGTAAAATTACGTATTTTATTCGGATCATCATCTGGCAATAGAGCCCTTTTGTATAAACCTTTAGGGTCGCGTCCCACAAGAGTGTCTAGGTCACAATCTACAAAAACTGTTTTTGCCAACGAATTGTTCTCTAGAACTTCTTTTCTAATATCATCATAGGGGTTGATGGCAGACATGATGCAAATAACATTATTTCTAGAAAGTACTTTACCAACAAATGAAAGTCTTCTGATATTTGTGTTTCGATCTTCTTTTGAAAAACCTAAATCTTTACACAAACCCTCTCTGTACTCATCGCCGTCTATAACCTCTACGTTATAACCCATCTCTTTGAGTGTTCTTTGCACTCCAAAACCAATAGTTGATTTTCCTGCTCCACTTAAACCAGTCATTTGAATAAAAATTCCTTTCATCACACAGACTCCATTAAATGTTTTCTAACTAGATCATGAATGGAAGGATCGACATTTTCTTTCCAGGCGTCACTGTTTTCAACAATCTGATTTCTTATACTAGTTGCTGAAATGAAGCCGACATTTTGAGGTGGTACGTGTTCATTAATTTCATATCCGACGCCACGTCCGTAGTTCACACTTTCAATATCAGGAATTCTAATTACCTGCACTTGCTCAGTATTGCCATAAACTTGCTGTATCATATTGATTGTCTGGTCTGTACTAAATGGATTTTTTGCATCAGGGGGAATATCTCTAACTGCTATTAACACTGGTATCTCTTTTGCTAACTTTTGATCTATCAACCACTTATGACCATTGTGAAAGGGTTGCCAGCGTCCTATAAACAATGCTTTTTTAACCATTTGCTACTTCCTCCTTCATGTATCCTAAGGTTTTAAGGCAAGATTCAAATGCCGGTATTTCAAATTCATCACATATTTCTTTATAAGCATTCAAGTCTTTTCCTATAGACTGTGTACCTAATTTTCTTTTGCCATAATTTTGCTTTGCAGACTCATCACCTGCTCTGGCCAAAACAGAAACATTCCATTCAAAAACCCAATCTTCAACATAATCGGGGTAATTTTTAAAACTGTGTTCTGATTCTAAACCAAATCTTTGCTCTATTTCGTTCTGTATTCTGCCCGGATATTTAATTAGATCTTCATACCTAACCTCTAAATCTATTACATCTTTAAACATTCCTCTTTGCCTAATCGATTCAATCCAGCGACGAGGTTTTACCCATTTACCATCAGACAAAACAACATCTCTGCCATCTCGTACAACATTTATAATTGCTACACTTTCTTTTTTAATTGTATTGTGTTGCTCTTCAAAATTAGGCATCAAAACATTACTTAACAAGGCAGGCGGGTGCCTTTTGCCGACGACGAAAGGTTTGTCGCTCTTATATTTAATAAAATCTTCAAAAGACAATTCATGCCCATCAAATCCTTTCTTATAAAGAACATCCATATTCTTAAATGCATAAAACATTCTCAATAATAGTGTTGTACCAGACTTTGCACAGCCTGTAATAAAAATTTTCTTACTCATTATATCTCCCAAGTTTTGTATTCTGGATCTTTTGTTTTGTTATTATCATGCATGCGATAACGATAAAATGGAATCTTCAAGTGATCTATCTTGTAATCTTGTCCCAATCTTTTTCTTAACTCTTCTTCTTCTCTGTGTCTCATCTTTTCATTGTACCCACCTGATGCTGTGAATACATCCTTGCGATACATTATACCACATGAAATGTTTTGTTTTTCTGCATACCTTCTTTCTAAAACGTTCTCGAAGTCATCAACCATCAGATAGTCGCAAGAAACGCAGAATACATCATGATTCGCTTCTAGATAAGTTTTCATTATATAACACATATCTGCGTTAACATAGTCATCAGCATCAACTCTAATAAAAAATTGACCTCTTGCGTGTTGTATACCAACATTACTCGCTACAGCAATTCCTGAATTTTTAGATGTGCTAACTAGTTTAATTTGATCTTTAAATGGATCCATTATCTCAATTGAATTGTCTGTGCTGCAATCATCTACAACGATCACTTCATGCTTAACTATTCTCTGATTTAAACAACTTCGTATTGCTCTAGGCACATACCTACTGTAATTGTAATTTGTTATTATAATTGAAACATCAGGATTAGAACTCACTGTTTTTCTCCAGTATTTCCAAGTTCTTAATTAATCTAACATATTCTTGAAGACTATCTTTGTCAAACGAGGCTATGTGCCCACCTTCTGTACCAGATTGAGCATATATGTTATTCGAAAAATGTTTTTCTAAATATATCGCTCCCCTCATATATGCACGTACAGATGCAGCAATACCCAAACTGTGGTCGCTGTATCCGGTATATGCCCCTTCTTTGAAGAAGGGCATTTTTCTAAGTTTTTCATCATCTAGATAAGTTGGATACTTTGACACACAAAAAAGGTAATCAATATTACCATCCTTGCCGTAAGGAAATTGTCCAAATTCGTGCATACCTGTTGAAATCAACGTTGGCTTATTTTCTGCTAAGATAAGTTCTGAAAGTTCTCTATCAAACTTTGATGTTCTGCTAGCAATTTTATGCGTTTCGACATTGAAGTCTTGCAGCCACTCAAGCCTTTCTTTATCAAATACAGATGCCATAAACTCTATGCCGATTAAACTACAGTAGTTTGATAACTCCAAAGCATCATTGTACGATATGTCTCTATATTTTTTATTCTTTACACCTAACAATTTTTCAGAATCCATCAACTGTACTTTTACAGCGTGCGCCCCTGATGTGAACGCATTCAAAGTCATTCTTTTTAATTCTTGTAAACTTCCGAAATGCTGGTTGCACAAATCAACTATTATTTTCATTTAAAAACCTTTTTATTTTATCTTTACATGTAAGATTGATTTCTTTCATTATATCAGAATTCATATCTTTTGTTTGGAAAAGTTTACCTCGATGATTCAACCTCTTTCTATCCACATCATTATTGATGATGCTTTGCAAGTTATCAATCAACATCACAAAACCGAGTTGACATGTTTTAAAAAATAACTTATCAGGTGTATCTGTCTCTACGACTTTAACTGTATCTTGGTCTATTATGTCCCCACCGTCAATAGATGAATCAATATAATGCAATGTTGTTCCAATTTTGTCAAAATTTTCTTCATAAATTGCCCAATACGAACTATCAACTCCACGATAGTGTTGAACTAACCCAGTGTGTATGTTTACACACCCATATTCAGGAATACTATAAATTTCTTTTGGTAAAAGTGGCGCACCAAAAATAAAACCAACTTTTGGTTTTTTTCTTCTCAATGAAGTTAAAACTAGATCATCTTTTAAATGAGATTTGTTGCACATCAGATACATAGAACCAATGCCAGACGCTCTAGGCCAAAACCTTCTTTCTTGTTTTGTAAAGTTTTTATCGCGATTTTCTTTTGGTACAACGATAATTTGATCTATTGGCAAATGCATTCTTAAGGTGTTTAAAAATTGTATGTGTCTAGCCTGGTTGGATGTGATTGCAAAATAACTCATAGTTGCACTGGCAATGTTCCTATTCTTTTAAATGCTTCTGCCCGCTTGTTGGGGCCAATAGAATACCCTCTTACTCTGGACAGTCCATCTAAATAAAATTCAATTCCAGGTATAATACCTAACTGAGATGAGTACACTTCCATTGCATATTCTTTTGCAGAATACTCTTTAGTTATATCTACCACAAAGTCTGGATTTGAAAAGGGATCTAATATTTCAAAACTTAGTAATTGAGATACCGCATGTGGTTCACCCAATTCCTCTAAAATATTTTCTGAGCATTTCCAAGTTGCTTCTTCTACAATCATCGAGGTGTTTTTGTGATCTCTGTGCTTGCAGATCTGGTTGTGGGTCAGTATTATGTCTGGCTTTACTTCTCTTATTTTTTTAATAACAGAATGAAATGTTTTTTTGTTGTTTGTTACTTCTTGGCAAGGTATACCAAGAGTGTGTATCTTTGAAACCCCTAGTACATGACACGCCAAAGATGCTTCTTTCATTCTAATATCTGTAATATTTTCTCTCATATTAATATCACAACCTTGTTCTATGCCTGTGCCTCCGTCAGTCATAAAACAAACTTGAACATCTGATCCAGATCTTGACCACTTTGTAATTGTTCCTCCGCACCCAATTGTTTCATCATCTTGATGTGCAGCAAAAACTAAAACTTTTTTACTCAACATTTATTCCCAAACTTTCTATTGCGTTGACATCTTCTTTTGAATGTACATCTATCAAATCGCAAACATAAGCCCCAGTCTTAACACTTAAATCTCTTTGATAAACATACCAAGATTTCATTATTCGAAATGCTGCATTTTGCATCAGATTACCACCAACACTTATTAACTCATTTCTTTCATTTTGTAAAAAACAGTTAATTGCATCGTCCAGTATATTAGATGTAATTTGAGGTGAATTGGCTTGCAGAGAAATAACAACATCTTCTCTATCGCTTCTTTCTGATTCTTTTATAAAAGAATAACAGTCTCTTATGGCATCCATCTTATAAACATGATCTTTAGATAAAGCAGGCGCTCTATCATGTACTTTGGCTCCATATGAGAGTGCTATTTTTTTTATCTCCAAATCTTCTGTTGAGACCCATACATCTGTTACAAACTTACTGTGTTGTGCAGCCTTTATAGCCCAAAACAACATTGGCTTACCCCATACAGGATATATATTTTTCCTGTGAAGTCTTTTAGAACCTCCACGGGCAGGTATTATTGCGATTACTTTCATTAACAAACCTCTTACTTAAAAAGGAACCCCATCACTTCTTTTGTGTTGCTTTTCTTAAGAACGAATCTTTCATTGGTGGCATCCCACTTGTTTCTCATTCTAACTATTTCCGATAAGTCTTCAGAATATTGAAACAAATTAAACGTCTCTTCTTCGAAAAAATAAGATTCACTTGCCAAGTGAACAGACTCTTCAAAAACATTTCTTGGTCCCGGATTGTTTCCGGGCCTGTAATATATATCGTCAAACACAATACATCCACCTGGAGCAATAAGCCTGTAAGCGTTCTCAAAATCTTTCTTACATTGATCGTACTTGTGATTGCCATCGATGATTGTTAAATCAAAGGATGCATCTGGCATTTTTGATAATACTTCTGAAGAATCACCACAAACATAATTAACGTATTCCCCTAAATTAAATTTATTAATTAGTGATTTAGATTTTAACACAAACTCCTCGTTTATGTCAATTGTTGTAACTTTACCTTTTGCTTCAGAGTCTTCTAATGCTTTTGCCATATACAAACAACTAAACCCAGGTCCGGTACCAATATCTAAAATGTTTTTATATTTTCTATCTTTTATAATGCAGTAGATTGCTTGGGCCTCGCACACCTTAATAGACCCTTTTATGTAATCGGGGATAGACGACACAGTATATCCCTCTTCGTACAGATCAACAAGGTCTTCTTTGTTTCTAGAAACTAGATCGTGTATATAACTCATTTTTGCTCCCTGTTAAATTGAATTATAACAGAACATTAAGTAAATTTTTAGATGAATTGGTGTGGTTATGAAGCCACTCTTCTTTTGCCTTCTCGAAAGACTGTTTTTTAGCGCCTTTTACGACTTGAATCATAGCATTCAACTTTGAAGTGTTAAAAGACGGATCCAGTGACTTAAGGTTTAAACAATAATCATAATCGTAGAGGTAAGAATGGGTTACCCTATGTTTGTGAATTCTTCCATGTCTTTTCGCAGGTTTAATATCAAAATTAATTAAAGGAACATTATGCATTACGCATTCTTCTATCATTGTCGATCCAGAATTTACAACTAAATCACAAACCTCTAATAGTTCTTGAGTGGTATGTGGAAACCAAGAATCATCAAAAAATAATCTATTTCCATCCTCAGTTATTTTTTTTATTGTCTTTTTATCTATCGGATCTTTGCCTCTGCTTTTTATAAGAACCTGCCACCCCAGATCATTAAAGTTTTTAATTATGCTAATAGGCATATTGTGTAAATCTCTAGATTTTGGCCAAATGAACAAAACTTTTTTAGTATCTTTGTTTAGTTTATATTTTTCTAGAACCAGTTTGCTTTCTATGTCTACGTCATATTTTGTTGTTCCAAAGTAAACATTTTTTTCAGTATTGCATTCATAGAAATCAGCGATATTTTTACTCGGCATCATAATCATATCATAAACTTGCTGATAATTAAACTTATGATAATTTAACACGAAATCAGTTTGATAAGTGGTTGTAACTTTTTTATCAACCTTGCATTGCGTTATTATATCCATACAAGATTTCTCATTAGTAATAATATTATTTTTTACTTTTGTTAGTGAAGATATATTTTCTAAATTAACCGAATATTTTGAAATAAATTTTTCTAATTCTAAAAAGTTTTTTTCTAGCGATGGGCAGTTATACTTATTAGATTTTGCCATGTAAAACGTCGATGTTGCTCCGAGTTTCTTACCTTGTATAACTATCGGTGCAAAGTATCTTAAGTGTGTCATTTCTCTGAGACAAAAATTCAGATCCATTATAAATTCTCTGCCACTTCTAACACTTTTGCCATGCAACTTTGCCAAGAATATGGTTTATATTTGTTTTTAATTAAAGAAATATTAGAATTTAACAAATCTACCAATTCACTCTCACTCGAAAACACATTTTCTTCTCCGGCAAATTCTACAGCACCACCGCCTTCACTATAAACTATAGTTGGTATACCGCACGCTACACTTTCAATTATGTGATTTGGCCCAGGATCATATCTTGTACCACTAACATAAACATCGTACTTCGACAATTCCTCTCCTAACTCTAAACCGTGAAGAGGCCTAATCATCATCGAGTTGTCCAAAGACTTTTTACAATTTCCAATATACGTAAAAGTAAACTTATCATCACTCCTTACATATTCATTTAAGAACATATAATAATCTAAACCTTTCATTGGATTGTTTGACCAATGGTGAGTAACAATATTAATTTTGTTGTTATCAATCTTCTTTCTTGGTTGAAAGTGATTTAAATCAACACCATTATAAACTACTGAATGATTTTTACAGCCCCAACCCAACGACAGGTGATGATCTTTTATCCAATTAGAAACAAAAATTGTATGATCTGATATCAAACTGCAGTTTCTAAGCATTGCATTCATGTTGTTTGTATTTTTTCTAGCATCACACTCATTAACTCTATGCATTATCTTGACATTGGGAAATCTTTTTTTAAAATTATAAATTTCATTTATAGAAACATTTGTACTGCCATATCTTGGATCTTGAATAAAGATTAAATCTATATCATCTTCCAAGTGAGGAGTTACAGTATGACCTTTCTTTTTAAACTGATCATAAAAGGCTTTTAAGAAGAGGTTGCCTCCACCCCACGGGCCATCTACGGGTACTCTGTTTATAAATACTTTCATTACATTTTTGATAAAACTGTTACAAATTCACTAAAACCTTGCGGTATGTGAATTTTTTTAACGTTCTCTAGAGCCACTTTTGTATCAGTGGCACCACTATCTATATTACCGGGTTTAAATATAGATTTTTCACTTAATATTAAGCCTGCAGCACCAACATCTGTAGATAATATTGGAACTTCTATTGTTGCACATTCAAATATCGCTTGAGGTCCACCCTCATGGCGGGAAGCGACTATATACAAGTCTAAAGAATTATATAGTTTGTTTAAATCTTCAAATGAAGGCAACTCATAATAGTGGTATTTTATACCAACATCTTCGAGCCTATTCATAACATATTGTCTGCGCCAGCCAGCCAGTAAAACTTCAACTTTTTTTGTTTTTGAAATTTGGTAAACGGCATCACAAAATTGATCTGGCCCTTTTTCTAGTTTTGGAGATTTAAGATCTGAGCCCTCGGTGTCTCTTTGAAAGGAACCAATCAAATACACGTCTTTTTTTATATTTAATTTTTCTCTAATTTTCAACTTGTTGTTCAGATTCTTCCACAAATTTTGATTTACCCAAAACGGCTGCGTAAAAATAGGCTTGTTTGTAATATTTTTAATTTGATCTTTTGTTTTCTCACTAGGTACGTGATACATATCAACTAAAGCATCACGATGCAAAAATTCGTTTAACTTAAAAGAATCAAACTTTTCTGGAACTATGTGATGAATGGTGCAAAGTACTTTTTTGCTTCGCAATATTTCTAATGGTATCCGCATCCACTGCCAGGGAGCGATAATCCAAATTATATCTGCTTCTAAGGGGTTTTCAGTAGAGATGTTCGGATTATTTTCATACCACTCTTTTCTAAACCTATCTACTACCCAAGATTCTTGTGGATTGTTTAGATATACCTTCACTTTCTTAATATTACTATACCATTGTCTGTAGATTTTCTATCTTCATTGAAGAGGTGGCCATGAAAACAGACCAATTCTGCTGAATATGATGGATTATTTTGTAGTATTTCATCTACAACTTTTTTAACAGAAAATTTAGTTGGATGATAATCATCAAATAAAATAATACCACCTTCGCGAACTAATTGATCGCATATCTGAAAATCTTCTCTGATAATATTAATGTTTTCGTGATCACCATCTATAAATGCAAGATCAATTTCACCCTCGTATTCTTGAACAATAAACGGTATTTCTGACCTATGTTTAAACGATATCTTTTCTTTTTCTTGCCCTTCCACCATTTGATACAACTCATAATTGGAAACTTGAAATGGCTGATATGCAATTGCTTCATTCTTTTTTTGAAAGTGCGAAACTATATCAACTGTTATGATTTCTTCTATTTCCTCTTCCAGGGCAACAGAATAGCACGCTGTTCCTCTACCTGTTCCTATTTCAAAGAAAGTAGAAGCACCAATGTGATTTGCTATAGACTTAACTAGAAAACATTGTTCAGACCCATACGACATTTCACCGCTCTTCTTAGTCTTATCGACTCTTGTTTTCGTCAACATGCATATGCTAGTCAAAGGTTTTAAATCTTTATTCCAGTCGTAATTAATTTTTTCAAAATATTCTACTAAGTTAGTTGTTTTCATGTAATCTCCCTAAAAAATCGGAATATTGTTTTGCTACAAAAGTCATATCAATATTCGAAGAATGTAAATTCTCTCTTTTGTTTTGAAAATTTAAAGCAGGAGGATTGTACAAATCTAAAGGCTTAAAATCCCAATCTTCCTCTTCGATTATCTGCGCGTCCAAACCTGCTATCTCTTTGGTTCCCCCAGATGAGGAACATATAATTTTACATCCAGATGCCCTTGCATCAACAACAACGTTAGGACAGTGATCTAGCCAAGCCAAATGAATAAAATAATCGCTTGCTTTATATACAGATATAAGATCGTTAATGTTTAAATTTCCAATATAAAAAATTCTTTTATGCTTTAAAATTTGAGACTTATCAACATCTCCTGCAATTATTAGACCGTCCCTTTCAGCACTGTGTTCTAAAAAATAACGAATATTTTCAGACAATCTTTTGTGTGGTCTCCAACTAGATGCACAACACCATATTTTATCGTAAGTTCTTGTGAAAGAATTATTCAATGGCCTTATGTTTTTTATATATTCAAAATCTGCACCATTTCTTATAATTTTGTAGTTATGGTGATGTCCAAAATAATTAAATATGAGATCTTTGTTAAACTGAGTTTGGAATATAACTCCTGCCGCTTCATCGTATGTTCGTTTAATTAAACTATTCTGCATATTATAATCAAACTTGTTGTTAAAATAAATTCCATCCAGTCTTTGAACTAACGGGATGTTTTCTATTTTATTGTTTCTCTGTATAAAAGACAACTGTAGATCGAAGGCTTTATCAAACCTAAAAGTATGATCTAACAATTCTAGATATCTTTTAAGTTTGTTACCAAAGTGATTTGGGCCAGAAGTTGACATAATGTTTACGTTATCTAAAAATATGTTCACAACGAAGATACCCTACCATACGGAGTTTTATTTGTTACAATCGACTCAATTCTTAATTGTTGAGCCCTGTGTGCTCTATCAACTGATATCGGATTCAATCTGTTGTAAATATACAAAACTTTGTTGATCAACGTGATTCGATCTGGGCCTGCCATCTCCACCATCGGATACATCATAACCCTATCAAAAGTAAATTTATAAAACTCGTCATCTTCATCTATCATGTCTTTAACATTAATTTTTTCAAACAACTCTTTTTTGAATGTTCTAAGATGAGAAAAAGACCAATGTTTTTTTCTTATATTGGTGTTCCAATATTCTTCTGTTACATACTCTGGTGTTACCACTTGATAATTATCATTTTGCATATATGACCCAACAGTTAACCAGCAATCGGTGCTGTTATACACAGAATTTAGATACGACAAAACATTGTTGTCTGCCAAATAATCATCACCATCCAATGTTAAAATTATAGTACCATCTTTTGCTGTTGTTATGTGATCATATAAATTTTTAAGCGCTCTAACGTTTTTTTTATTTGATACTAATTTAAATTTTTTGTTTGAATTAGAAAGTATTTCTTCTACCTTCATTTGTGTATTATCTGTTGATGCATCGTTAATGTAAACAACATCAAAATTATCGTATTCTTGTTCTAATGCAGAATTAAGATTTTTTTCTACCCATTCTTCGCAGTTGTACGCTGGTATCACTATTGTAAAATGATTCGACTTCATTTTTAAAATGCTTTTTGCCAAAAATACTTTGGTCTAGACTTTAAATATTCTACCGTTCCAGCGTAATCTTGATTAAACCACTCCTCGTCTTTGTGTTGCACTAAGTCGTTAATATCTAATTCACAACCAAGCAACTTAGCCTCAATAACCATTCTTGGGCAAGTATCTAGACCAGATGGCTTAAAGCAAAGACCCTTCGACTCTGCTAGTTTTTGCAAAAATTCTTTGTAGTTCATATTCCACAAAACCTCGTAGTCATACTTATTTTCTCTACAGTGAGCCTCTGTTTCGTTTAGTCCCTTCACCCAACTTCGAGATCCAAGTACAACCCATTTGTCGTTCTTGTTCTTAGAAGAGTCTTGCAAATGATCAACAAAAGCAAAAAAACTTTCATCAAACAATGATGATAAAACGAACATGTTTTTGTTTTTTAATCCCGGTAATAGTGAGTTGTGTAAATTCATTTGTTCTTTTGACATAAAGAAGACAGATTTAGCGTTGTTGCAAAAACTTGTAAGCGCTTGGCCTCTATCTGTATTTTTGTAGTCGCATGTAGTTCTTTCCACCATTTCATATAGTTTTGGGTTTCTGTGTTTACAGAATTTGTAATCAAACTCTACAAAACTATAGGATATGTTTGATTCTATTATATCCTTAATTATCTCATCGGTTAGCCCAGCAATATTGCCAAATACCCATTTAGCATCTGTGTTATTGTTGATGAAATCTTTTGTAAGTTCTTTGCTATGCACTTTTACTTTTTTATTAGACTCGCAATTGCTAATTAGCGTTTGAAGGCTCATTTCCGCGCCACCAACGTAGTCCTCTACAAACAAATCACTTACAAATATATATTCAGGTTTAACTAACCACTTCTCGGGAATTAGAGTATTAAGCATTTTCTCTAGTATAATATCTAAATTAACAGTTGACTTTAGGTGACTTGCTAACTTTTTTGCCCAAGAAAGATAAACACCATAATCTTTATAAACATTTCTTATCTTGTTTTTAAAATCAAATTCTGACGGATAGCACCACATGGCATCTTGTTGTAAAACTCCGTCCCACACAGCCTCTTTTTGTATATGCCTTAAAGTGTAATCCACCTTTGAAAACAAGGCTTTATTCTTCATCTTTTTAGTTCTTTTATTTCGGACTGGAGCGTATAGAAAATCCATATGTCCAGACCATCCAGGTGCTACAACTGGTAGTTCATTGTATGCTGCTTCAAATAGTGGTAAACCAAAACCCTCTCCGTGGGTCGCACTAATGATGGCTTTTATTTTGGGGTGCTTATATAAAGAATTTATTTCTTCATCAGTCATATCTCCGTGCATAAAATACAACGAAGCCTTGCTGTCCTGTAAACCTTTAATTTCTATAAGTTGCTTGATTCTATTTAAACAATGCTCCCTATCTGCAATGCAGTTTTTTGCCATATTTGTTTTTAAAACTAATCCAACTTCTTCATCTTTAAATTCAGTCAAGAACCATTCTATTGTATTTTCTAAATTTTTTCTTATGCCCCACTGTGCTACGCAAAGAAAATTAAAATCTGTTTCTAATTCTAAATCTAAATCTGGACTATTTGGATACTCTCTGATAGGATAACTAACGACTTCTACTGGCGCTCCGCAACCAACTCTTAACTCTTGTCCTGTCTTTTCATTTTTTGCTTGATAGAAAGTATTTTCAAATCCCCATTTTGCAAAAGTACTAGGCACAACTATTTTGCTCATCTCATATGATTTTTCAATCCAACTAGGAGCAACCTTGGTAGCCTCAATCCCGGCTGTGACACAAACACTGTAGGGCGCTTTCTTTTCAAACTCCACTGGAATTCCTATATGGATATGCACATCGAAATTTCTGTTTTCTTCTTTTAAAAGTTGAAACTTTGTTACTAAACTGTGAATCCAATCTATTTCTTCACTATTGATACTTTGAAGCCAGTTTGTATCTCCCCAAGAAAGCGGTGAAACATATAAATCAAAATTTTCAATTCTTTTTCTTAACGCTTGAAGCACTAACCTAGTGTGAACCCCGTATCCCGATCTTGTAAGCGCTGGGCCTTCTACTAATACTTTTACTACGCTCATAATACTTTATTTATACTCCAATGTTTTAGATTTCTAGATTCCCAAGAGCCCTGTTCTTCATGAATTTTTGTCAGTAAATTGTCCCAAGAACTAATATAATTTTCCATACTATAATTTTTCATTACGTGTTCTCGACCTTTTTTGCCAAGTTCTTCAAGTTCTTTTTCGCTTTTTGAAAACATTTCTACCATAGCGTTTGAAACTTCTTCACCATTTACTCTATCTTCATATATCCAAGGAACTTCTTGCGACCCTATGATTGCTTTAGAAGCAGGCTGCAAACCTATACCAAACCAATCTTTACCATTTGTTACCTGCTCTTGCAATCCGCCTGTCATGTTGACAATTATTGGTGTTTCAGTTGCAAGAGATTCCAACGTAGAGAGACCAAAACCTTCTGCATCAGATATGTTAATTGTACAATCACAAGAATTATAAAGCACTGATAACTGTTCTATTGAAATTTTTTGGGTAGATAATTTAAATTGATCGTCATCTAGATTAAGTCGCTTTTTAATTGCGTATAAATCTTGACCATTTGGATCATTTGGCTCAGTATGCATAATAAGCGTTGCCTTATCTCTCCCCACCTTATCTAAGAAATCATTAAACCAAAATATTAACGAACCAGATTGTTTTCTTCTAGCGTTTCTGTTGTTCCAGAAAAATACAAACCTTTTGTTACCTTTTGAATCAATGCCTACTTGATTTTCTTTTTTAAAGTGTTCAATCGTTTTTGTGTCTTTTATTTTCTCAAAAACAGAATCGTTTACTGCGTGAGGTATATGATACAAATCAACCTCTGGCGCTACATTTGCTACAATATCATTCGTTACCTTACTAATTGTAACAATGGCGTCGTTGGATAAATACCACTTTCTATTGAAAGTAGGGTAAGGTAGGTTGTCCCACACATGATAATAAACCAAAGGAGCCACAGATCGTACTTCATTTTCTATCTCCCACAACCATGTCCAAAATCTTGGATCTGTCATAATCCAAACAATATCTGGCTTTTGCGCATGTAAAAGAGCCCTCACTTGTTCTTTTGAGCCGTAACCATCTACAGGGAATATAACCCAATCATCTCCGTATTCTTCTGTTTTTATGGGTTGATAATCGTGATGTTTTATGGCACCACCAAAACAAACAAACTGAAATCTGCCAGTTTTTAGAAGGCCTTCTATCATATATCTTGTTTGGGTGCCGACACCAGATGGCGCGAGGGGACTATCTGCCAAGCAGAAAACTTTTATTTTTTTCATATATTACCTACAATGTTCAGTTTGATAAAATTCACAATATTTACAGGCTGTACGATTCTTAATAACGTTTCCTGCTTTAATGTTGTGTATCGCTTTTTTTAAATGCGCTAAAGCGTTACTTGTTTTTCTTTCTCCACTAGAAACTCTAAATATCTCTGCTTTATCTTTTTTTGCAGTTCTTTTCAATAAAGCAAAATGTGTTTCAATGTTGTTCACATCAATATTATACTTCAAAGCGTAAAAGTTTTTATACAAAGTTAACTGATATGAGATTATTTTATCTGTTTTCTTTTTCATGTCCCACCCCCAAGAACAAGTTTTCCAATCAATTATGTGATATTTGCCGTCTTCAGTTTTTAAGACGAGATCAATAAAACCCTTAAATTTATAATCTGTATCATGATCTTGTGTGCGAATATTTTCGAACAACATCTCTTCGACAGCAATCACTTGATATTGATGAAAATGACTAGTTAATGATGGCAATATGTATTGTATGATATCGTCACCCTGTTTTCTCATATCTATTACAAGTTTTTTATTTAACTGATGGGTTTTTGAAATTTCGGTTAACTCTTCCAAAAACTTTTTTTGAAATATGAGTTTTGCTTGTTCTATTTTTGAATTATCAACTACTAATTCTTCGCAAACAAAATGTAAAGCCGTACCAAAAGCGGTGTATTCATTTCCCTGAAACTTTTTTATTTTGTCCAGATACACTAGTTTGTGCTTGTGGCTGCACTCCGTCCACATCTTCATTTCTGAGTAACTTATCTTTTTGATTGGCGTTTGACCGACGTCTTGGAGTACTTTTAACTGATTTGACATTTTTTTCTTCTTTCTTTTTTGAGAAAACCCAAGTACCTTTTAGTGTAGGGTTGTTACCTGTAGTGCTGCAAAATGCATGATTTTTAATTTCAATACTGCTGATATTGTACCCTTCTTTTTTTAAAAAGTCAAGTACTTGATCGGTATCAATCGAAGCATATGGGTCTTTTGCAAACTTTCTTTCTTTTAAGGATGCGTGAACCTTAATTTCATCATTGCTAGTTTCTAACTTAAACATTTTCTAACTCCTCTAATTTTTTATATAAAACTGGACTGACTTTCTTTAAATAGATGTCTTTATGATAAAAATATGCTTCAAATCCATTAGCAAAGTATTCTCTTAGGGATGTTGCACCGTAAGGAGAGAAATATATACCTTGAGATATAGATGTCATCTCCGGATAACCTACATCATTGTAAAAAAAATCATCTAACCTTTTATCATATTCTACTTTTGACATCTCCAGAGAAGAATAACGATATCCATTTTTTTCGAGTTCCCCGTGAAGTTGCATTCTTTTTTTGACGAACTCTCTTTCTAGTTGTAAATCTGAATAAATTTCATTCCAGAAACCATCTTCTACTGCATGGCCAATTTCATGAATTATATCATCAATAACAGAAGAATTGTCTATTTGTGTACTTGAAACATAAATCGCACCATCCTTAAATGCTGCATTGAAGTGCATTTTTGTCAAGAAATCAAAATTTCCAAATATCACATAATCAACTAGTCTCCTAAAAGATCTTGGCAGTCTATCAAGAACTTTCGATAATTGTTTGCGATCTAAAGCAAAATTTAAATCGTCTTTAACAATCATGTTGATTCCGGAAACAGCAAAAAAGTTTTTTTTATTCTTGATGTGATTTTTCATTTGCAATCTTTTCGCCAGCCTCAACATCTACTAAGGCTTGATGGTATCCTCTTACCCAATTCTCTTCAGACACACAAAGAATTAATTCTGGAAACTCCTGAGATAAAACTTCTACAATCATTTCAAGATTAACTTCTTCGTTTTCTGGGTTTTTGACACCTCCTACATATTGCACGATATGGTCTTTCAATTCGCTTTCGTTGTTCATTTTAATCACATCTTTTAATGTGCTTTTTTCATCAAGTATGTCCATTTTTTCTCCTTAAAGTATCTTTGATGCTATTGTTGCAACTTTAGATCTCTCACCTTTTACTAAAGTTATGTGACCTGCGACCTGTTGATTTTTAAATTTTTCTATGACATAGGTTAAGCCATTGCTTGTTTGATCCAGGTATACATTATCAATCTGTTCAATATCACCGGTCAAAACTATTTTTGTGCCTTCACCCACCCTAGTAAGCACTGTTTTTATTTCGTGTTTTGTCATATTCTGTGCTTCGTCAATAATGATGTAGGAATTTGCTATAGATCGTCCCCGAATAAAAGTCATGGCCTCGACCTCTATTTTACCTTCTTCCTGATACATGTCCAAAGTAACTTTATCATTACCCATCAGATTTTGCAAATTGTCTTGGATCGGAGCCAACCAAGGCATCATTTTATCTTCCATTGTTCCCGGCAAAAATCCTATATCCTTCCCTACTGGTTCAACGGGTTTTGTTACGATAACTCGCCTATAATTTAAATCATTAGCAGTCTCTCCAAAACACTGTTGAAGGCCTGCAGCGAGTGCCAATAGTGTCTTTCCAGAGCCTGCTTTGCCGATTATGCTGACTAAATGAATGTCTGGATCAGTAAGCAAATCTAATGCAAAATTTTGTTCTTTATTTTTTGGACGCACACCCCATATTCCAGTTTTAAAACTATCTACTTTTTTGACGGGGACTTCATAATTTTTGAATTTGACTAGCGCTGTCTTTTTTTCATTTGAATTACTAATCAGCATCACAAACTGATTAGGTACCAGAGAGACATCGTTTTCTTCCAAATACACATCTTCTGACTTATAGATAGAATCTATTATTTGTTCATCGACTAGGTGGTTTTCTAGTCCAGTATATAGTGTTTCTATATCTTCTACCACCTGATCATCGTTGTAATCTTGACAAGGAACTCCAAGAGAATCGCACTTAACACGCATGTTAATATCTCTAGAAACCAGCACAACCTCAACTTTGTTTTTGTTTTCTTTTTTAAGACTTAAAACTGTTGCTATAATTTGATTATCCGGGTTGTCTAAATCCAAATCATCTGGCAAACAAAAAGGATCATATTTTTTGACATACAGATTTGATTTGCCATCATTGATTGTAACTCCATCAAATAAATTACCATCTTGCCTCATTTCGTCCAATTTTCTAATTATATTTCTTGCGTGTACACCAACAGAATCCTGTCTTTTTTTATGTTTATCGATTTCGTCTAACACTTTTAGTGGTATTGCAATATCGGCTCCCACAAATTTGTGAAGACAATTAGCGTCTGTTAAGAAGACATTGGTGTCTAAAACGTATATATTCTTCAATCAATTCACCTTTTCTATATTATAATTAGTTTATTTGCAGGGTTTTAAAAAAAATATTATTTTTATAACATAGTTATTTTAGAAGACAAATTATGCACACGAAAATAACAATATTGTGTTTATTTATCGTAGGCTTAATTGCCGGGTGTGCATCTTTACAAGAAAGAAGAGCCTTCAAAATAAAATCATATGTAAAAGTTTTCTCTACAGTGGTCGGTACTAAATGTATAACTGATGTAAAAAATAAGAACCAATCTATTTGTATTGAAACTGAATTTACCTCTTCCGGTTCTGGCTCTATAGTTCATCAAACAAAAGACGAAACATCGATTTTAACCGCCGCTCACGTTTGTTTATATGATTTGCCAGATGAAATAGAGAAAGAATTTGACAAAATAGAAAGAAAATATAAAATTCAAACTAGTGATAAAAAAATTAGAGAAGTCTTTCTTAGAAAGATCTCTCCTGGCTTTAAAAACAACAAAGGCATAGATCTTTGCTTGTTAAACTCTCCAAAATTAGATCTACCAAAACTTCACCTATCTAGCCAAGGACCTAAACTTGGAGAAAGAATTTACAATATGGCTTCGCCTCACGGTTCTTACAACCCACCAGCACCCATAATGTTTAGTGGGCATTATAGTGGAGAAAATGAAAACGGACCTGAGTGTATTGTTACTTTACCATCAGCACCAGGAAGTTCTGGTAGTCCACTTCTTAACAGTAGAGGTGAACTAGTTGGTTTAGTTTTCGCTGTTAACATGGAATTATCTACTCTTACAATGTGTGTGAAATATACAACATTAAAAGAATTCTTAGACGCCAGTTTATAGCCCCATTTTAATCCACTTATCAACTTTCTGTTCTTTTATCTCTACAATCTTTCTCAGTCTCTTGGCATATTGAACTTTATTGTTGTTTTCTGCTAGTTCTATATCTTTCCACATTTTTTCAATTTCAATTTTAAGTGCGTTAATTCTATTGTTATATTTTTTCATTTTTTATCTCACAATTTTTCAAATATAATATGAAGTTTAAATAATAAATTTATTCCATGAGTACCGGTACCGAGTTTTGGAAAAAAATGAACTGTCTTTACAAGTGGGATATCTTCAATTTTTTTAATAAAAGACAAACTTAGTCTATCTACCAACAATTGAAATGTATATTCCCTTCCATAAACTTTTGCCAAATCTTTCCAGAGAATCTTTACTTCCTTTTCCCCCTTAAGGGCATTTTCTAGTAAAATTTTTATCTGATCGATTGTTAATTCTTTCTTTTTAACTCTTCTTTTTCTAGTAGCCATCCTTGTACCAACCTCCACCTTTTAAGACAAAACTGCTTTTACCTATTATATTATATAGTGTTAGTTCACCATCTTGACCACTGTAACACACTGGGCAGGGGCCTGGATTTTTAAGCATCTTTTTTTGTTCATAGGTCATTAACATAGACATGGTGTGGCCACAATTGCTACACTCAAAATTATACATGGGCATTCTAAATAATCTCGTCTATCAGCCCATATTTGAGACACTTTTCTGCTTCCCACCAAAGATCATGTTTTAAGATGTCTTCTAAAACTTTTTCTGGAATCTTTGTATGTTCTCTGTATATATTTTTTATTTTTTCCATTAACATTTCTGAATTTTCAATATCATCCTTCATTTCATGAAACTTTCCCCACATTCCTCCCGATAACTGGTGAATTAACATGCATGAATTTTTGTGCATACTTCTATGATGGCCAACAACTGACATCATAGTTGCCGCAGATGCTGCGCAACCATCAATTATAGTTTCGACTTCTGTTTTAGAATTTTTAATGTAATCTATTGCTGCTAGTGCAGCAAAGACAGACCCGCCATAACTATTTATGTGTATCTTTATCGGAGGTGGACTATAGCCTATCACTTTTGACTTTTCAAAGGTATTGTTAAAACTTACAATTGCTTGATTTAATTTTAAAATCTTTGGACGTGTTACGGCAGAATAAAAATATATTCTATTGTCTGCTGAAGTTACTGTATTAAAGTCATCTGCTCCAGCATTTTGCCTCTCTTGCAAAGATTCATGCACAGACAAAGGAGAGGACTCCTTTTCTTCTTTGCTCCCCCAAAATTTATCTCTCATTTAATCTCCTATTGATGAAATTATAATATCACAAAAAACAATATTTTTTTTAATTGTCAGTAACGATTGCAGAAGGCAGAGACATTGCCCTGATAATAAAAGGAGGGTATTCATTTGACCAAACAATTGTTTGATCACCAGAAAGGCTGGACTTTGCGGCTATATAATATGTATAAGATTTTCCAGGGGTCAGGCCAGTTAAAACCCAAGAAGCATTTATCATAACATCGTCTGATTCTTCAGCCTGCCAAAACAATCTTTCATCGCCAGCACTGTAAGAAGAATTAGTACTTATTGCCAAACTCAAACGAGCAGAATTGGTACCATCTGTGTCGGTTATATGAAAAAGAGTTTGTAGTTCCACATTTCCGCTAAAAGGTGCTTTGAAAGTTATTTTTGCTGTTTGATCAGTAGAGGCTATGTTTGTCATAGTGGTCGTTACAGCATAAGATTGATTGCTAGCATTGTCTAGTGCTACGTAGGAAAGTATCAAACCACCTGCATTGATGTGTTTTGGGAGTATCTTTCTTATTCCTATATCTTTTAAACCGGCCATATTTACCCTCACTCTATAATAGTATTTAGGTTGTATTTTCTAATATAAGACTTGAATTCAGTAACACTAAGACCTAACAAGGAGGCTGCTTGTTTTTGAGAATTACAAAAGCGTAAAGAAAACCTAACCAAAGACTCTTTAGTTATCTGATTAATATTTTTAAATATAGGATACCCGAATAGTTTACCATTTAGTCCTCTAGCACTTAACTCTAATTTGGCTGCTATTAATTCTTCTAGTGTTAAACTTGAAAGTACCAATTCGAAATCTTTATTTTCAAATCTTTGTTCTATATCTTTAAGTACTGATTTGTACTTTTTTCTTTGTTTCTTCAAAACCACCAAACCCAACCACCTCACTAAAATAGCATATTTTTTTTATGAATAAAAGATTTTTTTTGAAAAAAATAAATTTATTTTACTGACTTAGTTCGTCTGATCCCAAATCTTCTTGTTCATCTGGGTTATATGAATCTGATTCTGGCTCGTCGGGCGCTCCGGCTAACTCTTCTTCAAATTTATCAAAGTATAATTTTATATTTGTTAGTAGATAATCATAAAATAATTCACGATCATCCTGATTATGTAGGCTCTTGTATGCTTTTACGATTTCGCTCTTCGTTTGCTCAAAGTCTCTATAAGCATAATCACGACCAGTTAATTCTTCACCCTCAAGACCAAATTTTTCTTTAGGGTCTTCCTCTTCTTCTTCTTTGGGTCTAACGTCAATAAATTTATCTTCTTCGCTAGCGTTTAAAGGATCATCGTCATCATCAGTTATGTTGATGTCTACCTCACTGATCTCTTCTTCATCTTTAACGTCAGCAGCCAAATCTACAGGTTTAAGTTCATTTTCTATAGCATTAAGTATATGTCTTCTGTAGGATTGTCTTTGTTCTGGATCTGTTGTTAACGATTTAAAGCCAGCCTCTAAAACCTCTACAATTTTATTTAATAAAACTTCAAGAGCATTAATGGCTGTGCTCGGATGAGGATTTTTATCTACATCAGCCTCTGTAATTATTTTTCCTATCACAGACCTAAGTCTGAACTTTTCAGAAACCTCTTCTATTGTGGTTCTAATAAATTTTCTCCTTTCGGCTAAAAGAAATTTATTGATTGTACTTCTTAATTTTAGTTGTTCCATTATTTCAATCCTTGAATTGTAGTTCACCTCACCAAAGTAATTAGTTTTCTTTTTTTGTTTCTTTTTGTTTTTACTTGGAGGTGAAACATGACCAGCAACTGCCGCAGCAACAGATGCTTCTTCGATATCTTCCTCAGTATCGCAATCATTTTCGTTTTTCATGAATGCATTAGATTTATCAACTGGTCTGGCTTGATTAAACGGCGCACCGTATTTTGTTAAATCTTTCCTTCCAGTATCAAGCAATCTTTTATGGCTTTTGCTAGTTCTGGGCTTAGCCACTGCGGTTTGAAAACTTTCTTCCAGTTGATCATCCGATAAAGATTCCGAATCCATAACTTGTTCCGGCTCTTGTTTTTTTTTAACTCCAATAACATTATAAATTAACTCCGGGTCAACACCTTGAGGGATAAATTTTGTTATGTCTTCTCCCTTCTCTAGTGCTTCTCTAAATTCTGTGGCCCCCAATCCTTTATAGGTTGGAATTGCAAACTCACTAACATCGCCAGCGTAAACATTAGGCAAGGTGGATTCTTCATTGTGAAAATCTCTAAAAAGCCACCAATCAGGTTTTTGAGTTGATGGATCTTTTTCTCCAGTTTCTGGGTTTTTGCTTCCCGTTTTTGGGTCTAATTTATCGCTTCTGATAGGCACAACCATGTCTCCTTCGCTAGGAAATCCAATTTTTGCTAGCGCCTCATCCTCACCATTTAAAATATCAAACACAACTTGAACAGGCGAATTCATACTAGACTTAACTACTGTAACTTGATTTCTATTAATTCCTTCAACTTCCATAAACTTATTTAACAAAGTTATAGAATGATCTGCAGTTATTTTTGTACCATCACTCAAATCTCTGTCAATCGGACTAACAAGAACCAAAACATGACTACATTTCTTAAGCGCTTCTTTGATACTAAAGAGATGCCCATTGTGAGGAGGTTTAAATTTTCCAGGATACACACCAAGAACTCTCTTGATATCCATGTATTCTACACTTTTGCCCTCCTCTTCTCTTAACTCTTTTCTTTCGCTTTGCCTATATTTCATTCCAAGAATTTGGTTGATAGGTGCAAAATTGCCTGTCAACTTATACGTAACATTGTCTGGACCAACAAAAACAAAACCTTCTGAAGAACCGATGTGCGCTGTTTTCACATCTTTTAATTTTTCAAGTTGTTTCGTTAACACTTTTATTTGCTCTTCATCTCCAGAATTCATAACCTGAAGCCTAACGTCTTCTATCGCTTGTCGTATAGTTTCAGAGTTTTTTGATGGGTCTAAAATAAAAGCACTTTCAAACGCTCGCAATGCTTCAATTGCAAAATCATGTATCACCTCTTCAAGAGGAAGAACAGCGTCTTTGAACAACTGTTTGTTTTTTATAAGAGAAGAAACTTGAGTTTTTATTTCTTTTGGAAGGCCTTTTGTGATCTGAGGTGCGCCTAGAGCGCCTTTAAGGTTTAGCAACCTTAATACAACTTCTCGCTTCATTTCGTTTGATAGTGGTAGTTCCTTCACATGAGGCACTAAATTGGCAGCAATCATGTCGTTAATGTGATTATCATCATCTAATCCATACGTTTTTTGAATTTGCTTTATTCCACCTAATGCATTCTTGAGTGGTTCTTCGCTTAAAAACTTTTCTAATTGACGTATTGCTCCAACTTGGATGCGATAATTGTCTTTTGCAACCCTCTTGTTCATTCTTTCCATAGAAGATATAAGTTTCTGCAAATTTTCAGATAAATCAACATCTATCACTTTTCTAGTTCTAGGGTCGATTCTAACATGTCCAACTCTATGAATTACCAGTTCTGTAGTGCTATAGTTGACAACGTTGATTGTTCTATAGTCAATAACTTCAGAATTGTAAAATATTTCGGCATCACCACCAAATATGTCTATTTGATCTTGTCGGTCCAACCCACGTACAGCCCTTTCAAAATTTTGAAATGCAGTGTTAAACGCTTTTTCAACTCCACCTCGTCCGCTAAATTTGGCGGCTAGTTGCTCAGCATCTAAACCACCTGCTTTAAGAGTTGTTTTGTTTCTTACGGCCTTTGCTTTTCCTTCTTTGACAGAATAGGAGACATAAAGATTCATACCGTCAAGTTTTTCTGTGCCTGTCAACTCACCTTGAGAGGCTGCTTTTAGTATTTCTTTTAACTGCCCAAATTTTAAAGCGCCATTATCATAGAGATGATTCATATGGCCGTAATAAGCACCCATTAGAAGATCTCCTTTATTTGATAAGTCTAGACATCAAGGCTTCGTTAATTTTTTCAAGTTTAATATTTTTAAGACTATTAATGCTGTTTTGTGATTTCTTAACTTCAGTTAAAGGGTTAACAGCAGTCTTAGACTCTTCCTGAATTTCTGGTTCTTGAGTTTCTTCCAATTCTTCTTGTTCTTCAAGTTGCATATCTAAAATATCTGACAGTGCTTCGTTGAAACGAGAATACATTTGTTCACCAGCCATAGCATCTCTTTGAGCCATAAGTTGTGTTAAATCTTTTATTCCACCCAATTTACGTTGAATGTGCTGGTCAATTTCTGCAATCTTTAATCCTTTTTCTGGATCTATGCTAACTTCAGATCCTCCACGGGGACCAATCTCTTCAGAATAAGTTTCTTCTTCTCCCTCGCTATAAGGAAGACGGCCCATGGCTTTACCTTGTTTGTAGGCTTTCATATATGCTGCTTGCACATCTGGGTCGTAGTATTTGTGTGGCTTTACACCCTGTCTACCGTGACGCATGCCTTGTTTTTTTATTGCTTCTGCTTTTTCTTCGTCTGTCTGGGGTCCGATATCTTCTGGATCCACATATTTAAGAGGGTCGTCACCTTCTTCTACTTTTTCTTCGTCACCTTTTTTATCTTGCTTTGCCTTTACGTGCTTACGTAGTTGAGGTGGGATTTCTCCCTTCTTTGGCTTGCCAGCAGGTTTCTTGCCAGACTTGCCTTCTTTTTCTTTTTTGTCTTTCTGAGCCTTGCTTATTGGCTCTTTTGTATCACCGTCGCCATCCACATCTGGAAAATCTGGCTTTGCTGCTTCTTTTAAAATTGCTACTACCTTTTCTTTGATTAAGTCTTTAAGTTGATCCATTTTTTGTTCTCCTATAGAAATTGGTGAGTTTGTTTGACTTTTGTGGGAATCTTCCCAATCACGAAATAACATATTTCCCTTTAAGTATGCTTCTTCTTCCATACTTCTCATGTGTGAATCTTTTTGAGCGTATCCCTCTGGTGTTTGTACATTTTTCAAATCACCTCTCATGTTTTGAGCGTGGTGCACCAATTCATGAGCCAAAGATCTTAAAGCATCTTTAGGGTGTCTGTTAGAAATATATACTGTGATTGCTTGATTTGCTGGCTCGTAATGAGCCGTGCGTCCAAGCATAGACTTTGAGTTATTTTCGTCGGTTACAAACTCAACACTTGGATTATTATCATATCCAAGATGTTCTTTGCAGTAAGACATTAGATCGCCAGAGGCTGTTTTGAAGTTATCATCATACATAAAAAATACCTAAAGGTATTTTAATTAGTTAAATTATTTCCTTATTTCCAGAAAACAATACGTTAATTCCCGGCCTTGCTTCCCCTAAATGCGATTCGATATAGTCATACATCGATCCAGCATTTTCAAACTGCAACATATCGACACCGTGAAACAATTTCCAAGTTTCAATTTGATCCAGAACATCAACTTTGTTAATAACCATTTTAGTCACGCCATTGATTTTAGCAGCCTTTTCTAATAGATCCACATCCATCCAATTAATTTGTCTAGGGCGGCCTGTGGTAGCACCATATTCTTCCCCAATGTCCCTTATAAGATCAAATTCTGGATCAATTCCTTCGAAATCTTTTGCTCCAACATAAGTTTCATATATTTTTGCCACACCCCAGACATCTCTTATCGCTTGTGGCGGTACTCCATTTAGTATCGCTCCTCCAACTGTACAATGAGAAGACGTGACAAAAGGATAATCACCCCAATCTATGTCTAGCCCAAATCCTTGTGCACCTTCAAACAATATTTGAACGTCATCAAATTCTTTATTATTGTGAATCTCATCATACATGTCTATAATGTATTCTTCCAAATCAGGGATCTCTAGCGCTATCATGCCTTTTCTAGCATACTTGTCACGATACGCAGGACCATTCCCTCTTTTCGTAGTTCCTATTTCTGTATCTTTTTTATCTTCTGCCATGTGAAAATCTGTAATAATATGTACATTACTTGCGATTTTGATAAGACCCTCTGTCTTAACTCCTGCCTCTTCTAGCATTTCAATTTCGTCAAAAAATTGATTTAAATTAAGAACACAACCAGGACCAATAACAGACTTTATACCGTGTAAAACACCGCAAGGAATATGGTGAGTTATGAGTTTTTTTCCGTTATGATAAATAGTATGGCCTGCATTACATCCACCGTTGTAGCGTATAACGTGGGTATAATCGTTTTGAGAACATAAATAATTGGCGATTTTACCTTTTCCGCAGTCGCCGTACTGTAGATCTACAATTACATCTGCTAACATTTTTACTCCTTGTTAGAACAGAGTTATTGTATCATTAATTATCGTTTGATTTTATATTATCATCTTCCATAAGATGACCAGAACTTCTAACAATTTCTCCACCAATATACTTTTTAACTGTTGCTAAATAATCACTAGCCTTTGTTATTTTAGATTCAATCCAATCATCTAAATCAGTTTCATCTCCAAACATGTTTAAAAGTTCTTGCACATCTCTAGAAATGGCCATTAGGTTGGTTCTTGCCATTTTTCCTGGACTCTTTTGTTTGCCATCTGCGGCTTGAGGCCCAACGCCCATATCACAGGGAGAATGATCTGCGCATGCTTCAAGTACTAGTTTTTTTAATTCATCAATGTCCATTTTACGACCCTCTGTTGTAAATAGTGTCTACTCACGTATATGCTTCATATTAGCAAACCAGTTATTTACATTTTCGAGCCAACCAAGCGCTTTTGGGTGAGAATACAAATCTCTACTGTAAGACCTTCCAGCATGAGAAGACAATACCATTTCATCTAACCAATGCTCCTCCCCTCTTGTGCCCTCTTCTAGAAATTGACACTCTTGTCCTGCAGATTTTCTCCTAAGAGGCATTGGAATACCATCATATCCGTTTGTTTTTAAATTATGACAAAGTTGCCAGCCGGTATCCAAATCTAGTTTCATACCAGGATCATTTCCATATACATGTTGGTTTTCGCTGTTGATATCAATAATTCTTTTTGCATTTTCTTCTGGCTTAAAAGATATATTGCAATCCTTTATTATTTGTGTTTTGAATATTGACGTTACTACATTTGGAAAATTTTGATATTTTTTTGGTTCACCTTTACGATTAGGATCATACTGCGACCCAACTATCGCAATGTTATCTTTAATCTTTTCTAACATCAGTTTTTCCCAGTGCTGATTAAGATAGACAATATCACAATCAGTAACCAAGCAATGTTCTGCGTCAACATGTTCCATCAGCAAATCAAGTGCTTCTCCGTGGCCCATACTAAATTCCCCTGGAGAAATACAATCAAAAACTTCTATTTTATATTTCGATTTTATCTGCTTGGCCATAGGGATATATTCAGGTGTATCATTGACACCCAATAAAAATCTAAACTTTGTATCAAAATCTGCGGTCAACTCAATTGTATTAACCATCAATTGCACATAGGGCAGAGAGTTTCTTCCACATGCAACTATAACATCAATCATTTTTTATCTCCTATTTTTGATCTTTCAATCCCTATTTGTCGAACTGATTCAGGATCTTCTGGTCTTTTGACAAAAAGCGCCTTACTTCTATTAATTGAGTCTTCATCGCTCATTATACTCCAAGTTATACATTTTCTTAAAAAACTAACTTTTGGAACTCCATGATATGATTTATCTGTATTTTGAAATATAACTAATCTGTTTATTCTGGGTTTAACTTTGTGCACACAATAGGTCATATCATCATTCCAACATTCTAAATCTCCATCACTACCTTCACTGAGGTAGAGGAGGCACGTTATCTCTTTTCTAAGGTTGTTGGTAGGATGTCTCCTAGCATCGCTATGTATAAGTTGAAATGATTTTGGTAGCATCATTCTAAGACCAGACCACCTCATTGTTTTGTCTGAAATGAGGTTTTGCACATTTGTTATTTCTGAAATTTCTTTTGTTGTATCATCACTATGCACAAAATCTAAAAAGTCTTGCAAGGTATTACTAAGACCATCTTTCGAACTTATTGACAACATTAGATGCTCTAATGTGTTTTCTTTGTCACCAACTTTTTTATGGCCTGAGTGCCATAAAGAATCAGATATATCAGGCCACTCATTTAATATTTCATTGAGGGCTTCCTGTTTTAAAAAATTATCAACAATCCATATTTTAAAGGGTGATTGAGTGTGTTGTGACAGCCTGTATTCGCCAATGTTTTTATCTTTTCGTTTCATTTTTTTTAATATTCCATCGTCATGAGATTCAAGTTTTAAATATACTTTTTTGTTTCCTAATGTTAGATAGGGAGATTTTTTCTTATCAAATGTTAAAGATAGTATTTCATTAAGAAACAATTCTTTGTCTTTAATAAACTTATTTGAAATTTCATGATTTAAGTCTGAATTTTTAAAATATTTAAAATCTTCATCGTGCGTCATCAGAGATAATTGTGTATGATCATTTTTCAGTGTGCTTTTAAAATTATCTTTCAACATCGAAAGTCCTATTTCATTAGCCTTAAAAAATAGATCTTCTGCTGTCTGGTCCCGATTAACCAAAAAACATCTTGTGTCTATTATTTTTCCCTCATCTAGTTTTTCATCCATAAAATGCATCGTGCTTCCATGAAATTTTTCTTTATTTCTAATAACCCAAGTCGCACAGTGACGTCCTCTGTATTTTAGTCTATAAGAATGATGAAAATTTATTATTCCTCGCGGTACGCGAGTTAATTGTTCTTTTTTTATTATTCTCCAGTAACCCAAAGAAAAAATAATGTCTGACTTGTCTATTAATTCTTCAAGTGATTGTGATTCTACTAAATTGATGCAGTTTTCTTTTAGGAAATTAGAATCATTTGTCAATATTCCAGATATATTAAAGTAATCAGAAGTCTCTTCTTCTAATAAAATCCACTTCAAATAAGAAGCAAAACTATTTTGTTTAGCGTTAAATAATATGCCGCAGTTTATCATTGTTTGTTAATAACACCTAATAGCGAATCTGCTATGTATTTTACATCTTTTTCTGATAGCCACCAACCACAAGGTAAACTAATTTGATGTGCGGCAAACTTGTTGGTGTTAACTAGATCATTTCCAGTCTCTTTAAAGCAATCATATGGATGATTGGGGACGTGAATAACGCCGGTATGAATATCTAAATTTGCCATATCGCTAATAACTCTGTCACGATTAATAGAAGAATCTAGAAGAACCGTATAAATCCAATAGGCTGGATCCATGTGATTATCAATTTTAAGCGGAGTAATATTTTTGTTTTTTAAAAAATAATTTTTATAAAGAGCCGCATTGTTTTTGTGAGTTCCTACTATAAAATCTTTTCGCTCTAAATTAGATATTCCAATGGCTGCTGAAAGGTTGTTCATGTTTAATTTCCATCCAACCTCTTTTATGTTTGAATCCCATCTACGACCTTTCCAATTTCCATCTTCATCCTTAAGGCGATCTCTGTCAAAACCGTACCATTTTAGTCTGGCAGCATATTCATGATCATTGTCATTTAGACAAACAATCGCTCCCCCATCTCCGGTCGTAATGTGCTTTATAGCCTGAAAACTATAGCAAGTTATATCTGCCCAATGACTAACTTCTTTATTCTTGTAAGTGCTCCCGAAAGAGTGCGCAGCGTCTTGGATAAGTTTTATCCCATTTTCCCTACATATACTTTGCAACTTTTCTAATTTACAAGGGACACCAGCCCAGTTTACGCATATAACTGCTTTTGTTTTGTTGGTTATCTTTCGTATTACGTCTTCTGGGTCTATGTTTCCTGTTTCATATTCAATATCTGCCCATATTGTTTTTGCACCTAGCCACTCAGTTGAAACGTTTGTCGCAACACAAGTCATTGATGGGGCAATTACTTCGTCTCCAAAGCCGACGCCTGCTATTTTCAAAGCCATCATGAGGGATCCGGTGCAAGAACTTGTCATAGTTACATTGTCTTGATCAAGAATCTCTTTTAGTAATCTTCTTATTTCTAATACTTCTCTACCTTCATTTAGAAATCCAGATTCTAAAACCTTTCTAATTCTTGACATTACATCTTCTATATCAACATGAACTTTAAACAAGGGGTATTTCATTTTCTTACCTCATCGATGTTTTTCCCCACAAAATCTGAAATCTCTTTGTTCAAGATTTCTAGGCTTTCTAAATAATCTTTCAATTCTTGTTTTGTGACCAAAGATTTAGAACTATCCATTGAATAATCTTTTTCTTCATTAAAGGGCATTGTATATGAAGGTGAAACTGCAAGATATTTTTCTACTTTTCTAGTTCTCAGAGACTCTGAATCATTAATAAGGTCTTCGTGTATTTTTTCACCGGGCCTCATTCCAATTATCTCTATTGGTTTGCCAGAAATTTCAGAAAATATTTCTGCTAAATCTATCACTTTCATCGATTTCAACTCTGGAATCCAGGTTTCTCCTGTTTTACCAAATTTCATAGAAGCATCTATCAAGTCAACACTCTCTTCTAAAGTCATAATATATCTTGTCATTCTTTTGTCTGTTACAGTTATTTTTTCTTTGTGTTCTGATTGATATTTGAACAAAGGTATAATACTACCTCTAGAATTTAATACATTTCCATATCTGACTGCGACAAAATTAATATTTAAGCCTAAATCACTAACAGATGTCACTATTCTTTCCGCAATTGACTTACACATACCATAAACATTTATTGGGGAGCATGCCTTGTCTGTACTGACCATTAAAACCGTTTCTAAGTTATTTAACTTCTCATGATTGTCTTTTACAACATCAACAACGTTTTCAATTCCAAGAATATTTGTTTTTATGCTCTCAAGAGGCGATTTTTCACATACATCAACATGTTTGAGGGCAGATGCAAGTATTATGTGGGTTGGTTTGAAATTTAAAATTGCATCTTTGCATCTTTGTTGGTCTCTTATATCTCCAACAATAAATGAAAGATTTTCATGACCCATTTCATTCCTGATTGTCCAATGTTTGGATTCATCTCTAGAAAAAACACAAACCTTGTTACTCAAGATGTACCTTTTGATAAGCGTCTTACCAAGAGATCCAGTTCCTCCAAAAATTAGTATTTTTTTGTTTTTCATCAAATATTCCTAAAATAATCAATGAAATTATATCATAGGTATAAAATAATTTTAATTATAAGAGTTCAGTGTCTGGAGTTTCCCTGTATTTCTTTCTTGTTGACTTCATATACTCATAAACTCTTTTTCTTATTCTTTTTTGGTTTTGTTCTGAGTGATTTTCTATGTTAAATCTGTCATCCCTGTCTGATTCGTAATATTTCGTAATGAATTCTTCTACAAATTGCGCAGGAGTAAGTTCCTCCATCCAATACGAATCCCCAGCCTTGGCTTCTCTCTCAAATTGACGAAAAGCCTCAATTAATCTGGCTTGTATCTCCTCTGTGGAGTCAACATATTCTTGAGAAGTTACATCAAATTGCTTTTTACCGCCCTTTGCCCTATACTGTTTAAAATTTGACCTAACAGAGTTAAGAAAGTGTGTTAGTTCATGATCTAGTACTTTAACTAACTGCGATTTGTAAAAATTAAAGACTTCCGTGCCTTTATAAAAATTCTCATCTATTTTTCCTCTGTGGTAGAGATACATAACACCTTTAGAATCCATTCCACCGCCAACATCGACTTGGCCGAATGGGTCTACTTGAAATAACAAGATTTTAAAGTTCTTCAAGGCGTTGCGAAAACTCACCATAGAATCAAAGACTTCAAGAGAAAGGGGAACTTCCTCGCTGTATTTTAGCCACAGACTTTTAATTACTTCTTCTTTAAGTTCAAAAGCAACGGCCCAAGTTACAGTAAAATCACCAATACCCTCTTTTCTGTTCTGCATTGATTCGTATTTGTCAAAAGGTGGCAAAAACCATCGGTCAGAAGCGGGCTGCGCAATTGAATATTTAAAATTTTCTATTTTTAAAACTCTTCTTACAAAAAAGGCTAAAATATCTTGATAAACATCATCTGTCTTTCTTTCGTTTAGATACTTTCTCCAATTTTCCATCAAAATCTTCACTTATACACCTCTGCCAGACCTTCTTTTATAAGTAGTTGATTGATATTGACATTATCTACTAATATTTCGCCCAAACAGCGACCAAATTTGCCAACACCTTTAGATTTTAAGATAAATTTTCCGTCAGAGGCCTCTAAAACGGCTTCTAAGCGACGTTTTGATGCTAGTCCAGCCTTCTTCTCGTCTGAATCTTTTGAGCGCGTCTCAGGGGCGTTAATTCCGAATAATCTAACACGTTTTTTGAGAGAAATACCAAAACCTAAGTCAATTTTGACGTCAATCGTGTCTCCGTCAATAATTTTTATTAATTTGGCACGATACTCATACATTTTCCGTGATTTTTACGGTTAAATGTGATGATGACATCATTTTATCGTAGGATAAGACCTTAAGGGTTGTAACAATTTCTAGAATTCCATTGTTTCGAAGTATTTTGAATGCTAAATTCTCTGGAGAGTAGATTCCTTCTCTCTCTAGGCCACTTACCCTCATGTTTTTGGTTTTTTTCTTGAATTTTTCACACAAACTGTAGACTAATTTGTATTCCTTCTCCGCAAAGAGGTCTTGAATCTTTTCTACTTCGTCATTCAGGGCACTTGCCTTCTTCTCTGCAGTGAGAAGATCCAATTCAACGTCATCTCTCGATGGTTCTTCAAGCCATTCACCTGTCTTGATAGAGTAGAGGCCCAAAGATTTGTGTTCTTCGTTGATATCTTGAAAATAAATTTCAACTTCGTGACCATTTATTATAATTGTGTGGTTTTTGTTCCACAAAGTCTTCTGAGAGTTAAGATATTTACCCACAAGTTCATCATTTTGATCAACATCGGCAAAATCTAGCATAATATGAAGGTCTATGTCAGACAAATTGTGCCAATTATATGACGCAATTGATCCGGTGATCGTTATATCTTTAATTTTGCCTTCTAGGTTTAGTTCTGCAATGATATCTTCGGCAATTTTCATTAATTTTCGTCTGACGTTAACGTCTAGACGGTCTCTAAACCAAAACTTTGGATGAAGAGTGTCTTTAACTTTCATATCGGAAGTGTCAAACTCTTCTTCTTTAAGAAAATTTTTCCAATTTTTAGCCAAACTGCTCATCTTTTACTACCTCAATCGCTATTTTTTCGAATTTTGAAGGATTTTGTATCTTCATAACGTCTACAAATGCGTGATCAGTGTGCTCATTGCTTAAAATTATGTTTCCTTTTTCATGAACTGATCTAAAATATGCAATATTTTCTTTTTTTGTATACAACGTTGCTCGAAATATTTCTAAACCAGTTTCTTCTTCAACTTCTCTCTTCAATCCATCAAGCATGCTTTCACCTTCCTTAATATGACCACCAGGTAAATCCATTTCACCGGCATATTTTTCCATATAATTTGATCTTTTCAAGAAAAGAACATGATTGTGCTTGTTTAAAAGAACTAATTTAACAACTTGCGACGTATCTGGAGATTCATTTTCTAACAAGTACTGTCTCCACTCTTTAAAAATCGATTTCATAAGACAAAAGCCTCCTAGATGTCTATAATTATAACTCTAGAAGAAACTTCTGAATCTTCTTCGTCAACGTCATGCGACATTTCAGGCACTTCTAAATCAATGTGTAGTGGAATCTGGCAGGGTGATTCTTCCTCTTCCGGAAGATCCCACAAATACCAGTCATCAAAATTTAGAAAATGTCCCATACATTTAATTAGGGACTCCATTTTATATTCTCCTCTATGTTGTCACTAATTCTATTTCCATTTATCCACAAGGAACATACCGGCCCTTCTATTGGGTTAATAGTTCTTAGTAAATAAACAGCCTCTTCCACCTTATTTAACTGAATTATTCTTATTTTATCAAAAGCACCTTCTGCTTCATCAAAGAAAAAACCGTATTTTTTTAAATATTCAGTGTAATTTACTGGGTTGTGTATGACAACGACAACATCTTCGTGATGAAGAAGAGAAATATAATTGCCTATTAGTTCATCTAGATCAACATGATAGCATATGTGATCTATTCTTCTCATTTGGAGTGTTTATCAGCAACTGTTTGGCTAGCCCATGCGTTTGGTTTAAGTTTGCATTCTAGTCCATATCCTGATACGTATCCTTTAAGCATCTCCGAATGCTTTGATGTACCATTGTTTGACGCAAATGGTGAGACGTCTAAGTGAAGTTCTATGTTTGATGGTTCAATATCGTGATTTGTCATTAGTAATTCAGCAACACGGACAGATCTTCTTGTTTCCTCCGTAATTCTTGTTACTAAATTTTTATAACTTGAGGGACTTAGATTTTCTTTAAAGAAAAAATATCTACCTCTTGTGCCATTTCCGTGAAGACATATTGTAGTGGCAAAACAAACTTTGCCTTTTGAGGGAAAAGAATCAGATCCAATATAGATTGTTGCACCTTTTTCTAATCTTTCATCAATAATGTTAAGAATTTCTTTAAAGGTAGTCTTTTTTCTAGAGCCAGTATACCATATAGTGCTTAAGTATTCTGCGTTATCCTCTAACATAAAAATTGCCTCTCTTCTTAAGTACTACGTTAGTTTTAATATAATTATCTTTATTTTTAATTTCTACATCGTAGTGACCATCTAAGAGGCCTCTTCTTTCTTCTTCTTTCATCATATGTCTCATAGTGAGGTATATGCTTAACAAAGTGATGATAGAACCCATCATCATTCCAATTCCTAGAAGTTCCATGTACACTCCTTTGTGATGGATCTAATTATAGCATATATCTTTTAGAAAAAAAAGACTTATTTTTCAAAAATTTCAAGGAGAGCCATTTTTACATGTTTTCTAATTGTGTCCAAGTCCCTTTCTGGCAAATCAGACGTGTTGTCGTTATAGTAAAGTGCATTATCAATATCTGTCATGATACTTTCAATTTTATCTTCCGTTGTATCTGCCTGGAATGTTTCAAATAAGTTTTTTAAGAACTCAACGCCTTTCTTCGCTGCGCCTTTCATTTGCCTACCAGCATCCTCTGCGTCATCTAGAAAAGCATCAACATTTTTCATATATTCAGAATCGGCATAGATATCTTCTTCTTCCTCTTCTTCAGGTTCTTTTTGACCAGGAGATTCGCCTGTTAACAAAAATTTAATTAATTCTTCTTTTGTAACCTCTTGGCCCATTGGAAAGTCTTCTGATGTGGCACCAAGCATTCTTAGCGACATATCTCTGCTTGATCGATCTAGACCTGTAATTCTTTCTGACTCTAGGTGTTCGTTTAGCGCACGAAGTTCCATGTCTAAGAATCTATCGCTTTGAGCCAACTTTTTCTTTTGTGCGTCGGTCATTTTACCTTTGACAACCATTTGTTCTATTTTGGCTTTAGGTGCGGCTTCCGCACCGCCAGTTGGAGCCATAGGAGCCAGTACAGCAAAGGCTAATGCCATCGCTTTAAGTGCATTGCTTGATTTTGATGATATTTTTTGCAAGATCCCTTCCTTTACTAATTGTTCGTAGATTATATCTTGATATAACTGCAAGTTCTCTTCTGTTATCATATCATCATCAATAAATGATTTCCAGTTTTCCATTATAATTTTGTGTTTCATGTTAATGTCCTTACCATTTTCTACAGGACCAGTATCTTGCTTTTGTTTTTGGTCCTGGATTGTCACAATTGTGTCTAGCCCTAAATGATTTTCTACGCTTTGGGTTGGACTTCTTAATTCTCATGTTTGGATCACCAAAGTTAACCTTTTTTATATTTTTAGTTTTAGGGTCTTTTACAAATACTTTAAACTTTTTTACGTCACCTCTCATTGGCTTGTTAAGTTTAACTTTGCGGCCACGATATTCTGCTTCTACAACAACATCGTCCCAAAATTCTAGGTCTTCCTCTACAACAGAACCATCTTCATATAGTGCATCTGAGATATAAAAATAACTTTCATCTAAGTCATCAATATCATAATTATCGTAATCTTCGTCCTCGAATTCATCATCATCATCTTCTTCGTAATCAAATTCACGGTCATCTTCATAATATCCTGGAGGTGCCTTAGCAGATCTAGGATCACTCATCTTAAGCCCTTCAGTGAATTTTCTCCAGTTTTCTAGTATAAGTTTGATACTCATTTTTTCTTCCTCTTGGATTTACTTTGTTTAACGTTTTTAGCCTTACCCCTACGATTTGGGTTTGGATCTTCCTTTCTTTTCTTTTTGGCCCTCTTATCTCTTTCTTTTTTGCTTAATCGTGCGCGATCATCTGGATCTCTGCAATAAGGTTTTGTTTTCTGGCCAGGTTGTTTAGCACAAGGTTTACCGTCGTATTTACCGCCTGCCTGGACCCATCCACCACCTTTAAACCAGTCTCTGAGGGAATATCCCTTACTTTTAGCGCCTTTGCCGTCTCTTCTGCCGCCCTTGCGCTTCTTTTCAAGATATAATTTAATTTCTTCCTTGATGATCTCTTCTATCTCTAAATCAATCATTTCTTTTTCCTCATACGCTGGGTTTTCTTTTTCGAAGCCTCTTTTCTTTTTTTAGCATAATCATATGCTCTTTTTAATCTTGCTTTTACCTTTGGATCCTTGGCTCTTTTATATGCTGCACGAACACGTTGATGTACAAGATTAATTATTTGTGATTGTCTTTTATGGGACTTACTCTTAAAACTAGCCTTAGAAAAGGTATCTCTGATATCAGAAACAGAACTAAATTTAACACTTACAGTATCTTTTGGATTTTCATCTGTATAAAGTCTTCTGCTAGAACCTTTTGGCTTTTTACCTGTCCCTTTTTTAGGATCTTTGCCTTCTTCTGCTTTTACACAATTTCTATATGTGCGACCAAACATTTTTTTTGTTTTTCTGGTTGGGTGCGTTTTATAACCCTTTTGGCAACGTTCCGCTACTTTTTTAGCGGTAGCAGTAGAAATAGCGTATCGCTTCTCATCTGGCATATCAGGGTTATCTCTTTTCAATGCCGCAGCAATTTCTTTTTTCTTTTTATATTCAGGTTTGCTTAGTTTTCTTTCTTTGAAATTTTTTTTTTCGTTTCCGGGGGTGGCATCTTCATTTGTTTTTTTGGATTTGTTTCCCCAATTTTTCGCGCCAACTTTTCTGCACTTTACGAGTGCACCGGAGGCATATGCGCTAGGCCACACAGCATAACGCGATTTTACCTTGTGATAGCAAGCATCACGCTTGCCTGTCTTTTTCTTCTTCTTTTTCTTTTTGCGCTTCTTTTCTTGGAGAAATTCTTCGATTTCTTCGGTGATGATTTCGTCAAGATCCCCGGCGAAGCCGTCCAAAATTTTGCGCCAATTTTTTGTTGTAGTGTCCATACTCTATAAATAGTATGTTTTGCGAGAAAAAGAAATAACAACTACAGGTCTAAAAAGTAAAAGGCTATTTCTTTGACGCCTACATACCAGCCATCATCTCCGTTAGGATAAGATATAAGCATTGTAGGATAGGTTTCTACCCCTACTAACCAGGCTAAATGAGAAGCCCACTTATCTTCGGCATTAACCCAGACAACTTTGTCATCTAAGCCTCTATGTTTGATAAATTTTTCTAATTGTTTGCAGGGACCACACCAGGGGGTAGTAAATATGACTCTAACGGGATTCTCCTTATCGGAGAGCAACCGATCTAGTTCATGTTCACTAACGTATTTGCCTCCAGCCCGATGAACTACCTCACCATCGTAGGCTACAGAGATTTCGGCTTTTCTTTTTTGTACAGGCCCACCACAGGCCACAACTAACGATAACATAAAGAATCCAATTAAAGCGTATAGAACGTACCTCATAATAACTACCTCCTAGAGGTAACTATCGGGCAAAGGTAGGATAATGTAGGATATTATTAAACGCGGATATTTTTTATCGCTGAGAAATGCGATCAATTGCGAATCGGCCAACGACCGCATCGGGCGCGGAGGCTTTATCGCGAGTTTGGATAGCGAACATTTCCCCGTCATGGGAGACCCTGAGAGGATCCCTTCCTCGCATTGGATCGTAATCGGCCTTTATACCTTGGCCTTGAAGCGCATCGGCTAGATCGCTTAGTTTACGTATCTCATCTCTATACCCCTGGCGGACCATATTCCTCAACACTTTCATCAGATCCGGGGCAAGTTCATCGCCTTCTTGCAGGCTTGTGTCCTCTACTTCATTAACAAACTTTTTCCACTCTTCAAGAATCTTTTTCATTGCTGGAATTCTCCTTTCCAAAATTATTTAGATAGTTTTCTAACGCCTTCTGGATTTTACCCTCAATCACAATGTGGTGTTCTTCGCTAATCATATCGATCATCTCTGTGCGATTTCTGGCTGCTTCCCAAGGCGTTAATTTGTTGGCATCTAACCCAACGCAAATTATGCACATTTTAGCAACACCCAGCCTCGCATGCGCAACATCCACAACAACAGCAACAGTGCTTAGCATCAAACAACTTAACTAATTTGTGTAGTAATCTCTTCATCTTTAAAATCTCCTAAAATTTTTCTGGGTGTTTTTTAGTACACATTTTAAATAGTTTTGCTTATCCCTTATATCTCGGAATTTTCTTAGCCGCATCGTAAACGTCCTTAGCCGGCGCGGACGGGGTGTCTGCGCTGCTAGGGCCTAGTATGCCGGGGGGAGGGGGAGGGGGGGTGTCAATCAGCGTTTACATGAAACGCCGCCAAAGTATCATAAATGATATCAACATCAACCGGGGCGTCTGCGTCATTCTCCAGGTCTAACAGTACATCCAACTCTAACTCTTCATCGTCGAGGATATCGGTGATAGTGATATCACCGTCAACAATGCGGGCGAACTTAGGAGCGGCGACATTAGCGGCTACAGGGCAAGAGGGGAACAACATCATAATAAACTCCAGATTAATAAAAAACTTTTAACAGGCGATGTCTATAGAAAGGGTCGGATCATCAGCGATGGCCTGAGCGAATGCCTTAAGGTCTAACGAATCATTCGCACACACCCACGCTTTGGATCCCCATGTATCAAGCGACTTAATATTGTATTGGTAAAATAACTGTGCATGAAATCGCTTGGCAAGCGCTTTGGTGCTCATGTCAACGCCTGAATTCTTATGCCTGGCCAGATAGCGGTAACCATCAACCCACCGCGCACCAAGGCGGTTAACCCGTGCGCACCAAATCGGGCTGTCTTCCAAGCGCTTGAATACTTCATTCCTGGTCTTGCTAGTCTGCCAAATCTTGATAAATTCAATTGCCTCTCTCTGAACTTCGCAACGAAAGTAAACGGCCATGATAGACTCCAGACTAATAAAAAAAAATAATGGGGGGACATTGCGTCCCCCCGTTGAAGGGCTCACCGGGCGGTGATTAACTAGGGAATAGGTCGGCGGCTGGCTTCTTTGCTTTCGCCTTGCTTCCCTTAGTGGCGGGGGTGGAATTCTTAGCCTTCGGAGCCTTGCGGGTCAACTGGGCCTCATTGGCATTAATAAAGTTTTGAATGGTGCCGTCTTCTACCATTGCAATGATCTTTTCCCACTGGCCAGCGTAAAGGGTGACGGGCATTCGCTGGAGACCATAAACAGAGATCGCCCCCTTCTGAGATACCTTGAGGCGCGCAAGTCCTTTGGTCTTCTCTTTAAGCGCTTTCAATTCATTCTGCATTGCTTCTAGTTCAGCGATACGGGCGAAAAGGGCTTGATTTGTATTCTCGTTAGCCATTGATGGCCTCCATTCAATTATGGCCGCGTAGGGCCGGGTTAAGTTACTGTGACAACCGTTAGTCACATTCTAATAATAGCAGATAATTGGTCGCGGTCAAGTACTTTTAAAAGAAAAATTAATTTTTTTTTGTTTCGCAATGATTACAGGATCTTAGAATTCACGATTCAAGTTCCTTTTCTAAATCGGTGTCGTTAAAGACTGCCACGATTAGCCCGTTAAGATCCTCTAATTCTTGCTTGGCATGTACACTCAATCGGGACAGTCCAGGCCGTGACCCTTCCAAGGTCTCTTGGCGCTGATGGGTGAAGTCTTGCACGACCTCACGCAATAGGGCCAACTGAAATGAATTGAGCAGTACACTATGAAGCGAATGATTCATATGGGTTTCACCTTTCAAGTTGTTTTGCCTCGCTGACTTTCAAAGTATCGCAAAACTAAAAACGAATTGCAAATAAAAATTTAATAAATCGTAAAACCGCAATGATTCCAAGTACTTAGACTTTCCATTTAATCTTCTCTAACCATTTAGGCTCGCAATTATTAGCCAATAAGAGGAAACGGGCCGCCTTGGCCTTACCCTCTGCTAGGGTGTCCGCTTCCCCTGTCCATTCTAGGTCGTCCGTAGTCCCTACGACTATCGAGTAGTGATCATCCCGAATGCGCTTGATTAGCGCTAAGCGCTGGCATTCATCCCTTGTTAGCCATTCCGCACCCCATGTTTCATCGTCGTAGCGTTCCCATTCTAACATTCGGTCATTCCCCGTTAATATATTGACGATAAAAAGGGTTAGAAAACTAACGTGCATCCCCTAGATACACCCCATAACACTCATATACACTCTATGCCACTATAAAACACTTTATACCACATATGCGTATGAGCGTAACCCTAACCACTACTCAGCAAAAATGCTATCGCTTCTTAGTCCTAACCCAACTATTAGAAACGCTCTTTTTTCTGCTCTTATACTTTGCCATAGTTAACCCTTTATTACAAGTAAAAAATGCAAGGGGAATCTTTTTTTATCTTTACCCCTTATCGGATAACTCTATAGCGCTTGAGATTTTTTGCCTGCATTCTTGCCTATAAAGATTTTCCTCTGTTCTGTTTTTTCTCTCTTTTTTCTAGGGACCATCACGAATCATTTTTTCCTCCTACGCGAGAGATTTTTCTGTAATCATTCCAGTTACATACACGGGCGAGAGATTTTTTTGTGCTCTCCTAATCTCACAAACTCTACCTTCTCATGCGGGTGGGTGCCTGAGAGATTTTTCTGTAACCATTCCCATCTATCGTGCAACTGTTCTCTATCTGATGAGATTCGCATGTACTGTTTCTCGCCTATCTTGAACACTAATTCGTACAGCATTGGTTACCCTTTTTTATTTTTCTTACCTCGCCGACTTTTAAAGTATCGCAAATTCCAAAATTGAATGCAAGAAATATTTTAACTTTCTTTTTTGTCCAATGATTTCAATTATTTAGCAGTCCAGAAAACTTTGGGTGACCCTGTGCCTTGAGCGTATGGACAGAATCAACCACTGCAAAGCATACCTTCTTATCTGTTATCCTTTCATTCTCATAATTGTGCAAAGCGATCAAGGTTTGCAGCGCCCCATCACTATCGCTTGCCGCTTTCTGTACTGCAGTGTACATATCAAGCGCAGCCTCATGATCTCCGCTTGCATACAGTGTTAGCAACTCGTCACCATACTGATTCACGTTTATGTCTACCATTCCATCTCCCTACAAACTTCCTGAAAAAAACTATCTGGATAGCCATTGTAGTTATATAATCGGCAAGTCGTCCCGTGATCAAAACCATCTAACTGGCCACCGTCGCCACCATTGGCCATATCGATATATTGTCTCTTGACTTCCCTTAACATGGAAGCGCTGGCCATTGATCCATGTGCTTGCATCTCCCTGTAATGCTTGACTATTTGATCAACCGTTTGCATTTCTTATCCCTTCCTCATGTTATGTAGGAAAGCGCCGTCATCTACGAAATCGGCATGCATGCGAGCATACCCTACATGTTTGCTGGTGGTCATAGACTGAAACCCATAATTTGTACCGCTAGTGTAATCACGCGCTATCTTTTGGCCGTGCTCATTAGTGGTGCCAATAAGCAAACTATAACTGTATAAATTCTGGCCATCGGTGCTAAACTGGCCCGTGCTATTTGCCGCGCCCTGATTCATCGCCCAATTACCGGCAACGCTTCGTGTATCTGTTTTAAAGATTCTAGACATATTCATTCTCCATATCCTCAATTGCGGTTTCACGTAGGCTTTCTGTACTCTCGTTATCATAACATGCAAAGCCGCGCAATTCAAGATGATTAATCAATTCCTTGCGATTCATGCTCTTTATGCCTTGCCATGATGTCTCTATGAAAGTACCCTTACGGGTTTCTAAAATACTTTTCACTGGTGTTTTCTCCCTATTCATTCTGATAATCGTTGCTAGATCCCACATGATTAATACTCGGCTCCAATCTTTCTTGTTGCGTGTATGAGATCTTCCTTGCATATGTTAGTCACGTTAATGAATAACCTTATACCTGCGGACTCGCTACCTCCTACCGTATTGCTCCGGATAAACCGTAGTTCATGCCACAAATCAACCGCTGCCTGGTAGTTCTCACTAGACACGAACGCTTGAATTTGCCTTGTACACATATCAGTCAGAATAGGCATATTCTTTTGTTTTTCATATATCTCGTCTAGTCTCTCAAGTAAATCGCGCTCTTCATTCATTTTGGCTAACCTTTGCTCGTTCATCTTGTATACATTAAAGCACATAAAAAAAATTGGCGCAAGAAAAAAATCGCGAAATCGTAAATCGCGAATAAAATCAATTACTTATCAACCAAACGTAACACCCTTCTATCAATAGTCTTATACTTTCCTGATATGTGCATGCATTCCCAATAGCCATCAATAACCGTAGAGGGCTTGACCACCAAATAGAGATCATTGGCCCGCTCTTTCTTAGTGCGTCCCGGTACTGATTCTAATACCCTGACAAATGCACCTGGTTTGATCTCATCCATTATTCTTACCTTTCGCCGGGAAATACTGTAGTCTACCCTGTGCAACCGCATTTGTCAACTTAATTGCACTATCACACTTCTTAGTGTAACGCACCGTGCCACCTAGTGGCTTCTCTAAATGCCATTCTGGGCTCATCAAGACATAATCAACCAATTGAAGCGCTGGCCCATTATCCGTATTAGTAACTAAACCCCATGCCCTATGTGGACCAAAGTAGAACATGTCCCCTACTTTATACTTATTAACTGCCATTGTCAACCCCTACCAACACTGATGGTCAATAATACAATCACCGAATGACCACCGGACCTCTGCTAGTGTCCAGCAACCAGGACGACGAAACACTCTATCAGGATCGCATACCTCCACTAGATGGTGACTATCAGGACAGTCAATATCAGTCTGCCCGTAGTCAAAATCACGAGGACTACAACCGTCGTAAGAGTAGACCACATGGCTTGATACCGTTGTACGTCTCCGAGGCGGATTGTATTCCTCTTCTACTGTAAGAGCACACCCAGTGCTTAAGAGCGCTGCAATCGTCAATAACTTAATCATGCTTTCCTCGTTTTCCTCACCAACAATTGCATTATAGCGCGAAAAAAAATCAAAAGTCAAATAAAAAATTTTCTTAATGATTTCAAGAACTTAGTGGGTCACCCCGGACTCGAACCGGGAACCAGCGGATTAAAAGTCCGATGCGCTACCAATTGCGCCAGTGACCCTAAAGAGGTGGTTTTATTATATGTAGCCGCATAGCGAGACCACCTAAACTCGCCGGAGGTAACCTTTAAAAACTACTCTGAATTAGAGCGACCATACGATGAAACCCATTTACCATACCTGTTAATCCTATCAGATCCCCCAATAAAAAGCAACCAATACCTATTAAAATTTTATCCATCGCGATTGTCATCCCTTAATGGCACTAACTCCCTGATAACACTCCTCAAATCGTTAGCAATAAACCATTTATCATAATCAAAAACATCTACCATGTTATAAACGGCGCGTTCAAAAGAAAGCCTACGGTTTAAAACATCCTCCGCTTTACCCCTTAAATCCTTTTCATACCTGTAGCCCTCTGCTAATATCTCCTCTTTATTCCTTAGAATATCCTCAAGACTATCTTGAAAGGTCATATTACCCCTTCCCATCTACTGCAATAACCTTTTCACTAGTGTTAAAGTACGGTTGCCTGTAACCATCGGCATCTGTCAACCACATACGCTGACACTTGCTAGGCTTTGGCTTTGGAGCGTACATATCTGTCAAGATGATGTGGCCATCAAAGTCACCGCGCTGGTTAACATACTCAGTAGGAGCATTGAAACACGTACCGCCACTGAGAACTCGCTCATATTTTCTCTTGTCCCCTTTCTTCCATACATAAATCTTACTCTCATCTACTTTTGTATCGAATGGAACGACTGTAAACTCTGCTAATTCAGCCAGTTTGTTCAATTCGGAAAAGAACATTGCTAACATCTCGTTACTTACAGATCCTGACTGATCAATTGATACCGCAATCTTGGCAACCCGCGCTTGTTTACGGCCCGGATGTACGTATGGAAACCTCCTGTTAATCCTCTTGATAGAACTAGACTTGTTGGCACGTTGTGATGTCTTAACAAAATATCTTAAAACCTTCCTCCAGTCAATGACTGTCTTGATAGAATCCATAATTTTCTGGCGAGTAGACTGTGATACTGAACCCCACCCATTACTGGACGCGGCTTCCTGTGCTGCGTTTTTTACAATATCTTTTATACGTTCAGAAGCAATATCCTTTATCTCTTGCGGGCATTTACCCCACCCGCTATGATCATCTAAAGATTCCGGTGCAGGAGTACCGCTAGAAGCGCCAGAATCGCCGTCTCCGGGGTTTTCTCCACTAGACCCACCATCGGACCCGTCTCCGCTACTACCTTGCCCAGAATCGCCGTCATTTCCAGATTGTGTAATGGCCTCTGGCAAGTTAGCAAGATACCATTCAGCGGACATACCTTTAGGCAAATCCTCAAACTGATCTTTACCCGGAATGAGACCACCCTCGGGCAGATTATCAATGTGGCTATTAATTGCTAAATCAGTAGCAATATTCCAATGTTGCATAGGCACGTTATCAGGCATACGGTCAGTAACATGCTTAAAAATAATATGGTAGAACTCATGCTTAAGCACTGCCAAGCGTTCTTTGCTGGTTAGAGCCTTAAAGAACTCAGGGTTGTACAACATCTCAAACTGTGCTGAATCAGGGTTAACCATAACACCGGCAGTAGGCACCGAAAACGATGCACGCTTATCAATGCGCCGCGATATAGATGCAAAAAATGGCTCTTCTAAAAGCAATTTTGCAGTGTGCATATTGAGATCAAAGGTCTGCTCATCCATAACTGTAGTCTCTTGTTGCGTTGTCATGATTGCACTATAACCCTATCCAGAACAAATGTCAATTATTTTCTACATCGCCAAGGATTTCAACCAGGAAATCCGACACTGAACGACCATCAACCGATGCCTGATGTAGACTAACAAGATTATCTCTTGCTGATTCATCCTCCACTGAACCCATAACCGTCCACAATTTCATAGCAACCTCAGAGGGAAGCATAAAGAAATACCTTGCCACGTTATCCATTTGCTCTTGCGGCAAGACACTGTGGAAAGTCTCCGCTGATTCAAACTTGGCCACCATAGCAGTATGCTCATTGATACCAAAGTCTGCTAACTTAGAGAAGTCACCCTTGATAAGAATATCCTCAATAGACACTTGCCTGTCATAGTTAGCAATAAAATCCTTGAATGCTACCGCAGCCTCAAAACCAACAAAAGCACTGGTTAACTGAAACAATAGAGCACCATCCTTGCTCTCATAAGCATTGGCATGCTGTAAACACTCGTCTAAACGCTCCCAAGAACGACGGGAAGGATAGACCTTGTTTGGCTCATAGTCATCGCTATGCTCAAGATGATTGTGGTTATGATTAATAAAATCCCACACTTCCGAGGACAAGCCGGTATCCTTGGCCCAGTTAAGCCAATCATCTACCGATGGTTCAATATCAAACACAGTCCACCTGTCAAGTTCAGCGGGATCCATCTCGCCTACCTGGTATTGGGCACCGTGCTCGCCACCATTAACAGCAGCAAATACAAGGGTGTCATCATGTAGACAGTGGCCATTCAGTTTTCGACTATCTGTCAACTCAAAAATACCCTGACGCACCTCAACTGTGGCACGGTCTACCTCATCCAAGAATAGAACAACTGGCTCATCACATGCACGCTTAAACCAATCCGGTGGATTAAAGGAAGTACTATTCCCATTGATAACAGGTAGACCAACAAGGTCACCTTCGGTCATCTGAGATGCGCGGCGTTCTACCACAGGCAACCCAATGTGGTCAGCATACTGATATACAACGGTAGACTTACCAATACCGTGACGGCCACGTAAGAGAACTGGCTTGCGAACACCTGTAACGTAACCGACGACGCTACCAAAAGTCTTGAAGTCAACTGCCATGATGATTTACTCCTAATGAAAAGCAGTTAGTTTTTCGTTCTATCTTTTTTAATTATGCACAAACGATTTACATATTGCAAACAAAAAATGAAAAATCGTAAAAACAAAATAAATTCAATTACTTAGCGACTACAACTTTTACAGACATAGCCACCCCACTCTGGCCGTTTAGCATTGGGGAAGTATTCATGGCAATAGAGACAATCCATACCGTAATTATTATCACCGTTATGGTATCCCGTATCCCTATCGAACTGGAGACGGTTAGCCCTTGCAACAAATCGTACTCTAGCCTTACCCATTAGTCGTCATCCTCTTCTGGCATTAATGGTAACAATCCAGCCTTTTCTAACTCCTGCATGTACTCATCAACTGACAAGCCATACTCACTAGCATTATCTGTCATCGCTTGCAGGAAGTCAAGAATTATTTTTCTAACCGCGTATTCTTTGTTGTCCTCGTCATCTTCAGGGCCACTATCTTTTAAAAGGTTTAATATGCGTTGCCATTCCCAGTTCTTGTGTTTGCCATTCTCACTCTTATTAACAAAGTCTGTTATTGAGGTAACATTATCCTTGTCGTCATCATCTTTCATTATTTACCTACACCTTTGGCCATATCAACTGAAACAACATACTGATAAGCACCTTTATTATATGCTGGCGCTGTACACTTAGCCTTGCGGGCTGTCTCTACGCGAGCATTAGCAGCGCCGCACTCTAAGCAGGTCTTATAACCTAACGCTTTTCTTTTGGGGTTGTATTCTTCCCAGCATTCAACACAGATGGCTATCATAATATTATACCTTTCGCGCTTCGCTGATTACTTCCATTTGGTTTTTAGGGTTTGAGGTAGTCATAACTTTTGGCCTGAACCATCTCACCACTCTCACCTCTTCCGTGCCTGGTATTTCCCTGATCACGACACCGTGCCAATAGTCCCAAGGCGGCGCTTTATACTTTACTAGGTCACCAACCTTCATTTGTTTTCCTCTGCAATCTTTGTATATTTGTATTAAACCAAAACAAAAAACAAAATGCAAGAAAAATTTATTTATTTAATAAATTCAAGAACTTAGCACTTCTTTGATAGCAAAGGTTGAGAACACTAAACCCTCACGATGCCAATCCGGAGCCTTATCCACCCATCGCACCTTTACACCATCAACTGGTGAATTGGGATGATCAGGATACATGTACTTAACATAAGTAACAATGCCCCTCTCGCCCTTGTTGGTCTCAATTAAATCACCGATTTTCATCCTGCCCCCCTTTAAGTTCTCTTACACAGTCTTCTGGTAGCCACAACTTTTTGCCACTTGTAAGTAAAACCTCATAATGATACTCATCATCATCGTCGTGATACTCTATATCGTATGAAATTATTACTCCAGTAGAAGAGGCCCACTCACCTAGATCATACCATTCTGCGTCAACTAAATCACCGATTTTCATGCCAACACCTCAAATTCATAACCCCACCATTTTTCTTTCTTTCCGCTACCAGCAACCATAACACACCAAAGGTTAGTTTGACCGTAGGCATTACCGTGGGCATTTCCTGTTATTATCCCCACCTCGCGTCTCATAACGTGTTCAACCAAATCACCGACGTTCACTGATAACCTCCAGTAAACTAGTCTCTACAGGCATTGATGAATAATCATAAAGCAATACATAGCCTTGTAGTGGTGCAGATTTTCTAACAATATGTATTTTTCTAGTTTTCTCTTGGGTTCTGTTAAAAGGATTCGGTCTAAATCTTACTAAATCACCGGCTTTCACTGATAACCTCCACTGTATCTTGTGTACACCAGAATACACCGTAGTTAAACCAATTTACTTTTATTGGGTCTGGCTTGTCTAATTGAGTGTACGGCATTACATCTACCACAATACCGTGTACGTTGTCAAGATAAGGTACGCCAAACTTGTTGTGTTTTTTTACTAGTGTTCCGACCTTGATTTTCATGGCAAACTCTCAATTTCTACTGTTGAATCCCAAGTTACATCGCCGTTCTGCCAAAGTATTTTATGTCTAACTGGCCTCGATTCCTTTTCACCGTGCGGTTTCATCCACTGTGAATCTAGTATGATTCCAAATGTTCTACTTTTCCATAATCTATCAGTTCCACAAAATATATCATACTGACGAGAGGACTCGCTCCACTGCACAGAATCACCTTTCTTTGGGTGATGTGAAATTGAATCAGTCATCTTTGTTCTTCTTCATTTTTGAAGTGAACCTACCGTAGTTACCCATGCCATCGTAGTCCATCGTATCCTGGTTTGGCTCATCTCGCTTTTTTTCTTTTTGAATGTTATCACCTGATTTAAAAAAAGTCAAGCCTTTAATTAGTGATGTCCAAAAATCAATCATTAACTTCCCTCGCTATTTTTTAAATCATACTAAACAAAATTTTGAAAGTCAACATTTTTTTAAATTTTGTTTAGTCGCCAGGACTATATCCTTGTCATCAGCGGGCCACCAATTAGCGTTATTAACCGCCGCTGTCCAACTGCCAAAGTCTTTAACATCGTCAAGCCATACTATCAAGAACTCTTCAATATTACCATCGGCCCACTGTTCTCTTGATTTGGTCACCAGGCCCATTGCACCCGTGCCACAATAGTGATCATGAGGCTTGTATATCACTAGATCGCCTACCTTCACTGATAACCTCCAGTTTATCTTCTTCGTGCCACATTACACTAGAGTGAACTGTATTCCACCTTACGCGAACGTTTCTATGGTTGTCAGGGCCGTGAAGGGGACTAAACTCTAAGACTATGCCAACGTATTGATTATGTACACGGTCTGATATATACCTGCTCTTCTTGTACGCTATCAGGTCACCGACTTTCACTGATAACCTCAAACTCGCTTGGCTTATGTAGTTCGGGCTTGCGACCAGGATAAGCCACTTTTATCAATCTTCCTGTGCCTAATATGCCGCCTGAATCTGCATCTGTACTTAAGCAAATTGCTACGGCTCTTTTTTGTTGGTGCAACTGTAACATGCCCCAGCGCTTTACTACTAAATCACCTTTTTTCATCTCTTAAACTCCCAATACGCTACTGATAACGCTATCAACATTAGTACACCAAGGATTACATACTCGGTGAATCCGTCTATCTGCATACTAACCATTGCGGCTTCATTCATTTTTACCTCTGTATCCCCAATACAAACTACCAAAGAAGAGGAAGTCTGCTATAGCACCGTAGAGTAGCGGAGCGTCTAATATATACTGAGTTAAAGTAAACATTTTATTGTTTCATTGGATAGATATAATCAATATGTGATTCTATCTTTTTACCGTCGCGACCCAGTAATTTTATCCATTCGCTATCTTCCTTTACTGGGCCAAGCGAAAGAAACGGACCTTGAAATCCGAGCGCTTCACCATAATCTACTCTTACTAATGTTCCCGCTTTCATGACTAATTCCTTTACGCGCTCTTTTTATTCTCTCTGTTAATCTCTACCAGTCTCTCAAACGCCCACTTTCTAATTTGATCTCTGGGATATGTAGTCATCTTAACGCAGGAATCTACACTAAGATTTGGATGATTTATAACTTCTCTCGCTATCCTGTTACCCTCATAAGAAGAATTAATTTCTTTATCATCCAATATCCAATTAGTGATATCATCAACTATATGCACCGGAGCGCGTAAACCGGCGTTACGCAAGAAACAACTGCTTAATCGCCAGCGGCCCATATATGAACTTAGAAACTTCTTTTTATGATCAGAGTATAACTCTTCATATTTACTGATGTTATTTTCGTAGTGTCTATTAATAACCAACGTAGCCTTTAGAACATAAGATCTCTTAGTGCCGTCATTCCACAGCATTTCTTTCACGCTATCGCACAAGAATGGGTTTTCTGCTAAATACAAGTTAGCAACCTTATAGCCTTGTTCATATATCCTTACCTGCATGAACTCATCAATCCAGCGATTCTTAGCGAGATTGTTAAGTTCTGTATTGCACATGGATTCAACATAATTGGCTAGTGACATTCCCTCTCCATTTCTTCCAATACTTCTAAAAGCATATCTTTCATGTCAAACGAACCGTAACCCCATCTAGGAGTTTTATACGGATCAATTCCTTCGATCTTGTTTTTAATGATAGATGAAATTTTATCAAAAGTCAAATGTTTTTTTTCTTCGCTGGGTTCAATTTTAACTTCTGGGTGCAAACTAAACGGATCTAACTTCACTTTCGCCCCTTTACTGCTTTTATTTCCTTCTCAATAACTTCGGCAATACGACCGACTTTTATGAACTTTACCCTGTAAGGTATTGCTCCCTTACACGCCCTTGTAATAGGGCCATAATTAACTGATGTGACAACACCAATGTCACCCTTATAATATGTATTTGGTCTTCCCTCTACCAATTGACCTACACTGTACTTTGGCTTATTCTTGTATTCGTTTAACACCTTTACAGCGTACTTGTTGGCGCACATCTTGTCAAATTCCACCTTGGAAAGCACATGACCCTTTGGATCATCTAATACCTTCTTGACAGTGAAACTAAAGTATCCTTCTTCCGATGCCTCGTAATATTTGGCACACTTAACAGCAACATCACGGAGGTCATCACTGTAAGAAGTACTCCAGTTTTTTGCTTCTTCAATGGCTTTGTCACTGTAAATCCCCTCTATGCTTTCCAGGTATCTTTCTTGGCCAGGTGTCAAGTATCCTCTATCATCGTAAAAACATTTGACATCATTTAAAAAATTAAGGTGTCGTTCTTTTCTGTAATGGTTTATAATTGTATCCGCAGCAATTGCATTTTTTGTGATTTTCGAAATTCGCTCAAGCACTGAATTTTCCTTTCTCCATTTGTTCACATGCAATAATATCAAAAATTGTTTTTGTTTTCAACCTTTTTTTTAAAATATATGCGGCCTGTCTTTTTGAAATGGCTATTGAAACTTTGAAAACGGAATATGCTTCTTGTGATTGATCCAGTTTATAACACCAAGTTCTAAAAAGCATGATTGTTCTCCACTAGATATCATTACTATAATTAGAGGCAAGATTTGGTCCACCCCCAGAGAATTGAACTCTGCTTTAGAACGCTTATAAGACGCCCCCTGACCACCAGCCAGCCGGGGTGGATAAAGAGCCCGCGATAGGACTTGAACCTACAACTTATTGATTACAAATCAATTACTCTACCAATTGAGTTACACGGGCAGAACCCCTTAGAAAAACTAAGGGGCATTGACCTTACTTGCCCTTTGGTGGGTTATTGTCACGACCGCCGCCGCTTGGGTTTCCAGTTGTTGATGGCCAACCACCGTTGTTACCACTAGACATACAGCATCACCTCCTTTCATTAATTAATTTCACACTCACAAACAGTAGGGACGGAGGGACTTGAACCCACACGGCCAATAGCCGGGAGATTTTAAGTCTCCTGCGTCTACCTATTCCGCCACGTCCCCGTTTGATCTTTTTTCAACTTGATCGTGCCTAATCTTAGTATATAAAATAAAACTTGTCAAGCCAAAAACAAGAAAAAAAGTATAAATAAATTCTATAAAATTCATACTCTAATCCTTAAAATACACCGACATCCCCATTAACGTTGGTGCCCAAAGACCAATAAAGATACCAAACCTTTCGGCATGTGCAGGATCCTCCCCTGCGATTACCCACGTTGCAATCGACGCTGCAACAGACACCAGTGATGCGATAAAGCATCCAGATGAAAGTGTTTCTCTGTTCATTTTCACTCCTCTTCTGGTGGTCTAACCACCTGCTAAATTAAATTGGCACCCTGGGCAGGATTCGAACCTGCGACCTGCGGATTAGAAGTCCGATGTTCTATCCAACTGAACTACCAGGGCATAATCTTCTTTACTTCTTGAATTATATTTTCTCTTCTTAGGGAATCTCTGTATTCCAAAAGAGCCAACTCTTTCTTTTTACACTCTAGCATCATATCGTAAGTTTGTCCATAACTTTTTACAGGATTCTTAATATAATCTGAATGCGCTTGTGGCTTAATTTTATCGTCACCATATTCTAGTGCTCTTGACTCAGATAAGTGAACCACAGGACGAATACCGGCGGGCCAAGTAGACACCGCTAGTTTAAGCGCCTCCTCTTCTGTTTGACCACCAGTGCAAAAACGGTGATGATGATAATCAAAAACAATTGGTACTCCGACTTCCTTAAAGATGTATTCATAAAGATGCTTTGTAGACCACATGCTCGCCTTGTCATCATTCTCAAGTGTCAATCTCTTCTGACAATTCGCATCTAGTCTTTTGAATGCCTCGCACCATCGCTTGGCAGTCCCTTCAAAGTCACCGCCATACGTGCCACCAACATGAATGTTAATCTTGTTATAGTGGCTTGGGATAAATCCCATCATATCAAATATCTCTGAATGATTATTAAGTTCGTGAATTGCTTTCTCTACAACATCTGGCCTTGGAGACCCCAGCACATTGAATGGACCAGGATGAAACGTCAACCGTTGCCCAGTCTCAAATGCATACTCGCCTGCTAAGTCAAGTTGATAGCAGATATTGTTGTAGTCTGGCAAGTCGCTAAACTTATACTCTGACATCCAGGGAAAAATATCTGAGGACATACGATAGAACTTAATGTCATGCGCGTGATTCCATTCTAAAATCTTGAATAGATCCTTAACATTCAATAGAGAAATCTCTGAAGCATACTCTATCCCCTTGCTTTGAAATGTCTTTTTAATCATAGACCTATTTGTTGTGATGCGCTTAGACTTAGGCACATCAGATAGTGTCATGTTTATACACGCATAACCCAAGTTCATTACTTCGACCTCCACCAATCAATCATCATTTGGCCTACCCAAATGCCAACTGCAATTGTAATCACAGTTCCAATAAAATCCATTATACACTCTCCTTAATAAATGTCAACAAAAAGTTTTCCGTTTTTCATATATCTCTCAAGCGCTTCAATGGCATGAGCATCTTGCCACTTATCATGTTCGCGATATGATTCAGGGATAATATTTGTTCTATTATAAACCTGCTTATCATAATGATTCGCTTTCTTGAGAACTTTTTTTACTTCCTCATGTGAATCTAGGTGTTCCGCTTTAAAACTTGCAACTCTATTCACGGGAGAGAGTAAAGTCATTAACACATCAGGGTTTTGATAAGTCTTGCCTAAAGACCTTGCTGAACTCCAATCGCCCTCAGTTACTCTATTTATAATGTCATTGAACTCCTCCGGTAACGTAGAGAAAGAGTGATAAATAGTTTTACCGCTCTTAGGGCCTGTCATGCACATTATCGCAACACGCCCGATACGACCTTTGGAAATAGGACTTACATCGTTTAGGCCAATTTCTTTAATCATTCCAGTTATAAGTTTTCTTTCGCGTGCGTAAGTTCCTTCTCTAAAAGAGACAAGAGCACCAGGACCAAACCCCATTTCTTCAAACTTTTGCTTTAGTTGTGATCGGTACTGATTAGTTGCTTTTTGCACCAACGCAGCGTCCTTCTTTAGCGTAGGACATGTTCTGCGGTTGTGCGTATATTGTGTGCAGTATGAACAGGCTTTTGCCATGATGCTACCTTTCAAGTGTTGTTAAAACGTGAATCTATAATATAATTTAAAATTGTTTTTGTCAAGAAGAAAATTTTACTTTCGCTATTTGCTTTAACCATTTTGCACGGATCCACTGTGTTTCCTTAGATGCCTCTGGATCTGGAGACTTCAACACTTTTATCATACAAGTATATTCGTCGTCATGCCACCTTTGCTCGCTGGTGTTTGTTTGAGGGTTGATTAGTTTAGTTTTGACGACCAAACCTAATAGTTTAGAGTTTTCCTCACTATAAGGAACGTCAACTTCAACCAGATCGCCTATGTCAAACTTTTGTCTAATCATATCTAAATCATACTAAATAAAAATTTAAAAGTCAATTAAAAACCATCATCATCCATCAACCAACTAAAATCGAGGTCATACTCGCCCGTGTCATCAGGGTCTTTTACGTCTTTCTTGGCGACGTACCTTTTCTTTTGTACTTTTTTTTTATACTCTGGAACAATCGGTTGTTCATGTGCTGAATCATGATTTTGAATTATTCCATCAGACATGGCTGGTAGATAAGAAGGATCTCCGCCTGGAAATACCCTGATCTTTTCTCCGTTGTCTAAAGTCATGACGGGATCTCCATTCTTTATCTCGTCATTTTCCATAACTTCTTTTGCAGTTAGATATTTATATTTCATCTTTGGTCTGCCATCTTGCATGTAAGAAGTTATGAACTTAAACTTACCCGCTTTGCTTGCCTTTACAGAAACCCTTTGCCCTTCCTTTATGAAGGATATATGTAAAATCTTTTTTTTACTCACCTTTCTTTCTCTCTAGTCTTTTACTTATAGAGTATTTAATACGATCTTTGGCCAACAAACTAAGCGCATAAATACTACCAGCAGCCAGTACAGGAAACATTTGCACCAGCAATATACACGTATCATAGTGCGGTAGTCTTAGATTGTTTTTAATCTTCATAAGTATACTCAAGCATCCTAATGTTCTTACAAAACCTAACAAACCTAACTGGAGCAAAGCCTGGTTTCTTTCTCTTTAAGATCGACGCTCTTGGCTCGCACCATTCATGAGTATCCGGCAAGTAAACTAAATATTTACCACCATCTACCTCTCTGTAAAACATGCCCTCTTTATCTTTTGCGTTATAACCAAAAACTTCGTAGTCATCAGTAAATATGACAACTTCGCCTTTTTTTAGTTTAACTTCTGACATATTATTCACTCCCCAATATATAACACAAATATGTAAACACAAACAAACCTATGATTAGCAGATAGGATACTGTACCGATCTCGGCTATCATAAGATCACCGATTGCCTCTAGTATTTCCTTAACTGCCAAATCCATACATCTTCTACCTGCCCTGTATTCCAAACAACTTTATATTTTTTTGTTAAGTTTGGATTCGTATCATCTAAAATTCTCTCAATAATAATTCCTCTAAGAGGCATCTTCTCGGGCTTAACATGCTCAGAATACCTCTTAAGGTCTGGTCTGACAAGAAGCCCTGGCTTGGCTTCTCTGTCTTTTATTCTACCCATTCTCGTAAAAGTTCATATTCTTTGAAATGTGTCTGGCCAATGCCTGAGAGGCGCTTAAGACATCATCCTGGTTATCACAGCACCAGGAGCCCTGCATTGTGAGCATGTTACGGATATCAACAAACAACCTCTCAAAGGTCCCGTCAGCATCTTCTAGGCTCTTCGTGTCTAAATTATCATTTATATATCCATAAGTCTTTTGGGTATGCGTCTCGTCTACCCATTTGTATTGTGATCCACTGCGCTCTTCTGAAAAGTCATATCTGTTCTTCATTTAAAACTAAACTCCAAAATTTAAATTTAAGTATCTTGCCTTCGTTAAGGCCATTGTCCATAAGGACGTTATAATAATCGTTACCCAATACACCAACAATGGTGCCGCTTATATTCAGTGGTCTACCTAGCGGGTAGTCCGTTATGTATACTTTATCTCCCTTTTGATAGTCGGCCATCTTTATTCATACTCCGATGGCCAGTTTGTTTTTACATTAAAACAAAAATTTTGAATTATGTCAAATGTTTTTTCTATTATCTGCATAATCTTTTGCTTCCCTGAGTAGTTCACAGGTAGCATCAAGATTAAAGCGCTTTGGTATTTGAATCATTGGGAGAATCCCGTGAACAATGAAGAAGACTGACCGACAAAGGAAACCTAATCCTATTGAGCATGCAAATTTTAAATGTGATAGGTATGTTTCGTTATTGTCAATCAAGTGCTTCATACACTAACTAGATCGAATAATCAGATCTTTCTGAGGAATCATCACCACCTATCGGGAAGTGAATCGTAACTTCTGGAGTTTGATCCTCCACAGTCAACGCAATACATTTAAATGTTGTTCCCTCTGGTGCGATATTCATACCGCAAACAGAACCGCGATTGCAAACGACCTGATCAGATCTGCAATCATCTTGAATCTCCTCAAAGGAACCCTCCTCATCACCACAACCGATAAACATACACGCCAACAAAACTAAAACCGTCTTCATAGTAACCTCCTTTCTGTTTGTATTTACAGTTTTAAAAATTTCTTATAATAATCTGGAAAATTTTGAAAGTATTTAGTCTGCATGAGATTTTTATGCGCCTTATTTAACACATCTTTTTTTATAATACTTACCAAAAAATACGGGGCTTGGCCCCTTGGATTAAACTCATCTATACTATATGTGTCGTTAGGATTGATACATATAGTTTGATACCCTTCAATGTTGTTTTTATCTAAAGACTTATTAAAAATATTCTGGAGTTTTTTAGTATACTCTCCCTCAACTTCAACCGGCTGATCATCCTCAAAAAGAGCCCAAAGTCCCGATTGATACCCGTCATCCTCCATATCTTTTACCACTTGAGCAAAAGTAGTATAACTAGGATCATATACATCAATCAATAGATCACCGCTCACCCTTTCGGCTTTCGCGTAAGGACAAGCAGCAAACCCAGAAAATTCTTCTCTTGGTTGTTCTAAAACTTCGATCAAATATGTAATGATCTTACCGACTATTTGTTTTTTTTGCAACATCTTTTTTATTTAAATGAATTAATTAAACTTCTTTGTGCCTTTCTTTTTTCAACCAAATAAGAAAACTTACTTGTTGAAAAAACTTTATCCTCTGGGGATTCATAGATCATGTGTACTTTTGACATAGGAAACCCTTTTAAAGTTACACCATCACCCTTAAATTCTAAATACTCTTTTGTTAAGTCAGAAGAGTTTATATAACCGGAAGAGTAAGACTTTGGATCTCCAGTGTCTACCAACAACAAAACATCAAATTTTATAACATCAGAAATAGACCTGGCCGAAGCATCACCTAAAGAATTCATTAGTTTAATACCGCTAACTACGTTTTTGATATTACCTTTTTCACTCTTTAAACAATGCTTTTGGCTTTTCATTTCAATTTTAAATTTCGCACTCATGATCCCAACCTTGCTTGTCTACATGAATTATCTTTCCATCAGAAAAAGTTTCAACTGCCAATTCAAGAATATCTGATTTATCAAACCTATTCTTTCTAGTGTTCAATTCATCTCCTATATTGTAAACCATATCAAAAAATTTTGACCACTCAACTTGGCTAAAAATATTATCTATTTTCTTCAATTAAAAAAACTCCTTTCCAAACACTGTGGAATAATAATAGCAAAAATTTATTACTAATGCAACATAAAAAATCAATTAAAAAGGCTGTAATTCAAAAACAACTAGTACGTTCACCCTACCATGATTATTTGTTGGATTAATAGATAATCCGATTACATCATGAGCGCTGAATGTCGCAGAGTTTGAAAATGTTGCTTTAACCACTGTATTCGCTGTGGATAAATCTATAGTCTGAGTTTCTGTTGCCGTTGAATTTATTTGTTCTGTACCGTCAGAAGACTTGTGAAAACCAACCTCCGTACTCCCTGGGGTTGCGTCAGACCTAATCAACACATGCTTCAATGTCCCATTTGAAGGCACAATAAACTTATTATTAACACCTGGACTTGTAGTAGAACCGGTATCAACTGGTCTAATAAATATCTTACTGCTCCCGCCTGTATTTGTATACTTTGCACTAAAAAAATGTTTCAGCACTAATGTACTTTCGTCTATATCATCACCAGTAACAGTATCGTCTGTTATTTGTTTTCCGTCTATTCCTGTTCTTGCCATATCTTAATTAATCTCCAAAATAAGAAAATTGGTGGAGGTGGCGGGACTCGAACCCGCGTCCAGAATTTCTCAAATAGTACGTCATTCACAAGGTTAGTTAGTTTTAGGCTCTAACAAGCACACGCGACAAAAGACAAAAAATTTGCAACTTTGGGTTTCAAGGTTGTTGCCACCCCGAGACAATTAAGCAGCGAGTGCGAAGTCGTCTAATTCAACGTCATTATTTGCGTTTATATTTTTTGGGTATTTTTACTGTGCCTACCCACACAGCCTTGCACGCAGTATTATCCTCACCCTGTCGAAACCAAGTCACCCCCTTTATTCTCCAATTTCCACTAGTTCAATTTCAAAATTCAATGGTTGACCGGCCATAGGGTGGTTAAAGTCGATGATAACAGATTCATCACTTACCTCTTCAATAGAACCGCGAACTTGATTGCCATTGATCGAACCCTCAACAACTACACCAGTTTCAAACTCAAAATCTTCTGGGAAAGATGTCTTTGGCACTTCTCTAACGGCTTCATCAATTCGCTCACCATATGCTTCGTCAATCTCAAGATTAACTGTCTTTTTTTCACCAACTGTCATTCCGTTAACGGCTGCGTCAAAACCAGGGATCATCTGGCCAGAACCAACTGTAAATTCAATTGTTTCATTCCTATCATAAGAACTATCAAATACAGTTCCGTCGTTTAAAGTACCCCTATAGTGGACCTTAACGTTGTTGCCCTCACCAGCAGTAGGTGTGGTCTTCTTGGTGCTCTTCCTCTTTCGCTTCGTTGTGCTCATGGTATCTCCTTTATAATTGTTGGCACGTTCACATCATACAATTGTAAAACAATTATATAATAAATTCAAGTTTTTTTTTAATGTTTGCGCTTTATTCTTAATTTTCTTTGTTTTGATTCTCTTAGTCGCGATCTTGCTTCTTGTACTTTAACCACTTCAAAGCCTAACTTCTTCAGAGTGTTAACATATGAATCCCAAGGATACGGGCTGGGTTTCCAGCCTCTGATGCGCCTTCGTGCAATCTCGTTGAGAGCCCATCGTTCACTATAATCTTCTTTATCTTCCGGTGGATTCTTTATGGCTGCAGCAGTCTCTGGATAGACATTTTTAACAGTTAAAATATCTTCGTCAATCTTTTGACCATCACGGACTACACGATATTTTATCTTAAATGCTGGCACTGTATCTTTCTCCCTTTTTTGTAATTATGCTCTTTTTAGAAAATGATCTGGCAATACTGCAATCTGAGTTAAAACCCCAAAACAAACTTGCACCATATACCAATTTGAATCCCCTACTCGTCTAACGACTGTAGCATTAATTACTGGCTCCTTACTTGACATAAGGTGCTCCGCTTCCTCTTTCACCAGGACGGAATCTCCTGCCTTCATTTTTAATCCTCCCCTTTTGAGACAATTCTTATTATTGGACGATAAGGGCTGGGAGGAATTTCATCTTGTACGAAAAAGATGTAACCATCATCCCTTAACAATTCCTGAACAAACTCTAACCTTTCTTCGTCTTGTCCTATCAATATTTTACATGGTAACTCCACAAAGTCGAGGAAATTATTTAAAAAATCTTCACTCTTTCTGTTAGAAAGACCTGACAAGTTTAAACTTCGATTTGTAGTTTTTAATCTACGGTACTTATTGTTTCTGCCGTATTTTATTTCAATAGAACCTATGTCTATCATATCCCACAATTGAGATTTTCTAACCCTTGCTATTTTATTTTTAAAAAGATAGTACCAATAAGTGCGAGTTTTTCTAGTAAGAATACCGATCCCCATTGCAGTTATAATCGCATCACCAGTTTTTAAACTATATTTCGCTGAGTTAAACACTTGATTCTTTTACTTCGTCATCTTTGTTATTAAAAATAACACCCCACTTAGTTTTATACCAAGTTCTCTCATGTAAATAGTACAGCACAGTCTTTGTTATAGTCTCTAAAATACTTAGAGAAGCGCCCATTTTCATAGAGCCAGTTATAAGCCAGCCTAACAAAAAAGTATCAGCACTTCCTACAATACGCCAAGTAACAGCCTTGGCTAAATGTCTTTTTCTCTGTATCATATGTTCCTAATATATCAAAAGATTTTATACAAGTCAACAAAAATTTAAATCTTTTTCTTCAATGAGTGTATAAGTAAATTTATTTCCCCATCTATCCTTCGAAAGATTACATATTTTCATAAACCTATCAAAGTCTCTCGCACTCTTAAACACCTGGCATCCAGCACTAGATCCTCCCGTGTCCGTTCTTGTGTCCGGACCTGAGTGTTTGTGTATGTTAATACCATACCAACCTTCGTCTTCTGGCCCCACGTAATCTGGCTCACTGTCTCTGTTGTTGTCTCTCCAGACCTTAACAGTGCCACCTCTCTGACAGAGTGCAGGATAGGTTTTATGTATATCAATTTTGTAAGCGCCCCTATATTGATCCGGCACCAATATCGCTGTGCCTTTCTCGTTTATGGGTCTCTTGAGTATTTTCCAGCCAGGTTCAGTGGTGATTTGGAAACAATCCCAAATCCAATTCCCTCTAACCTTATAGAACATATTCAGGAAATCATCAAATTTGCTGGCGTCTCCAGATGAGTTCCTTACGCCAATGATATTTAAATTATAGTCTCCTGATTCAAAAAAAGTATATCCCTTTGTTTCCATAGACTTTTTAAACTTTAGCGCCATGACCCTTGCAGCCAAACCTTTTACTGTTGCCATTGTTCTATCCCCTCAACCAAGCATAACGAACTCTTTTTGAAAGATATTCTTTATCATGCTCGTTACCATGTGCCTCTTTTTCAGCCCTTATATTCTTATAAGACTGTGCCCCGCTGACACCTTTTAGTATACTTTTAGCATAGTCCCAAAGATAAATCAAGTAAAATCCTAGAACACCAGTTTCTAATTGTTGTTGAAAGTGTATTGTTTCGTGTCTTTTTGTATCTTCTGACATTTCGCCTACGGAAAAAACAAACGGGAACAGGGCTATGGCTCCAATTTTAATCGGCGCGAATCTTGATAAAAATACTGGAACCTTGCTATTTTCGATCATTATTGGTTTTAATTCTTTTATATTCATGCTTTCTCCCTTTATCCATTATATAAAGCCACTTGCAATAAATCCAACCTTGTCCTAGCCTTGCATCAGCCTTACCTAGATTATAAAAGTAATCTTGATATTTAGTGCCTGGTATTATTTTTACCAGCGCTTTTTCACTATCATATTTCTCAGTGATTGTGCATTTTTCACCTAATAGATGTAATTTTAGCACTAGTCCTATCCACTCTCTAGTATGCAAATAGTGACCCACTAAATCCCCTACCTTGAATCCCTTTGGCTTTTGGAAGGAGAATGTCATGAATTAACTAGTCTTCGTAAACTTGATTAATACTAGCGTTTTCGATGTTTCTATTGTCGTCACAATCTTTTATCATGAACACACCAAATGTTAATATTGCAGACCACAATATTAAAGATAGTCTTTCTAAAATTTTATGTGATAGTTGAATAGTCGTTTACCTCCACTACCTGACCTAATACATAGGTATATCGGCTTAAGACATCACCTCTTCCTCTATCCTTCGCATCTTCTATAAGATGCCTCATTCTATGAAACAAGGTCTCGCAGTTTATATAAAAAGACAAAGCATCTACTAACGCCGTGACACCTGTCAGGCCCATTGAGGATCCGTTAGAAGTAAAATCTGTGATGTATCCTCTTGAGTTTTTAAATTGTATCTTTATTCTCATGTTAGACTTTAAAATTTCTGCTTTGTGGTCTATCTGGAAATAAGCATCGTGAAGCGCCAAAGTGTTCAGAGAAGTGTGCTTTTTCTGATAGTGAGAAAACAATGCGGAATACGCAGAATCAAGGAGGCCGACACCTGAACCCTTAAGAGTCCTTGCTTTCTCGCCCTCTTTAACTTTAATTTTTATTGTGGATTCACTATCTGCAAATTCTTGTAGACTGTAATCTAACAAGTCTAATGTAAATATGTCTTGTAAGTATTCCTGAAAAAATTCACGGAGTTGTTCTTTGTTCATAGATCGGCCTTTTCAAATCCTGCAGAGATTTTAAATATCCTAACTACTCCCTTTGTTTTTCTTATTGCTTGTAGTATCTTCACCTTAGCATCTTCTGGCGACCTTAGTATACCCGGTATGCTTGGAATGAATTTTATCTTGAGACCAGCGATAAAATCAGTTTCACTGATTCTCTGGTTCTTGATCTTAACATCAACAACTGTAACACTTGGGACAGCGCGAATATCTGCCACGATATCTTCAAGACCTCTCATCTTGTCATCTGTGTCTTTGGCAGGGCGATATCCAAGCATGAGATAGAAAGCATATATTTGTGTTTGCCTAGATCTTTCACTAATCATTTCATTAAAATAATTTGAAACGTCCTCTTCTATATCCTCGCTATCATAATTTACCCACGATCCAGGCTCATATGTTCTCATATAGTCTTCAATTGCAGCATCAAAACTTTCTTTAAAGAACGCCTTATTTCCATCTATTAGTTTCATGAGATTTAAGAGCGCCATCACATCCTCGTCATCATGCTTATAGTTAATTTCTATCACAGGAAAAAGTTCTATTGAACTCTTGTCCTGGCTATCTTCATAATCATCCATGTTCCACGTATTGGCACGAAAAGAAAAGCCTCTGCTGCGTTCAGGCATACTATCGTCTAGAACTGATACTATGCTATCTAGTCGGTCTGGCGGTGCAACTGACTTAACCCGCTTAAGCATATGCTTTTTTAGCACTTTCATTAACTGACGAGACTTCTTTGTCAGTGCATCGGACTGGGCCTGATCCCAGGGATTGGGAGGAAACTGATAGTTTTCGTTGTCAGTCTCATATTCAAACCTACCGCCAACGTATTTTTTAAATGCATTCTCAGTTGGATAACCATCTATATACCTGATACCGCGATCTCTTATAAAACTATCTAAACCCTTTGTGACCTTCTCTTCATTTGAAGCAACGGTGTAAAACAAATTTGCTTTTACTACACCCTTTTGTATAAGTTCTTGCTTTATGGACGCTTCAATGTCCATTCCGAAACCTTGTGAGATTGTTCTATATCTTAGAAATTTTTTAAAACTTTCAATGCTCATGTCGAATGCATCTCGCGATCTGCTGACTGCGTTTTGATTAGTAGTAAATTCTGGTGTCAAATCAAAAATAATTTTGTTTTCTTTTGTGGAAACAATAACGGCATCGGATGCTCCTATTCTTCCACTCCCTAAATAGAATCCTGCTACGCCAGCAAACATATCTGCAATTGAACCTAACAAACCCTTTGACTGTCCTATTAAGGGGTCGCCACCTTTATCTTCCGTGAATTCTCCTGGTGCAAACTGCATTGTATACATCGCACCAAATTGAATACCCGGTTGGCCATCTTTTCTCTTTGTGTAAAAAACATCAAAATTGCTGTGAAAATTTGACCTGGCGGTGTTCAACACACTTTTCGCTTCTTTCATTTCCTGTTCGGTTGTGTCTGGTGGATTGGTCCTCGCATTTTCTAGCGCGGCTCTGGTTATATCATCATATAGATCGCCTACGTCAGTCCCCTTTAAACCTGAGAGTTTGAGGGCTGCAGGCAGTACATCCTCTACTTGATAATCGTTGTCCGGTGAATCCCAAGCATCGATAATTTCATAGTTGCCCGTGTCCTCTTTGCCTATACGAAGTGCAATCCTGTGAAGCGGATTGTCTGTTGGAATTTTTGGAAACCTTATAATAGCAAAAACATAACCCTGTTTAGTGTAATTTATGAATTGATTTTCAAAATCTAAATTATCCTCATCTGTGCCTGAGATGCACCATTTAGTGTTCCTACCAAGGAAACAAGATGCTTCAGTAGTGTGAGGACGTTGAACTACTGCGATTTGATCTCTATAAAGTTCATCAACATCTTGTTTCAAAACTTGTTCCGTTTCGCTGCGACTTGGACCCACTTTCATCACAGCATTTTCTAAATCTACAGGCTTTTTATATTTCATGATATCTTTTTCTGGAATCTTTGATATGTTCTTGTCGAATTTTTGAACTAAATTTAAAAAGTCTATAGCGGTTTCTTCTATGTCTTCAATAGCATCGTCTTCTTCATCTAAAGGTTCGTCAGGATCATAATCTGAAACTTTATTTTGGAAAGCGTTCTGCATTGACATCGTAAGCCACTCAATGTATTTAGAAACTTTCAATTTCCTTTTTGTTAACTCACGCACGAAGAGGTCTATTACGTTCCAAGTGTTCCAGTGTGGATATTTAACCTTTACATCTTTAATCCTGGCCTCAGTGAGGAGATCAAAGGAATTATCATTTAAGAATTTTTTCCAGGCTCTAGTGCTATAAGACATTTAGTGTACCCTTTTTCAACTAATTAGTGCTATTTTATAAGAAAAGAGGAGCAAATGCTCCTCTTTAATTATACAGGTTGCGGGTTATATTTTTTAGGATACAGTAATACTTCTGGTATTTATACCAGCCTCTGTCTTGGGCACTGTTACTGTCAGTATACCATCTTCCGCAATTGCTGTAATGTTCTCTACGTCAACATTCTTTGGCAACGTCCACGATTTACTAAAAGACCTTGTGGCAACGGAGTTGGCTGTAGCCTCTTCCTGTTTATAAGAAACTGTTACCAAATTGTCTTTTACGTCAACCTTTACCTGGTCCTTTGGCACACCGGGAACTGCTAATTGAATATCATAGCCGCTCTCGGTTTTATTTACGTTAGTCGCCACTTGCGTGTTTGATAGTGGCCTTGTGCTTACAAATCCGTCAAATAAAGAATCGGTAAATGTATCAAAAATATCTCTGTTAGGGTTCCAATGTGCAAGAAAACTCATAGTTAATCCTCCTTGTTGTTATTTCCTTGTGTTTATATTATAAGCACGTCTGGAAATATGTCAATAGCGAATTTGAATATAAAGTATTAAAAGTGCGAGAAAGAGACAAGAAAGCGTTTTGGGATTCAACATAGACTCTCCCAATATTGTCCATGTTAATGCGCCAAAAACTACCACCCCAACTGCTTGAGCAATAAATCTTGCGGCCCACACGGATTCTGAATCAACCCATATTAGACGCCAACCATACCAAAATGCAATAGAACAAGGAATCCCCATGACCATCGCGGAAATCACTGGCTTATCTTGCCACCACTCAGATAAAAATTGAGAATTTAATTGAAACCAGGCTAAGGTTTGGCCAATGAAAAAAAATATAATTGCTTGTATTAGGTTGCTCATTGTAAAGACAAGTGTATTCCTCTATCTTTAAGTTCTTGCTTCGATTCTACGAGGGCTATAACACACTTGCTAACATTTAAAACCTCGTCTGTTTCTAATGAATACAAATTTTCAACATCTAGTTTCTTAGTTTTTATTAGTTTGCTTAGATATTCCAGAAACAAATATGAATTTGAATACAACTTAGTTATCTCAAAAAAATGTTCTTCAGAATAATTGTTTTGGCCAATAAAGTGATCAAACATTAATCTTTTGCAGAAATCCATATTCTGCTTGGCCATCTCTGAAAATGCTTTTGCTTCTGCAGGAGATACCTTTACACCAAATTTAGTTTTCTTATCCAATTATTCCTCTCCCCCAAAAATGTTTGTTCTTTCTATCATTAGTAACTAGTAAAGCCAAAATAAGAATTTTATCTTCCTCTTTTTTAATTTGTGCTTTATACAGTTCTAGTTTGCCGAATTTAGGAACTGGCTTCTTTTTTTGATACTTTTTTCTTGGAGGAGGTTGATTAATATAATCAACACAACCTTCGATTAATTCATTGTCTGATGTATTTTCTGGAACTTCATCCTCGACTAGGATTCTGGCTGCAACAACCCACTTTTTAGATGCAAAGCCTGGAATATCCCAAAACATGCTCCCATGATATCTGCCTGATTTTGTTTTTGCCTCTAGGTGCCCCAAAGACTCATACTCTGACATAGGTATAAAACTACATTTAAACATCCAGATATTCTTTCAGGTTGTCGCAACCACCTATTAATGTAACTTTACCAGTATTTTTATTATTTTTCAACACAATTGGTACGGTTGTGCGATTATAAAACTGCTTTGCCTCTTCTAAGTGTTCCGGTTCCAAATCAAAAAAGTGATGTTCTATTTTTAAATTCTTAAGAACTCGAACCGCCTCTACACAATAATTGCACGTAGACCTACCATAAACAAAAAATCTAACCATAAAGCACTTCCTTTGATCTTTTGATTTTATTAGAAAGTTTCATAAAGTTACCTAAAGCCACGACAGTTTTCGTTTCATTGCCAAGAGAATATGTTATTTCTGTAAACTCTTGAATGTGTGCGTCTGGACCTCTCAGTTGCCTATACTCCCAAATACCATTTTTAATAGGGCGCATTGTTACAATTGAGTTAGGATTAATCGATAAAAAAGTCGTATCACCGCTTTGGTGTCTAGAATCCTCAAGCACTTCTAGATTTAACATTTTCTTCATTCTCCTGACTATTTTCTTTTAATTGATGAATCTTATTCTGAAGTTCCTGATCGTCTTCGGGTGTCACGACAGGGACCATTGTTCTCAGAAAACCCGCGAGTATGGAGGCACAATCTGCATAGTTTTCTGAAAGAGACGCTGTTTTTTCTGCTAGTGTTTCTAGTTTCTTGTGCGAAGAAACGCCATAATCACCAACGCACAAGTCATCATTAAGGTCTGTCAATTGCGACAAGACCTCTGCATTTTTATTTATTAGTTGTCTTAATACTTCTGGGACTTCACTTAAATCAACTGCATACGAAACTTTAACTTTCAACTTAACCTCCTATAGTTTTTAATACGAAAGCGCTGGCTAGGCCAACAAGAGCAGTGAAGAGTGTCCACAACATCTTGGAAGACGTAGACTTCCAACTCTCTAGTGCTCTAATTCTAGCATATAAGCCTTCATCTGGATTATACACCGCTTCTTTAATTTTTGCAACATTTTCTACCATCTCATCCTGCCTCTCTTTCATGGAATCTATAGAGTTGCATAATTTATCTAACTTTCTTGTTAGTTCTAATACAAATTCGTTACTAATTGGCGTTTCTGACATTGAAAGGACCTCCTGCTTGGTGTGGTTAAATTAACAAAAACAGCGACCCATATAGAAGTGACAACCTACAAGATAAATAGACTTAAATATCTCAGTTTTCTTTATTATCTTGAATAATCGCAAAATTAGTTGTTAATAAAGTTCCAGCCGCAGAAACTGCATTTCTTAGCGCATTAACTGTGACCTTGCAAGGATCTATTATTCCCTCCTCAAACATGTCAACCACTTCACCAGTCAAAAAATTAAAACCGACACTATTATTATTTTGTTCTAAAAGAATTTCATTAATCTCAGAAAAATTTAGGCCGGTATTTTCGATCATAGTTGAAATTGGAGATCGCAATACTTTTAAAAATATATCAACAGCAAAAGACTGTTCATTGGATAATTCCAACTCCTCTACATCTGTTTCTAAAGATTGTGCTATTCTATAAAGCGTCATGCCACCGCCAGGAACAATACCCTCCTGTTGTGCTGATCTAACCGCCTCTAGAGCATCTTCTATCCTGTGTTTCTTTTCAATCATTTCAATTTCAGTTGCAGCGCCCACTCTAACAATGGCGACACCGCTAGACAGTCTAGTCACTCTTTCTTGAATTTGCTCTGCATCTACTAAACTTTCAGAATCTTTAACTTGCTGTCGAAGGTCGTCAATTCTATCAGATAGTTCTGATGTGTCTGCTGCGCCACCCACAATAATAGTATTGTATTTCGAAATCTCCACGGTCTTGCATGTACCAAGATCGTTAATTGTTGCCGTCCGTAAATCATCACCAAGCATAGTTTTAAAGTATCTAGACCCAGTTGCAATTGCCATGTCCTGCATTATCGCCCTGCGCTCCTCTCCGTATCTTGGAGATTTAACGGCAGCAACCTTCATTGAGCCACGCGCTGTGTTCATAATAAGAGCACTTAAAGCCTGACCTGCAATATCATCTGCAACTATAACAAGTGGTTTGTTCTCTCTGGCTGCAATTTCTAACACAGGTAAAATTTCTTGAACATTCTCAATCTGCGAGTCGCACAAGAATAAAAGTGGATTTTCATATCTACAAACATTTCTTCTTTGATCTGTAACAAAATAATTTGAAACAAAACCAGAGTTAAATCTAAAGCCCTCAACAAGATCAAGAGTGGTCTCTGTAGAACGGCCATCTTCAATAGTAACAGACCCTGACTTACCAACCTTATCAACCGCAGTGGATATAAGATCACCAATAACTGGATCGTTGTTCGCTGATATCTTTGCGACGAAGGCGATATCTTCAACGCTAGAAATAGGACGAGAAACCTCTCTTATTTTATCGCATACAAGCCCACAAACCTTGTCTAAGCCACGTTTTACCTCAATAGGAGATATACCCTTACTCAGCAATTCAAGAGAGTTAGAGAACAATTCTCGCGCTAAAATGGTAGAAGTTGTAGTACCATCACCAGCATCTGAATTAGTTCTCTCTGACGCTTGCTTAACAATTTCAACTGCCACGTTTTGAAAAGGATTTTCTAATTCTACAAACCTAGCAACTGTAACACCATCTTTTGTTATGATGGGAGACTTACCTTTTTCTTTTATTATTACATTTCGGCCACGGGGACCGTATGTAGATGCTACATTGTCGGCTAGTGTGTTTACACCCTCCAACATTAATTCATGCAAACTCTTTCCATTAGAATAACTCTTGGACATTATACCTCACTTTGTTATATTAATATTATACACACTATATCATGTGTGTCAAGGATTATTTTTATTTTTATAATCTTCTATCGCTGCTCTTATCGCATCTTCGGCCAGCACCGAGCAATGAATTTTCACTGGTGGCAAACAGAGGTGTTCTGCTATATCTTTGTTCTTTATTTTTATTGCTTCGTCTAGTGTCCTACCCTTTACCCACTCTGTAACAAGTGAAGATGAAGCAATTGCGGATCCGCAACCATAAGTTTTAAACTTAGCGTCTTCTATTAGGCCGTCATCATTGACCTTAATTTGCAGCCTCATGACATCTCCACAAGCAGGAGCGCCGACTAAACCAGTGCCGACGCTTTCATCTTTCACATCTAAAGAACCAACATTTCTGGGATTCTCGTAGTGTTCCAAAACTTGCTTTGAATATGGCATATTATAACTAATTAGTTGTTTCTATATCTTGGGCGCTTGCTCTAACCTTTTCGGCTTTCTTTTTCGCAGCGCCAGCAGACTGCTTAGTTTCTTTATCATCTGTGGCTGAATACAATAGGTCGTCTACTTGGTTGACAAGATCTTGCATCTCTCTTAGAAGACCTTGAAACTTTTTGTCTAAGGCTTCAAATACTTTTTCTGTAACCTCTAAACATCCTCTTAAATCTAGAGGAGAATTGGATAACTCCTGAAATTGAAACTTGTCTGCATACTCTGGTGAACGTAATTTTTTTATACTGAAATTCATTTGGCCTTTCTTGGTCACTGGTACAGAATCAAAGTTAGCACGGTCAACCACAAACAAGAAGAAACGAACAACACCTTGTTCTTTGCCTTTACCCTTGGTACCAACTAAATAACTTACACTGCCATCTTTGTCCACTGTTGTTTGCATTTCAATCATGGAGCCTTTGATAACACCACCTGGCTTAATAAATTTAGCAGAGATACTAACCCTATCTCCAGGAAAATGAACATCTGTTATTCCAGGCTCTCCTTGTGCTGGAATCACCCTACCCCCAAAGACGTGTGCTAAAAAGTGCTCAAAGTCGTATCCCTTGCTCTGCTCATTGGGAGAAGTCAACAAGTGGTAGAAAGTTCTCAAAACGTCAACTCGCGATATCGCCTCCGAATGGTTTGACGCATCTATTGGCTGTGAAACAAAATTATTCATCGCACCAAGAAACTCGTCAATGTCTGCTATTCCTGTTACTCCAAGGTTGTTGATTGCTTTTTTGAGTTTATTATATTGTGCATTTGATGTTGCCGCAGCCTCATCATTCATCCAATTCCGATCAATTGTAATTGGAGTGTACCTTAATACTATGTCTTCACTTTGTTCTTCAATGTTTTGTTCAGCAACCATTGGCAAACTAACAACTTTGGCCAGTTCTTGCAGTAGTTGATCTCTATAGTGGTTAAGTATATCAGACATAACTAAAAAATCTCGTCAGCGATCCCGTGTTCAATCGCTTCCTCTGCAGATAAATAGACATCAACATTAGGAATAAGTAGTTTTTTTACTTTGGCCTTAGTCAACTTGGTATGGCTACACAAGTAGTCAAAGAACATTTCCTGAAGAGCCTTGGTCTCTTTCATCTCGTTCTCCAAGTTAGCAAATGACCCGTGCTGTCCTGCATTAACACTGTGAAGCATTACCCTGCAGTTTCTGCCTATCTTTCTTTTACCCTTCGTACCTGATGCCAAGAGTAAGACACCTGCCGACATCACCTTACCGAGACCAATTGTCTCAATGGCACAACGGTTTTTGATATCATCCATCACATCAAGAATAGAGAACATATCATTCACTATGCCGCCGTGAGTGGAAACATACATTTTAATTGGCTTGTTGATTTCCATTGTCTCACCGCTTTTGGTTTCAACAATTTCTTTACTTGTATGATCGAAGTACAACAAAGCCTGCAAAACTTCAGTTGCCATCGCTTCGTTGATATCGCCATAAAGTGTGATACTCCTAAGTGAATCACGACCGTCACCCTTATCGCCAGAGTCAATATTATTAATTATGTAAATTGGTTGTTGTTCTTCTATTGTAGCAGCGTCTGGTAACTGCATATTATCTGATAACTTTATCTGCATTATAAACCTTTTCTTTGTTTCGCTTTGATTTCTCTACAATTCTATATGGAAATTGTTTAAGAAACTTTTTCCATAGGTAATCACTTTTAAATTCTTTTGTAAAAAGCAATATTGCGTCTTTACTAACATGACTATAGCCTTCGCCAGATTGACGCCAATCACTTAATTGTTTTAAAACAGTTTTGATTGTTCTGCCATCTTTATAAGAAACTTGAATCATACACTTGATTTTATCATCGTTTAAAACATTTTGCTTCCAACCAACAATATCCATCATCTCTTTCTCCCTTTCTTTTTAACAAGAGGTGAATCTTCAAAAAACACTCTATACTTTTCTGGAAGACACTCCAGCATAATTTTGAATGAAACAACTTCCCAGTTGTCTATTACATTATTATCTAGTTCTTTAATTTTGTCAAGTTGTTTTTTATCTATATCTGTTGAATCTAATGCTTGGTGCTTTAAATTATAGCCACCTCTGATTTCTTTTTTAAGTTGGGTTATTAAGTAAGTGAAAGTTGCAACTAATCTTACGATAATGTTGCGTTGCTCGTTGAAGTGAAGTGTGCTTTTAACTGCGAGGGCTGCAACAGCCCCCGCAGAAAACCACAAAAAGGAGAGTATCATTTCCATTTTTCAAATGTAGCACACTTTATAATATTAATCAAAACTAATTAATCTTTTTTGTCTTTGTTAACTTTTCTCTTAAGTGCTTCCTGAATTTTCTTTGCAACACGACTTGCAATTCTTTCTGCAACTTCTTCTAATTCTTCTTGATCGACCTCTTCTAGGGGTTCTTCGCTGTCAATCTCATCCAAAGACTCCTCGTCTAAAGGCTCTTCTTCATCAAGATCCTCATCACCCATGTCCATATCGTCTTCATCGCCGCCGTCAAGAGCAGCAAGAATTTGGTCTAGGACATCTCTAGCGGTCCTCAATGAGGCGGCATCAGACTCGGGAACATCAACTTCGATGTCGTCACCGTCGTCCATGTCATCTTCCATGTCCATGTCGTCGTCGCCCATGTCCATGTCGTCACCCATTTCATCTTCAGCAGCGCCGCGCATGTCGCCTTCGTCAACCTCGTCCTCGTCTTCGGCTGCGCCACGCATCATTCCCTCATCAACTTCGTCTTCGTCTTCGGCTGCGCCTCTCATAGCGCCTTCCTCAACTTCGTCTTCCTTCTCGCCACGCATTGCGCCTTCGTCAACTTCTTTTTCATCGTCTTCTGCAGCGCCGCGCATACCCTCTTCGATCTCCTCGTCTTCTTCAAAGACGTAAGACTTCTCATTAATAGGCCTTAAGCCTGCGAGTTTCCAAAACCTACGGGTTGTGGTCTCGTTCAAAATTGCTTTCTTGGTTTTCTTATCAGACATGTCACTCTCCTTTTATTAAAAGAAATAATTTTGTGCTAACACTAATATAAATAGACTAAATAAAAACAAAAAGAATATTAAATTATAGTTCATTATAGAACAGATTTTTAAGTTCCTTCTTAAAATTAAGTCTTTTCAGTGCTCGAATTTCTATTTGTCGAACTTTTAAATAATTTATCTTTAATCTTTCTGCCACCTCATGTAGGGTTAACCCCTTTTCCTTATCATCTATCGATATTAAGCAGCAGTTTTTTTCTTCTGGGTAATCAATCCACATTTTACAATCAGCAACTGGACACCCAACGCCCAGTTCTTTACATCGTTTAGAACATTCTGGTAGACTCATTATGTATCATCTTCTCCTCTTTCAATTAAATCATAAACAAAATCTAAATCCTCTTCTGTCAATCCCAAGTCTTGCAAAGTTTGATTCCCTTTTTCTATAAGAGATTTTTGCTTTTTCAATTTGACTTTACCAATAAGTTTTTTCTTTTCTTTAACTGAAGATATATAAGAAACTATATTTGGATCATTTTCTATATATCCTGTCACAATAGATTTAAAAAACTCAACTTGAGATAGACCGTCTCGCCTCAACTTCAAACGTAGATCTGCATGACGCTTGTCAGTATCAGCGAACATTATCTTTTTTTCTTCTTTGCCGTACCTATACATTTTTATTTAGAATATGCGTTCCACTTTCTACACGGCCTGCGGCAGTTTGAGTTATAAATTCACAACGCGACTGCAACTGTGTTATATTCCTAACACCAGTATATGATAATCCAGATCTTATATTCATCGCTAAGTTGCTTAATATTTTTTCAACTGAACCTTTAAAGGGTATTGTGGTAGAGACTCCTTCTAATGAGCGAGCATTTCCTCTCCATGCCACCTGCGCCTCTACACTTGCCATGCCTCGATAGACCTTGTATCTTTTTCCATTCGATGCCGCGAACACAGAGCCAGGACTTTCCTCTGTTCCTGCCAGCATTGAACCAAGCATAACAAAATCTGCACCGGCTGCCAAAGCCTTTACAATATCCCCCGCCGTCTTGATGCCGCCATCTGCGATTATCGCTGCACCGTCCGTATACTTGCAATCATACACAGATTGAAAAGTCGGGACTCCATGACCGGTTTGAATTCTTGTTGAACATATAGATCCTCCACCGATACCAACCCTAACTGCGTCGGCCCCCCACTCTGATAGATCTAAATAGGCCTCTTTTGTCGCAACATTACCCGCGATAATAGCAATATTCGAATCCCACTGGTTTCTTATCTTCTTAATAGCATTTTTAACTAGTTTGTGATGACCGTGGGCCACGTCAATGCAAAGTATGCGAGCGCCAACATTGTACAATTCCTGGGCTCGTTCAAAAAAGTCTCCAGATGTTCCAATTGCTGCAGAAATAGAATTAACTTGTTGACTCTGCTCTTCTTCTAACGTGTTCCTTATGTCGCCAACCATTGCTGTTTGTTCTTGAATAGTACTATATCTATGTACAATACCAAGACCCCCCGCTTTAAACATCTTCAATGCCATATCGGTCTCAGTTACAGTATCCATAGGGCTAGATATTATTGGCAGATTAAAACTTACATCGGTAATTTTTCTTTCCAAACTTACTTCACTTCTGGAATTTATGTCACTGCTTTGCGGTACTAGCAAAACATCATCAAAACTAAGTGTTTGTTTCATTTACGTGCTCCTTTAACTGTTCTAAAAATTCCTTTGCATTATTCCAACATGTTGGGCAGTATAGATTTACCTTTTCCTGTTTCTTTCTGACCACTACACTCCAAGTGGTAACATGCTCTTTATTATTTTTATCATACGGTTCTCCACAAGTCAAGCACATATTAGGTATTTTATCAAATAGACCCAATGTTTCTTGCATCTTCTTTTTTGCTTTTTTAAGTTTAGTTCGTCTCAACTTTCTATTGGCAGAAGACATTAGTATAATCCTGTAGAGCCAAAACCACCAGCACCTCTTTCAGTTTCAGTGCCATAAATATCATCTTCATTGATTTGTTCAATCTCTGGAGTGACGATTGGAACTAGCACAGCCTGCGCTATTTTTTGTCCCGGTTTCAATACTTGTACATCTGTACCGATGTTGTGAAGGTTAACAAACACCTCGCCGTTATATCCATTGTCAACCACGCAAGCACCAACAACCAATTGCTTCTTGTATGCTACGCCTGACTTGTTTTTAATTTCAAGCATGTGATTAGGTGGCACAGAAATTTTTAGCCCAGTAGGAAACAATTCAGTTTTACCTGAATAAATATTTTTTGGTTGGTTGTTTTCCGGACAGAAAAACAAATCCATTCCCGCATCTGTTGAGTGCGCACGCACTGGTAACTTAGCATTTTCTCTAACTTTATAAACCTTAAGTCTCATTTTTTCTCCTTTCTACTTAAGCCAATAATTTAAACATTTTTCTAACAGATCTAGTGCTAAAGCCCCACTGAGGATCCCAATCGAGTCGGGCCATGTAGGGCCTATTCACAAAAACAAAGTCTTTCTCTGGTTTGACTCCCCAACACTTAATTGTGTTAGTTTCTGAGTTTGAATCAACAACCCTAACAATATAAAAGTCTTTACCGTTGCGTGTCTTCTTGACTATAACTTCGCGAGGTATAAACCAACACACTTGAAGTTCGGCGTCAAACTCAGATATCGGAGGTATCATTAAACTATCAATTTTGCTTTGCAAATTTTCATTCATTACTAAACTAATTGGAAACACTCCGATTAAATCTACAAGGTATTGTATTTTTTCTTCTTCGGTGAAGTCCCCTTCATCTCTATAGTTGTTGATGTTCTCCAAAAGATTTTTTTCTTTCCTCGGCCTATCAACCGCGATTGAAGACCAAAAATGCTTAAGACCTGTAAATCTTTCATCCATCAGGCAGTTAAGCGCTTGGCTTCTGCAGAGTGCATCTAATGACTTTTTATTCAATTTAGAATACACAATATTATCATTGAATATAAACTCCTCTATTGTGTCGAAAGGCCTATTTTCTATAATTTGCTTTATCGCTGAATCGCCTAACCCCTTTATAGAGGACAAAGGCTGAATCAAAGTTTTGCCATCGCTGCTAATCTCCCACACTACACCAGAAGTATTAACGTTTAACGGCTCTATAGAAAAGCCATAAGACTTGGCTATGTTGATAGCCTTCTCTTTTCTGCTATCTGGCTCTTTATCAAGGAATGCAGCCATCCAACACTCAGGATAATAATTCAACAACCAAGCACACTGGAAAGACAGAACACAATAGGAAACCGCATGAGATTTATTAAAGCCGTATCCTGAAAAGTACTCAAACTTATCCCATATTTCTTTTGCCTCATATACTTTCATTCCTTTCTCTATGCACCCATCTTTAAACTTGCACCAAATTTTATCTTTTTCTTTTTCGACCTCGCCTGTGCCTTTCTTTGTCAAAAGTTTGCGCAACTTGTTGCCTTCGTCTAGACTTAGATCTTTACCAAGTTTATGAGCCAACAAAGCAATCTGCTCTTGAAAAATAAGAAAGCCGTAAGTTTCTTCAGTGACTTCTCTTACATAATAGTTTAAATACTCTACCTCATGCGGATTTTGTTTTGCCCCAACATAAGCCTTGTCTACCCCTGCCGACAAAGGACCGGGCCTATATATGGAAGTAATAGCAGCAAGATCAGTTATATTATCTGGCTGTGCCTGTTTGCAAAAAGACTGCGCTCCACCCTCTGTAAACTGAAATATTCCAGCCCATTTACCTTCATGGAATATATTTTGCCAAACCTGTTTATCATCCAAGTTTAGCCTTTCGGGATGCAAGTTGTTTTCATAAAAGTTTTTTATATCTTCAAAACTAGGATCCTCTATATCGTGATATCTTTTCAAGACATGTCCTATCGCACCCTCTATCATCCTAAGAGATGCCAGACCCAATATGTCAAACTTAATAAAACCCATTGGCTCCAAGTGTCTGACATTCATACCTTCTGACCAAGGAGTTTGGGTGACACCACCACTGTTTATAAGAGGCATCCATTCATTTAAATTTTCACCAACCACTACACCACCAGCATGCCTAGATGCTGACCTGGTTTGTCCGTAAAGCGCATTAACATGTGTTTTAACATCTGGATATTTATCCAAGAACTTTTGTAAAGATTCAGAATATTCCATAAGTTCTTCAAATGTTGGATTGTAAACACCTGCACTAATACCGTGCGCCTTCTTCGCCAAAGGGGTTGCTTCGTGGACCATCTTATTTGTAACGGCATTAACTTCAGTAAATTCTATACCATAAAATTTTGAAATATCTTTTATTAACGACCTTAATTGAAGCGTATTCCAATTGGTTATCGGGACAACAGTTGTGCTCCCCCACTCCTCTATCAATTGTTCTTTGAGAACCATTGGATCAGATACATCATAGTCAATATCAGGATAGCCTGAGCCACCCTTTGTCAAGAATCTTTCAAATTGAAGTCCGTGACGTATTGGATCAACCTGCGTAATCCCAAGGGCATATGCAACTAATGATCCTGCTGCTGAGCCTCGACCCGCACCCGTCAGTTGCATTAACGTTGCTTTATCAGCAATTGCTTTCATTGTCAAAAAGTACTTTGAAAAACCTCTCTCTTCAATTACGGCAACCTCTCTTTTCAACCTGCTGACATACGCGGACTTATTGTGAAAGCCTTTTTCTTTCGCCCCAGATATACAAAGCATAGCCAATGCTTGCCCTGGAGTTTGTCCTTCGGGCACGACAAAATCAGGCAAGCGAACTGTATTGTCGGGAAGGAAAGATTCTATTCTATCAAAGGCTATCTTGTGCGTCTCTTTTATTGAATTTAAAATTAGTTCATCATCATATTCGACTCCACACATTTTAGAGTATTTCTTATAAGAATCCCACATCTGATCACCATTCTTGGGGTACAGTTCATAGCCAATCTCTTCAACGTCAATCGGTAGTTCGCTGCTAAGCCATTCTGGCCTCTTACCTAAGAAGCCCAATCTCTTGTATAGTTCTCTATCTTTCCAAGCATCTGGAGAATAGTAATGAGAATCAGCGGTTGATATAAGTTCTATTCCAAACTCATAATGCATTTGTATTATATATTGATTTAATTCGTGTTGCTCAGGCACATTATTCCACTGTAATTCACCATACCACCTGTCTCCAAATATAGATTGCATTTTTTGTGTGGTGTGCCTCATTGCGTCTACAATAGCATCTTGACCGGCGTCACGATTTTGCCAGTAATTGCCTGCATAAACCCCCCCAAGACATGCACTGGCAGCAATAACACCCTCGTTATGTTTCTTCAACATTGCATAATCAATACGAGGATATCGATAAAAGTTTTCTGAACTGTATGATTTTGAAATCATTTTAAAGATATTCTGTAGGCCCGTTTGATTTTGGGCTAAAAGAATAAGATGACTTCTACGATTCAAAATAGACTTCATCTTCTTTTTAGAAGCCTCATTTTCAATTGTCGCGCCTGATCTAACATCATCTAGTTGCTTTTTGCTTTTAGCATCTTCTTTCGCTTTATTGTAATCTTCCCTCCAATTAGCAATTGATGGAATAAAATATGCTTCACAGCCAAAAATAGGCTTGAATTCTTTACCTTGATCTTGCATCTTCTTGGCATGAAGTACCTGATATGCCAAACCATTTGCATTGCCATGATCTGTAAGCGCCAATGCATTCATTCCATTGTTGTATGCATAATCCATATGCTGCTGTGGATAACCCAGAGCATCAAACAATGATCCTGCAACGGAATGTGCATGTAAACCAACGAAAGGTATAGATGGATTTTCTCGGTTCTCTGTCATTTATAAATGCCTTTCAATCTTTTTTATATTTCCAGTAAATAAACTTTTCCAAAATGGTATCGATTCAAAACTTAAACCTTGTTTAAAAAATGTTTGATACCCTTTCCAATCTTTTATATTAAAGTAACTATCAACATGACTCGTAGCCATATTTTCCCTCATTATATCATCGCCAAAAATAATGTCAAGACTAAACTGAGTTTTTGTGTTCATTCTTTTGTATAAATAATTGCAATGTTTAAATTGTTTCGGGCTTAAACTAAAACCTAAATGATCATTTGTAAATACACTTTTATTTTCAAAGTTAAATACGAACGAATCATGTGATAATATCTTATCTCTTTGCTCTTTGATGAGATAAGGGTCATAAACTCCATAAGGACTTGAAACATAATATCTTTGTGGCACAACCCATTTAGATATATTACTACTAACTGCAAAACAAGCAGTTATACCATCTAATACTGAAACCCCTAATCCTTCCTTGTTTTGATTTTTATACGACAAAGGAGAATAAAATATCGGTATTGATTTTAGATTCTCTTGAGGAAAAACTTTGTATTTAGAATTAATAATCGCGATTGGATCTTGTATAAAGTCTCCGCAGATCTTTTTTATCAAAGGAGCAATAGAGTCGTCGCAGACAACCCATATCGTCTTACACCCAGCAAAAGCGCACTCTACAATACTTCTTTGTATAGCATAAAAACCATTATCTATAGGCATAACACAGGGGTGGAAAATCAAATCAAAATCAGAATTAATTTTAGATACTGGGACAATCCCTGCGATATGCTTGCTCAATGCGTTTTTCGTCGTCGTATCCATAATTCTTTATCTTTTCGCTGCTTTCAAACACAGTTTTTTCGATTGTCTCAACGTGCCTAGAAGTTACGACCAAAAGAGGTTTTTTTCTATACTTGCCGTCTTTAGTCGCTGGTGCTGTTTCAATGTTTAAATCTTTTAATATCTTCTGCAAAACAAATCTAGACATTGTGTCAGAATAATTAAAATCTAATAACTGCTCTTTATTTAAAACAGAAACGCACACAGCATTTCTTGGGCCTTCAAACAATATTTCTTTTATAAAAGTGTCAGTAGGACTAATGCCATCTAATTCCGAAACATTGCAATAAGATATCTTAACAAAGTCCAAAACTTTATACAAGCCTAAATTTATTATCTTCTCAACATTATTAATGCATTTGATCTTAGAATCACTAAACAGTAAACACTCCTTATATTCAAGAGAAATTTTCTTCTTCGATAAATTAAAAAGTATTTTATCCTCCACTCTAACATAATCTGGATTTGAATGATTCCTAAGTAACCCTCTCTCTGAAACAATAAATTTTAAAAATTGCCAGCAATCAAAGTGCTTTGTAAAAGAAATATTTTCTACTATCAGTGGCTCTAAAAATCGCTGGTCAACAGAAGGTGCTTTAAAAGAAGACAAAACTATTGGTATATTCTTGTGATAAGATAAAAGCAAAGCGCTCAAACTTGAGCCAACTATTATCTTGTCATCATTCACAGGCACACTAACCCTATGTAATCATAACGATGTGCTACAAAGTTAACTGGCTGTGTCTCGTTGTTTGATTGCTGCCCTGAATTGTCAGATGGCCCTAGACATGCTTCATCGATTATGGACATTAAATTTTCGTACATCTGATTTTGATTCCAAGTTAGTTCAAAGGACCTGCCGCCTGTTTGAATCGCCCAGTCTTCCCAATTAGCAGCGTTGTGAGGGTTTATAAAAGTATAAAGTTTAAATCTATTGATTCCTCCTAGCGTCGTTGTTATTAAGTCTTGTGTTATTTCAGGATCGAGCCAAGATTGATCTTCTTCGTCAGTAAAAACAATTGCAACTCTATCTACGTTCTGTCTCCAATTAATCTTGAAGTTCTCTTTACTTGGAGTTGATGCAGTGTCACTAAGCCAAATAGAGTTTCTAACATCAAAATTAGCATTTGAAGATATATCTCTCGTAACAAAATACAGAGCATCCCTGAGCATTTCCTGGCTAGTATCCATACCTTCAGCATCTAACGCTGCGAAAGACGAAAGAAAATCTTCAAAAGGAGATATATCAGTTACCAAGTACAGTCTCTCTCTTTCGCGATCATCTTTCTTAGGACCAATTACAAGGCCCCAATGAAGTTTATCTTCTGCCTGAAAATGTGCTGCAAAACGATTTAATGCTGATCGAACCGCTGTTATCTCCTCATCCATTGAACCTGACCAATCAACAATGAACAAAATATCTGTTTCTTTAATCTCTTCTCCGTAGTCTGTTTCTCCGTCGCAGTCATTATCTGCACCATCACAAACTTCTTGTTGTGGGGTAATTTCATCTTTACAAAGGTCTCTACGGAAACGATCCCACCTATCGAAATTACCCCACTGTCCTTGATTGCAAACCATGTTTCCAGCAATACAAACCCCGACATCCAAAGTTCCATCTGGCCCTGTATAGCACGCTACCATCAACTCCTCATCAATATTTTGGTCGCAGTCTTCATCAAAATTGTTACATATTTCATTTTGTACTGCCATGCCCGCATAACGGTCACATTCTTGATTAGCCAACGTTTCTAACTGTGCACATAACGCAAGACATTCTGACATCCCTAATTGTGTGCATTCAGGAGGATCATTGCAAGTGCAAGTTTTAAATCCTTGGCCACACCTTAAAGGTGGTTCAGTGCAAGGAATCAATACTCCAACATCTTGCACAGTGCAATCGCAGTTAAGACCTTCATCAATTAACCCATCACAATCTTGGTCTATACCATCACAAGGATCAACCTCTTCTTCTGGTTCAGGAACAGTGCAAGATATCCAATTACCAGAAGAACAAGTCTCAAAACCAACACCGCAAGCAGTTTCACACTCACGAATTAAATCTTCATCAACACTGCCGTCGCAGTCATTATCTTGTCCGTCACACTCATCAGCAGGGACTGGGCCGCATTTGTCGCACTCATTGCGCTGACCCTCGTCTACTCTTGAGTCACAATCATTATCTTCATAATCACAAACTTCTTCGTTGGGGAAGGGTGCATCGCAATCTATGATCTGTTGGTCAACACAGAATCCCCAACCCGTACCACATTCACTTTCGCAGAGAAACCTACCCTCGTCTACCCTATCATCGCAGTCATTATCTTCTCCATCACAGGATTCATCCTGACAAGGCCGACAAGGGCCGTGAATCAAATTTCCTTTATTGCAAACAACTCTCTGTTTGCCAAACCGACCATCAGCCAACTCACAGTCAAACCACTGAGTTTGATTAATCTCTGTGTTAGGGGGACACTCGAAAGCCAGTTCACACTCTTCTCTTCGAATAATTTGAGGAGGAGGACAACCTTCATCAAAGCCAAAATCACAAGGTTGGCTAGTTTCGTCACACACAGAAACAGTGACTCTTGATCTATGAATCTGGTTATCCGGACGAGGTGGGCAATACCATTGCTGCTGTTCACAACACTGTGGATTACACCTACAATAAAGTTCGAAATCTGAAGGATCCTCGTCTCCTTCGCACTCACTAGTGAAGCCTACCTCGCTCACTGGTGGTAAGTCTGTGCCTGCCGTGCTCAAAGGAGTAAAAACATCAATTGGCACAGACCCAGCAGAAGACTCTTCAATTGGTAATTCAGGAGGAATTGCTAGGCTTGGTTCACCTGCCGCTTGAACTTGAGCGTATTCAGATGATGCCGTCTTATCATTACAAGATAACAATGAAAATAAAATTAATATTGCTAAGTACTTCACTTCTTACTCCAAGTCATACTTTTTTCTATACGCCTTAACAGAAAAAGGGAAATGCTTTTCTGCTATTTTCAAACAGGCTTTCGCAACTTGTTGAATTTCCCACTGTGCTCCTTCGTGTACACGCAAAGAAACAAACTTTAAAAGGTTGTGTAAATTTACCGTGCCATAATATTGAGTATATAAATTTTGAGGCAACACACCTCTTGCTTGCTCTCTACAGACCCCTGCTTTTAGCATTGAATCAAAAAGTTTTACACATTCTCTGTGATGTGCAGATACTAAATTTGAAGCCGTTGAAGATACAGGCCATCCGGCCCTGTTGTATTCCAACAAAGGGTCGTTTGTTTCATCAGTGCTTGCCTGACGATTAGACTTGTGTTGTGTCCTAAAACTTTGTGGCTCGTAGAACTGTAAGTCAACACTAGTATATCTCCTGCTAATCTCATTGTAAGCCCAAGTTCTATGCCTGTGGTGTTGGCTTCTAATAAAAAGAGGTACCACAAACTTCATAGTTATAGCACAGTGCTCAAAAGGGCTTGTATGATTGTGATTCATAAGATAGTTAATTAACTTAACATCTTTATCGTCCACCGCTTCCTTCTCTACATTAAAAGAAACGCGAGCAGCATTGACAACAGAGAGGTCTGTTCCCATGTGAGATATGTATTCAACTGACCCAATACCGTCTTCAAAAATATCAATTTTCATCTAAGCCCCTAAAAATACCCATAACATAGTTTTCCAATATAAAATAGTGAACCTTATCTTTTAAGACTACTTCTTCAATCATAGTCTTATCAACCACAATTACATTGTTTTCGGGGAGAGAAGTAGTTTTCAATCTTTGAAAAACAGTTGCACAGTCTGGCGCTACCTTCACCACTGTTGCTAATATATATCTATCTTCTTCTGGTTTAAAATCTTCTGGTAGTAGTACAGGGGAATCAGGCTCCCCCTTATTAAAATGTGGTACAATCGTTATGTGACGATTGACTGGATTTAACGCACGCAAAAACCTAGACATGAATCCTCCTTTCTTTATAGCATAGACAATTATATCATCAATGTCAAATGGTTTTATACAAATTTAACTTCGCATGCTCCACCAGAGCAAGCGACTTCGCCGGATAAATTAGTGTTATCCTCTACTTCGGATACCTTTGTGAGATCTACTTCCTTTAAAGATTCCATCAATACATCATAGGTTTCTTTTGAACAATCCTCAAAGGGCGCTTGTGTGTAAGTGCCACCATCATATGGCAACACAGACAAGCCGTTATAAGAACTTCTATTTTCCCACATCCACTCACCAACGTCAGCCCACTCAGCATCTTTAATAGATATTGTAGCGGACACATTGTGTGTGTTTTGGCCTTTCCTGAAACCAGGCTTTATCCAATTTTGAGTAACATGATCAACTCTCTTTAATAATTGAAGAGCAGACTCTGTTCTATATATGGCACCCTCTGGGGACTTCTGAGGAACAGAAATAACCGCCGTCGTATGAGGGCTAAAGTACTCGTCTTCAACCAACTCAGGGTGATTTTCAATTAAATAATTATAAATTGATTCGTTTTTACCCACCCTAAGACGTCTAATATAAAAATCATTGTGCCATGCATGGATTCCAGAACTGGTTCCAAGAACCAAGGATGTTGTTCCTGCTGGTTTGACGCAAGTTGTTCTTGCTGCTGGTCGTATGTTTATTAAATCTGCGACTCTTTTGTTTTCATTCTTAACTGCATTCGCTGCCGACTTCATATCAAGTTCTAAGACCTTACCAGAAGCGATACCGGTCATACTGACGCCGATAAGGGCATCTTTTTCAGTGGTTCTACGCCACACATCTCGAAGGTAATGAAAATCAGTGTAACTAGCCTGCAACGTACCAATAAAAGTTGCTGCTTTTACTCTTTCCTCTAAGTCTTCTTGACTTTCCAAGTTTGAAACATTTACTTCCGTTAAGTTACAAAATTGATACGGACGAAGACCAATCTCACAACACGGATTCGTGCCCCAATCTTTGTCATTGGAAAAATAAAATCCTGGCTCGCCTGCGCCAGATGCCTTTACCCTTTCCCACAACCCCATGAAATATTCTTTATCTATTTTATGTCTCAACAAAACAACAGAATTATTTGCGCGGCCTCTTTGAGGGTTTTTCTCCCACCAATTACCAGACTTTGCAGATATCATATCGTTATCGTCTGCTGAGAAAAGGGATATCAAGGCTGCTCGTCGAATACCACCAGCCAAGACTGCATCGGCTATGTGACAGACCATATCATGAACTTCGATTGGAATAAGTTTATCTCCATCTTCTTTTTGAGATAACAATCCCTCTAACTTAACCAAGCATTCGCGAAGCGGTTGAGGTCCTGGTGCTTTACCTCCGGAAGTTATAAGTTGCGCACCCTTTGGTCGAATATCAGAATAATCAAATCTTAGCCTAGAGCCACCAAAAAAATATGACCTTATCAAAGCCTTAACTGCATCAGCCCAGCCTTCAATCGAATCTGCAATAAGAAACCTTCTATTTCTTTTCATGTTAGGCTTTCTTATTTCAGGAAGTTTATCTACGTGATGGTTTTGTACGCTGAAACCTACGCCCGTTCCGCCGAGAAGTAAAAACATCGCCTCGCTAAAAGAACGCCAATCGTCAATCGGCATATAAGCACAATTAAATATTCTATTTGGTGCTACTTCTATTGGCTTTCCCCCGAATTGAAGCGATCTCATAGATGGTAGTACCTTCTTTTCAAAAACAAATTTGTAGTTTTTGATAATCTGAAGTTCTAATTCAGGATACTTCTTGAGATGCATATTCATATTTCTAGTAACCAATTCTTCCCACGTTTCTCTTCGGTTTTCCTCTGCTATATATTTAGCATATTTCATGTGTACAGTGATGTCTGATAAAATGTCATTTGATAAACTCATTCTTTACTCCCCTTATTTTTAAACTTTTTATACTTCTCTGTCAATAAATCCCTTTGTTTTTTTGCCGCGTTCTTTACCACATCTTCCATGTCTTCACTGCTAAGCGGTTGTTCTAAGACTTTTATCTTTACATTGCTTGTGTCCATAAATATTGGATAGATCAATCCATCTGGGCCGTTTCTATTTTTAGCAATAAAAATCCGCCCACCGTTTGTTTGCTTGTCTTCAATAGTTCTCGAAACCGAAAAAATAAAATCTGCAACGAAGCACTTATTGAATGCTTCGGAAATGGATTCCATAGTTATAACCTCGGCATTTAGACCCGACCGATTCGTTTGAGAAGCGGTCCAAATAGGGCACTCATAGATTTGTGAAATACCCCGTAACTCCTCATAAATAGTTTCCAACTGATGTCTTTTCTCGTCTTTTGAGAACTTTTCAGGTTTTATTAGGTCTCCATAATCGACAATAATAAGGTCTGGCTTAAAGTCATGATTCTTCATTTTTTCTAAATGATTTTTAATTGTCTCAACAGTTGCAGATCTAGTTGGATACTCTTTTACAACTAATTTGCCAGGCACTTCTTTAACTTTATCATAGATCTGCTCTTTAAACACACGTAGATCTTTAAGATGATATCCTGTAATTAAACTGTCATATCTGCCAGCAACCACTGTGTCTGCAAGTTCTAATGTGTAATGCACTACATTTTTACCACGCAACAATGCATGAGCACCTAAATGCACTAAAACCATTGACTTTCCTGCACCAGTAGGCGCTATTACTACGCCCAGTTCCCCTGAACCTAAACCACCTTTTGTTAATTTATCAACAGGTGTCCACCCTGTGCTTATCGGATTTCTTGCTTTTAGTTCAAAGCGCCTCTCAAAATCAGCCAAATAATCATAACCTATATCATTACTTGTACCAAGTTTTAGAGCGTCATTAATAACTTTAGCAACTTCATCAAAAGAAGATTTTTTAATTAAATCAACAGACTGAATCATAGCCTCCTTCAATTTCTGTTTTTTGCAGAAATCTAGCGCAGTATCTTTGATATATTCAGTGCCGTCTATTTCATCTTGCTTTGCCAAAATCCTAGCAAAATAATCACGAAGCAACTTTTGAACGGACTCTTGTTCAGAAGTCAAACCAGTTCTCATTATGCTGGTCATTATTTTTTTACTAGGATGCACACCATATTGTTTTTTATATTCTTGAATCTTCTTTACAAAAACTTTTAGATAAGTGAGTTCTAAAAAATTAATATCTAGAACCTCAAATATTTGATCTGCAAATGGCCTATCTTCAAGAATCAAATGACACAGACTTTCTTGAAAAGACTTTCCAAATTTTGAAAAATCTTCTTTTGTTTGAAGCATTAATTAAACCCTATTCCTTCCTGAATCATAGCATTGAATCGTCTAACCAAACAATCTAGGTTTGTGGACATCATCCCGTCAGATGATAGCATTTTCCTAACCTCTGTCATGTTTAGCATTGGCTCATACTCTTCAAATGTTTGATTAATATATAAAGCAGATTGCACCGATATAAGCGGAGTTGCAAGTTGCATTATAGAGTAATTATTACACACTTTCTGATAATCTTCAAGCACTTTGTTATAAATTTTTAATTTAGATTCTTCTATCATTTCCTCAGAATAAATTTTAATATCTGATAGTAGATAATCTTTATCATTCGCTAAAAAAGGAAAAGCCTTAGACACTGTTTTTAATCCAACACCTGGTAATCCATCGATGTTGTCACTTTTATCACCAACCATCGCCCTTGCTAAAGCAAAATTATTAGGATGAATAGAGTGTGTTTCTAAAATACGATTCGTGTTCAACACTTCTTCTTGAGTTGGTCTAAACAACAAAGTTTTTTCATCCAACAACTGAATAAAATCTTTATCACTTGAGACTACAACTTTTTGCCACTCAGAGAAAATAGGCATCGACTTAACATATGATATGACATCATCAGCCTCAACGTTGGGTTCTCTAAATTGAATAATTGGCATTTGATTTACGTATTCAATTGTTCTAAGTTGTTGCCATAATCTATTTTCTTCTACTTCTTCCTGTGACATCTCATTTATCCACCTATTTAAGCGCATCTTGGATTGGCTTTTGAGTTTAGGTGGTTTTCTGCCCATTTTATAATTTTTGTTTTGCGCCCTCCTTTGCGTAGAACCGCCTTCCCCATCCCAAACCACAACAAACAAATCTGGTTTTATTTGATTGCACAATTTGTTCAATGTATGTAAAAAACCCACAGTGCCACCGATTGGAAAACCATTTGGTGTCATAGTGGGATTAACAATATACGAGCGGATAAACTGGTTCTGCGCGTCTATTAACATTAATCTTTTCATATTTACTCCTAAAGAAAACCCCCTATTTCTAGGGGGTTTGTTTGTCTACTCTTCTGTAGAATCTGAACCTTCTGGTTCGTCTGGTTCGTAAAAATCAGACGCATTTCCTGTTCTGTCACTAAATTTCTTAATAACATCTTCGTCCATAATATGAAGAACTCTTTCTTTAAACTTATCATTCTCCAGTTTTGACAGCCAATGTGCTCTTTGAAATTTTTCTTTAGTGCCATCTTCATACACAAGAGCATACCAAGCGCCGGATTGTTCAAGATTTTCTGAAATTTGGATTGCATCAAACCAACTCTCTCTATCTTGAATACCGACATGATCGGTCACATCCCAAAGGATTTTAAAGTTGCAGGTTCGGCCAGTTGAGCCAAAGCGAGACTTTTCAATCTTACACTTCACCTCTGACCCGATCCTAAAACCATTATCATCCAAAACAAAAGATGCCTTTGCTTTGCGACCAGTTAGCCAAATTCTTAACGAGTAAGAATATGGGAGCGTTTTACCGCCAGGAGTCATATAGGGTGTCGTCATTGCTTCGGAAGGGCTCCTTGTGATGTTGGTCTTTAATTGGTTCAACACCAACAAGCAGGCCCCTGCGTTTGCAATTGGTTGCACTAATTTGGGCATACCCTTTGAAAGAATCCTCGCTTTCATAGCCATTGAAGATTGAGGATTGTAGTCCGATTCTATATCGTGCTCAGAGGGCGTGAGAGCAAGCGAATCCCAAATGAATAACCACTTTTCAGGAATCTTTAAAAGATCTTCTATTTGAGCCAGCACACTTTCTACAGAAGTAGCCTGGATATAAACTAGATCGTCTAAAATACATCCGGACCTTTCAAGAAAGTTGGAATCAATTGCTGACTCTGAATCAAAATAGGCTACTCTAAAACCTTTTTCTTGTGCGTTGGCTGCAATTTGAGCCGCCATGAATGATTTACCTGTAGCCTCAAGTCCAGCGATTTCAGTGACCTTTCCCACTGGAATTCCTGCAAGTTTTCCTTTAGCGATAATAGAATCAAGCCAGCGAGAGCCTGTTGAAATCCAATCCTTAACATCCGTTGGATTTTCTTCTTGTAAATCATAAGCAACGCTAACCCCCGCACGTTTATTTAGTTGCGAAATAATGTCTTTTGTCGATATTTTACCAGATTTCAATTTTGTTACCTTATTCATCTTTTATCAACCCAGCAACTCGTTGAACGCCTTTTCCACATCATCTGTGTTACTCTGCTCAACAACCGGCTTTTCACCAAACTTTTCAATCTGCTCAGATTCACCGGACAAATGTCCGTCTAGAATCTGCTGGACTTCATCAGACGTCTTCCTTTCAAAAATAGTATCAAAGTTAGGAATTGTTTCTAGCAACTCTGCACAACGCTCATCACCTCCGACTGCATCATCACATAGAGCAGACTTTCTAGGCCGAGGTCGAATATCTGTAGTGGGGAAAGACGCACCAGGAGCCTTTCCATAAAGTAACTTAAGATCGTTGCCATCCGTAGGGTCTGTAATATCTCCATAATCAGGATCCAAAACAATACCAAGCAACTTCTGATAGGCTAACTTGCCATAGCCCCAAACCCTAACACCTTCAGACTCCTCACCCCGTACCAACACGGGAGAGAAAAATCTCTGCTTGGCAAACATGGTCTTAGCCAAATTCTTGCTATCATCCGAATTTTCATTCCAGAGTTGATTTGCGAAGTCGCACACTGGGCAACTATCGCCAAAATTTCGCTTTGGGCATAAGAAACTTTGACTTCCTACATTGTAGTGAAACCATCTTTCCTTAAAAGGATCTCCATCTGCAGTTGGAACAATACGAATATTATTCTCTCCATCTTCTGGACGCCAGAAGTTCTTCTTCTTTTCGCCCTTGCCCTGTAGGGCATTCATCTTTTGTTTCATCAAATCAATATTTAAAGCCATGTTTTTCTCCTGTTGTTTTTTTGCTCTTTGGCTAAAGCAGGTCAGCAAATTTCCTGACCAACTGAATCTATAATACTAAATGTTTTTTTGTTTGTCAACTATTTTTTTTCTTTCATAATGCCGTTTTTGTCTTGCACAAAATGCATTCCTTTATCAGAATTATGATTTAATTGTTTTACCCAGTAGACTTCCTTAATTTGAGCCCAGTTATTTTTTCTAAGTCTGGTATTTAACACATCAATCTTTGATGATACAAAATCTCTCCTTTCCTTTTCAAGTGCTATGGGGTTAGTAGACGGTGAATTAACCTTCATTAATAACTTAATGCCTTTAGTTGTGCCCATGGCTGTGTCTAAATGCTTTTCCGTCAACTCTAATAAAACCTTCTCTTTTAGTTTGTTTCCGTTTGTAGAAACGGTAGTAATGTTTGTGTTATCTGCTGGATCAAACCACTCATTAAAAGACATCCTTGATGGTTTCTTGTTACCTGGCTTTACTCCCGAAGGCCAGCCTCTTGAGGTTGCTGCGTGAGTCCAATCTGCAAATTCGACCGGCTTAATTATTGATTTTCCTTTACCAGCCTTTTCTCTAATCTTGGTCCTTGTGCCTTTGCTAAGGAATTGTTTCGGGTGAAGTTCGTTCATTATATTATCGAAAGGACCTTCGTTTTCTTCAAACCAATCTCCAGTCGGGTTTAAACCACGAAAAGTAGGATCAATATTGTAAAGTCTTCTAATTTGCTGACCAATACATTCCATAGTGTATGGGTTGTTTGGAGGAGCACTATTGCTGCCAATTTTTGCTATCTCATCTTCAAATTGGTTATCCTTGCAGAGGGTATAAGTGCCATCGTCATTTTCTAAATAAGGCTTTGATATCTCAAGAAAAGGCAATTTTTCACCTGGATATATTTCCATTAGCACTGGATACCTATTGTGGCCCGTTTCTAGAGTTTTTTGACTGTTTATATGGCAAACATAATGTAGACCTTCCTTTTCGATAAGAGGTTTAAGTTGTGCTTGACAATAAATAGGATCATAGTCCTTGTCTCTGACTTGAGATTTTTTTACCTGCGAAGGGTCTAAATAAAGAAAACTAGTAATAAATTTTCTATACTTCCGCCCATCGAAAGAGGTAAAAACAAGGCTTCTCAAATGGCCTTCATCCTTTCTGGGGTCTTTATAACCGGCTTTGATCAATTTTTGAACTGCCTTGTTTTCGGCAACCTCCATAGTGGGGATTTTTTTGTTTGCTTGTGCGCTCATATTATAACGTCCTTTCATTGTTTTGTAATATACTAAATGTTTTTTTGTTTGTCAACTATTTTTTTTGTAATGTTTAAAACATCTTGGCTCGTACATTTCTGAGCCACCTATCAATAACTCTCTATCATCGTCAAATTTTCTATATGTAAAGTAAGCATCCTCCTCGCACTGAGCACACACTGATGGACATTTTACAATCTTTGTGGCCCAAGGCATCATTTTAGCAATTTCCTTAAATGGTTCAGCCTTAGAAGATAGGTCTAGACTTGATATTAGCACAGTTAGACCGGACTTGTAAAGACTTATTACGGTGTTTCCTATGTTTTCTATCATAAAGGCTTCGTCTATCGCCACCACTTCGGCAGCGCTCTTTTCTAAAGATTCAAATATTTCAACACCAGAGACTATACATTGGGCTTTAATCCTACCTCCGTTGTGAGTAACAATTTCGCCAGTGGAGTATCTATTGTCTATCATAGGCTTGAATGCTGAAATTGTTTTACCTTGATATTTATATCTTTCAAGCGCGGCAATTAGCCTTGTTGTCTTTGAGCCAAACATAGGCCCAACAAACATAACCAAATCAGGATTTTTCAAGTTATATTTCCTCTATTAGAAATCTTGTACTTTTGATGTATAAATTTTCATATAACAGAAATCGGAATCATACTGTGTTTTGTAGACGCCGTAACTGTATTTACAGAACTCTTCGTTTTTATCTTTTATCAATTTTATAATATTTCTCTGAAGATTTTTATCATTATTTATATTTTCTTCAGTTATTCCAAAATATAATCTTTTGTCTAGCGGGGTATCAATTGGAAAAAATAATTTCTCATCTCCCGACTTTTGTTCTAAAAGGCCTATAGAATAAATTCTACGAGTTTCAAGCACTTCAGAAAAATTTGATGCTTCTGCGGGCTGGTTATCAAAAACCTTAATCATATGAAACGCATTCACAATCATGCTATTCATGCTAGTATAATAATCTGATATACTAGCATCCTCAACCAAAGCGTCCATCGACTCACTTGAAATTAAAAACATATCTTCAAATAGGCCAGATCTAGTATACTCTTGTAGTACTGAAAATATTACCTTATCTTGCATTCTTTTTTTGTCTGAAAGCAAAGCGGTCTCTGGCTTTATGTAAAGTATAGATATGTCTTTTTCTCTTATCCCATACAGTAATTTTAACGCTATTGATGATACTGCGCTAGCGCCAGATAAAACACATATAACCTTATCTTTTACTTTTTTCTTTAGAGCAGGCTTAAGCGCTTTGAAGGCGTCTTCATATAACTCTGGCCTCTTTTGTTTTGTTATGGTGTGCTGATCTGTAAAGTTATGCTTTTCATCATCTACATAGATCAAATTATATTGAGGAAAATTACTAAAATTCTTAGCAACCTCTATCCCTATTCCACCAACTCCGATTACAGTATACATTACACCTCTGTCATATCTCTAAAATTCTTGCCTATGCTGGCAGAAGTCAGATAATTGCCAAATCTAGTCTCACTAAACGTTTTTTGAATTTCATCAAATTTGCTAACGTCAGTTCTAGTAAAATCTAACACAATTGAGTCATGAAGTAAATAACAAATTTGTGTTTTACGTTCTTTTAATATTTCTCTAACTTTGTATGCCTGCTCAATACAGACATCACTACTTGTTGATTGTACCAAATAGTTTAGCGCGTGATCTCTGTCGCACGGAATACGTCTTCCATATGGAGTCGTAACTGCTTCTCCATCCCAGTATTTTTCTATTATAGCATTCTTATCATAATGCTTACTCAACACAGCATCTTCTGCTTTTGGGTTATACAGCCAAGCAAAGAATCGCTTTTTCATTTCATCTCTGGTAATTGAATTACCTGCTACCACCTCTGTGTTCCAAGTGTGTATATCTTGTTCTGGCTGTTCTTTGCCACTCAAGGCAAGCAAAGTTCTTATTTCTGCGGCGTTGAAGTCAAACTCTACAAATAAATCGTTTGTGGGTTCTAACTTTACTCTATCTTCTTTTTTCATAGTTAGTATAGGTATACCTGCGCCTTTATTCGATAATCTTCCGGTTCGCGTTCCAAATACGTTATAGTTAGTCGTTCTCTTCTTTTTATCAAATATATTCTTTCTTGTGTTCATCTCTTCAGATAAAATGTGCGCACGCTTAAGGGCTTCATAATCATCTGGTTTGCTGTAAGAAGAGAATATGTTTTCAATAATTTGTTCTTTTAAAATAAGATATCTGCGAAGATATTTTTCTGGTATGTAATCATATATACAAGTTGTGTTTACATCACATTTTGCAACCATCACAGATTTCATAATTGACTTTATTCTAGTTGACTCAATATTCCACTGTTCGTTTATATGTCCTGGGCAAGAGGAAGTTAAATCTCCCTTAGACCAAAGATATGCATACTCTGGTTGCACCCCAAGACTATTGATTTGACTAGAATGCTTCCATGTGCTTTGGAAATCTAGATCTTGAACCTCTTCAATAGAATTGAATTTCCCATCAGCAAAAACTTTTCTGCATTGCTCATTTGTATCGACTATTTGAAATATCACTTAAAGAAAAATGTCCCTTCGTTTTTTTAATAATTTCATTTCTGCAAAGTCTATTGATCTTTCAAAACTCTCATATTCGAACAAATAATAGCATGTTTCAAAATAAAATTCAAATGCTTTTTTGCTAGTTTTAATCCTATTTTCTACTAGAAGCAATTGAAGGTATATTTTTAACCAATCTCTTGTGTTGTATTGAGCAATAACCTTTCTGAGTGACGGTCTAAGAACATTTCTCGTAATTGATTTTATTTTGTTTGTTTCTTTGCATATCTTGTTAACTCTTCTTACAGCGTTTAGCCTTGAAAAGTCTACATAAATATCATATAAAAATTTTCTTAACATGTCAATATCAAATCCTTGACATTCATAAAAATATTCTCTCATGATGCTTTCTTTGTCTGAAACGTCGTATTGCCTCACATAATCAAACATTATTGTAGAATCTAAATTGGCCACAAAAGTCCAAGGAGCATGTTTTGGAATTACAAAACCAAATCTAGCCGCCATTTTTGTGTAAAAATTAAAATCTTTACTGTTTAAAATTTGATATTTCGCCTGATTTACGTCGTGAGACGTGTCTGCAGTTTCAAGCACAAGACCTGTACAATGAATTGGGCAATTGTTAGACTTCACGAAATAAGAAAACAATATTGGTTCTTCTGCCGCTATGTCTTTCGCAAATTTCATAAAATAAAACACTACATCTTCAAAAGTATTTATTTTATTTTTATGTGGATTCAGGTATCCTACAAAAAACATTTCTTCTAATTTTTCTAAATGTGTCTGATAAAGAGAAATAGGATTTATGTAAGCCTTTTTGGGCACCAAGGTTCTCGCGCCGAGTATTGGTTCTAAATTTCTATTTGTTACCTGCTGAGAATATTGATAATTCATATCCGCAAAGGCATCGGCAACAAAATCTAAAGCCAAAAGATTTGAACCTGGTATTTGTTTTAAGGTAACTCTATCTAACGGTGCAACCACTCTACCATTATTGTTGACTCTGGCATAAAAGAACTGCCTTTGTTCCCAATTGTCAAAATGATAGAAATGCGCTATATCTTTTGTTTTTTCGAGATACTTAACTCTATCCATAAATTTTTTTCTTGTACCACTCATAATTTGCTCCCACTAAGACTTAAGCGCCTTTTTTGCCTTTTTATCAACATAAACGTTATATGCTTCCAAACTGGTCGTAAACCCACTAGACGAAAAAGAGTGCTCAACTTTTAGTGTCATATACGTGCCTGTTAATCCTAGCGTTTCTAGAATTGAATCTCTTGTACCTTGCGTTAAGCCTAACAAGGTTGGCTGCAGATTAAAAGAATAGCCGGGAAAAAAATTAACATTACCGATTATATCAAGCGAAACATTGTAAACTTGAGGTATTATTACCGAGTCTTCGTTTCTTAGAGATGCAACAACGTTATCATCTGCTCTTGCTTTCTGCACGGCTGAATTAGCCTGATTAAAACTTACTTTTTTAATTATGCTTTGCGCAGAGCCAACAGTGTATTTATCATAACTTTTCAACATCTTATCATCTTGCGGAGGACTCGGAGAACTCACGCTAATAAAAAACAGAGATGTTAAATTTTTACTTTCTTTCTGATCCATTAAATTAATTCTCGGATTTCTTAAATTAATTTTCTTTAAGCGTCCTTCTCTTATGTTATCTTTTATTTTCCCTGCTGCATTTTTATTTACAACAATTTGACCTGTTCTTATCGAGTTTTTTACTGGCCTGTGATCTAAAACAAAATCTCTTTCTACAAAATAAGGCTTTATAACCTTAGTTAACAGAGAGGAAATAAAATTTTTAAACGTTAGTCTTTTCCTGGTGGTATTAATGTAGTCTTCATAAATAATTTTCATTAAAGATTCCAACGCTATTGGTATATCATACAAAGAAGCAGTTATTACTTTTTTCTTTCCTCCCACCTCTCTACTCTGCACAGGAATTCTAATATTTCCTAAAATAATTCTAAAATCATTTTCTTTGAAATACTTTTCTCCGTTACTAGAAGCCAAAAATGCGGTAATGACATCTCCAAATTTAAAAAAGTTATAAACACCCAGCATCTCTCCCGGTGTAACAGTCCCAATGAAATCTGATTCAGTAGACATTAATGATTCGCCAGATATATTTCTTTGTTCTGTTGAAATTTGATTTACTTGAAAATCTTTGCCCGCCTGCTCTCTAGAAACCGTAAGCAAGTTTTCCCTTGCGTATTCTACAAACGTATATTTATCTCCGCCTGACATGTTTTCTTGAGCGTAATATTCATCCATGTGGTTTGCGCCGACTATATCAAAGAAAAGGTGCTGAACATAAGATGGAGAAAGTTCTATTGTAAAGCCCGCCCTATTTTGTAACAAAGATCTCACAAGGCCTTTCAGTTTATCTGAATCTCTTTTTGAAAAAGCAATCTCAAGCCTCTCTATCTCTTTTAACGCATCTTTCTCTCTTTTGCCGTTTAAGTAATTAACAATTTTCTTTTTAGCGCTTTTACCTGCAGATGGAACTCGCGTCTTTATTAAATCATTTATTGCCGCTCCAACCGCTTCAGAGGTAGGCTTGTCCCTTTCCCTGCCTGACCCTGCATCTATCATGTTGTCTATCTCTTTCGAAGAGGGTTCTAAAAAATTCACATCTTTTAAAAACTCATCAATTGCTGAAATATAATCTACCTTTAGTTGAAACGAACCATCTTCGTTAAAACTAAACCCGTGATTGTAGTATCTCATAATGTATGTGGCCTGTTGAGCAGTAATGGCATCTATTTGTTTTTTTGTAAAGTTTAATCCCTTTCTCAATCCAGGAGTAGGAACGTTCCAACCAACTTGCATCATTAATTGATAGTGATTTCCCGCTTGGTTTTTAGAATCTCTTCTTGTATAGTAAGGAACAATCAAAGGAAGGTATGTTTCCCCTTGACCTCCCCTTTCAAACACAGATAAATTATTGCCATAAAAAGTAACTGAACTTTCAATATCTGCTTTTTTTGTTTCGGGCGTAGTTCCTGCAAGTGATATATCTATTTGTTTAATCCCAAGATAACTATACCTTTTGTTTACGCTATCATAAGCACCTCTGCCAGGATTTAAAGAATTGTGCATATTTTGTAATGGTATGGGTATGACTTCTTTAGTTTCGTCGCCTCTTAAAAAAAACTTTATCATTGGCGTTAAAGATGTTAATTGTGCATTATTGAATGTATTGAAAACATTGGACAACTCTCCTGTGCCTTGACTTTGTAAATAAGTGTCGAAAGTAAAAGGATGAACATCTTTGTTCAGAGTTATTATCCTGTCTGATCTCCCTCCAACAGATACCTTAGAGTACTCTGGCTTTTCTAATAATTCAGGGGTTAAAGCAGCAAGAATATATTGAGAATTTGAGCCCTGAGATAGTGTTGCTACCTCTTCTTGCATTCTGTCTATTCCGTTTATTTTTCTTTCTGCATCAGACGACGCCATTTTAACAAACTCCAAATTTACGTGTATTTACCATCAGGTTCAACCACCGCATTATAAACTGACCTCCAGTTTTCGGGTATAAACACGGTCTCTCCAAGAGTAACATGAAAATCAGTTGGTTTTCTATTGTAAAACGCGATAACCCACCAAAGGTTTGGATCACCATATTCTTTGTCGGCTAGTTTATAAAATCTAGTTCCAAGTTTCCAAATTATTGGGTGTACGCGAATATCTTGTATTTGCTCATCTGATAATAAAACAAATTTTGGGGCGGCATAATGTTTTATTGTTTTCACACCTCTTTCTTTTAATATGTTCTTGTACCTTTTTTCACTATTCTCTATAGTATCTCTTAACCCATATCTAGACATTATACGTTCCCCAAAATCTTGTTATACTTTTTCATAAGTTCTTTTGTGCTTTGATTATCTGGTAAGTTGGTCTTCACTCTTAGCATCGGTGAGTCATCTCCATCCTCTACAAAGTGAACTTTGCCAGTTAATTGTTCTATCCCGTATGGATAGGCCGTGTTCTCTTCGTCAGAACTGCCTCGGCCACCAAGCCATTTGTGGTCTTTCCAGCCAAGTTTATGCTCATGTACAACCTGCAGACTGCATTGAAAATCAAACGCTTTTGGTATAAAAGTATGGCTTTTATTTGGGGCGCTTTTATTGTTTCCATAATTGCCATTATAATCTTTGTAAATATTGCTAGGTGATGAGTGCAAGACTGCACCTCCAGGTGGATGATGAAAACCTGCTTCTAAATCTGGCGTAAAACTTACTGAATTCATCCAACAAGCCAGACCCGCTTTAAAAGCATTTAATTTGTTAACTCTAAAATTTGCATTTTTAATTAAATTTGCAAACTTAACCTTTATTAGAGGATATGAAGACATTGTGTGAATGTCCTTACCATCAACCTCATAACTAGGATACATGTTAGCAACTAAGTGTTCTAATTGATGCATATTCTCTCTTGCTTCCCTCAAACTATAAGATGGTATTTTTAGAGCCAGGTTTATTGTTCTGGTTGTACCAGCAAAACTGCCAATGGGATCGTTTCTACCAAAAACTTTTTCACTTGACCAGTCACTGTTAAAAGAGTCAGAAAAATCTGTAATCCAGGCGGGAAAGACTGCTGTTTTCTGTGACGCCAAATGCACAAATTCTATCAAATACCCACTTTCTTCCAAGGCACCTAAAACTGGGTCGAAAGATGTTGTATTACTAAATCCCATTTTACCACTCCTTTTAAGTTCTTCTTTGCACGGTAGCCAGCGAATCTTCTACCGCTGCTGCAAACTTCCTCTCACTAATAGATAGTTCTACATCGCCTTTTTGTTCTAACAGTTTTTTTGTCACCGCTAGGATCTCATCCAAAGCCTTTGCAAGTGGGCCATCAGCCTTTGCAGCGTAAAACTTGTCTTTCTTATTAAAAACAGGTTGTACATAATTCTGTTCTAGATTTCCTGTGCTCATATTTGGCATAGTAGACATGGGAGAAGTAAGGTCCTCATAAGTTACAATCTTTTTAAGTTGGCCGGTACGCAACAAATATTGTCTTTGATACTTATCTTTTCTCCTGTTTCTAAGCATCAAATCTCTGCGGTTTTGAACATTTCCTGGTGGGTAATCTTTATCAAATTGTTCTCGCTCTGGAGACTTATTAAATCCCATCAGACTTACTGTTCCATCTTCTGTCGCTGGAACAATTAATTCTCTTCTGATTCCTTTAAATTGTTTTTCGGATAAGTTATCTGCTACCTTTTCCTCGTTCAGCGCTTCTTTTACCGGAGACTTTGCGGCTTGCGCCTCCTTTGCTTTCTTTTCTTGTAATTCTCGGGCTTTTTCTTCCTTCCTCTTTTTTTCTTCCGCCTTTCTTTTTTGAAGTGCCTGTAATCTTAATTCTTTGCGTCTTTCTTCTTTTTTCTTCTTCTCCTGTAACTGTCCGGACTTTATTTCTTCCTCTTCCTGTCTATTCTTTTCCATCATTATTGATTGAAGTTCTTTGTCGGTTCCGCTAATAGATTGTAAAATTGGGGTTTTCTCATCAAGAAGTTGTTGTGCTTCTTTAGAAATAATCTCAGGACTCTTTACCTCGCTGGCAAGAGACATAATCACACCTTGTGTTTTGATATTTTCTGCTTTTATTAATTCTAAATCTTTTGCTCTTTGGGCTTCCTGTTTCTTTTGTTTTTGTTCCTCTTTCGCAACTTCTTGTTGCATTTTCTCGTCAAAAAAACCGGAGTGTAAAAGTTCTAACGGTTTAGGAGGTTCAGGTACCTCCGTGCTTGTGATGCTTTCTTCTTTTGGCTTGGCACCAGGCCTTGGTCTATCTTGATTATCTTCTTTGTCAAACACTGCCCCTTTTTCTAACAAATATGCAGCACCAAACATAGCGCCGCCTATCGCTGTGGCAGCGCCCGCTATGGCAAGGCCTTTTCCAAACTTGCCCCGCCTTTTGCCCGCACCTACAGCACCGCCCATTCCAGCCATTTTTACATGCTCTGGATTCATAGGTGTTGCACCCCTGCTTAGCACCTTTGCACTAACCACTGCAGCGGCTGCGCCTAGAGCCCCCAAGCCAATAACAACTTTTCCAATATGGTTGGAAACGGTAGTTGCAACCCAATTAAGCATTTTGTCGCCGTCTATCGTGTGAACTAGTTTGTCTATAAGATTAGTTAGTGCTGCATCTATTTTACCTTGCACAGTTAAAGAATTCTGCGCTTTGAGCACATTACTTTCAAGAGTGGTTTCTGCAGTGTCCATCTGGTCTCTTTGGCCATCAAATTTATCTTTTTGCAGTTTTAAAACACGTTGCAACTCATCAACCGGCATGGCCAAATCTTCCCCCAAACCTCTCAAAACACGGGGACTTAAATCTGGGCTACCTGCCCTCTTGTATGCATCTGCAAACATTTGAAGTTTTTCTGCTGGGTCAGCGGCCAACAACTGCTGTGCACTTAGAAAAGGTTGGCCTATTGCAATATTAAACGCTTGTGCCGCTTTTGCTGCCCCCTCAAAAGTATCAACGCCTTCACTAAGATTTAATACTTGTGCCACTTCCATTTCAAGATTTTTCGCTTGAAGGGTTATATCTTTAAATATTTTTTCACTTTGACTTCCAAATCTAGTTAATATTGGTGCCGCTTTATTAAAATCGCTTAATAACTCTCCTGGTGGTCTGCCTATGGCTTCCGCCACCCCTACAAAATTGTTCATTACCTCGTTGGCCTGACCTGGTGTTTTGCCTAAAGTCGCCGTTAAAGTAGTGAATGTTTGTGCGGATTCTTCCATTGAAACGCCAAAACGACTTAATACGCCAATAGTTTTTGTTGTCTCTTTGGCTTGAAAATCCGATAAATCCCCAAAAGTTCTTAAGTTGGTTTTTAGTGCTACTGCACTATTTCCAAGAATACCTTCGACATCTTTCGAAACTGCTCCTAGTTCTGAAGCGGCTTCTACTAACCTTATTCTGTCTCTTGATATCGCTGCCTTTTCAAAGATTGATGCTTGAGCGGCATCATAAGCCATTACTCTTTCGAAAACTTTTGTTACAGTAGAGCCAAAAAGATTACTAAGAGTCAACGACTCCGCTAATCCTTTTATTACTCCGGGAAAAAACCCTCTAGCACTGGCAATACCTAATTCTGACCATCCAGTTTGTAAGCCCAAAGTTGCTTGCAACAACCCTTCTGAAACTCTTTCTCCTTTTTCTAGGGCAAGTTGATATTTTTTTAAACCTTTGAGTATCTTTGTGTTTTCTTTGTATGCCGAAACTAGTTGTTGATATCGTTCAGATTCAACCTCACCATTTGAAATTAAAAGGTCTATTTCTTCTTTTAAGACTCTTACCTTTTCTTGTTGTATTTTAACTTTTGCTTCATGAAGGTCTAAAACATCTTTTAAAACTCTAGAGTTTAAATCTAAAAATTGAGATAATTTATCAAAATGTTCGTTTATGCTATCAACAGAAGATTTATCTAAACCGGTTCGAAGGCTTTTAGAATCTGTGTCTACCACTGAAAACAATTCGCTCAAATCATTGATTGCCCTTTCAACGTTTCGCGGATTCGAACTCAGCAGATTGGCTGCTATTTCATTTAATTTAAAGTCTTTTCCTTCAGCCATTTAAAATTACCCCATTCTAGCCGTTGCAATTTTATTAAATCCAACAGTTAAATTAACTTTACTCTCTTTAATATGTATCTGTTCCAAGTTGTTTTTTAGCATAACTAATTTTTGTAACAACACATCGTCATCGTTTGAAGTCTCGAACTCTGCTTTAATCTTTGGTGCAACAGACATAGCGTATGGCGTGTCTTCAATTGGCTCAGTTCTTTCAATTTCTACTTTTGATATTGATTCACCTGTTATCTTTGTAGCATCGGCTTTATCTACCATTTCTGATTCTAAACTTGGCATAAGACTCATAATGGTTGGTAAAAATGCATTTTGAATTGCAGGTATTGAGCCAATGTAATCCCCCAAAAGCGCACCGCCAATACCGCCGACAATGGTTCCGAGAGGACCTGCAAGAGAGCCTGCCACAGATCCAATTACACCACCGAGTATGCCTGATCCAACTTGCATAAGTTCTCTTGCTTTTTGTTCGACTGGGGCATCCGACATTAACACACTAGCCACTGATGCCACACCTATCAAACTTCCGATGATACCTGCCCCTTTTAAAACTTTTGCCATCGTTGTTGGTGGAATTTTACCTAGAAATTTTTGAAACTGCTGCACCGGCTTAAGTGATCTAATTTTTTCTGCTGCACTAGTTCCAATTTTAGCAACCGTATCGCGAGTTGTGCGAGCAGCGGTTGATATTCCTCGACCGGCTGCCTGGGCTGTGTCAGTTACCGTTGCAACCGCTCTTTGCGCACCTGTTGAAATACTTGATGCTGCCCGTGATGCTTTAGTTTTAACTTCAAAAGTAACATCTTCGATAGTGCGCGACACCGCTGTACCTGCCTCCTTAACTCCAGTAATAACGTTTCTTGAAGTTTTGGCGAGAACATCTCTGGCTCCCTCAATTCTTGTAGATGCAGCAGTTCGAATCGATTGTGCTTTTCCTGTAATACTTTGACTAACTCTTTCGCTAAAATTGGCAATTGCTGATCTTGCTTTTTGCGCACGGTCAGAAATACTTCGCAGCGCAGAGGTCATGTCTGCTGTTTTCGCCTTCTTAAAATCACCACCAGCAGCAGTAGCGCGAGCACTCAAACTACTGGTAGACTTATATACACTACTAAGGCCAGAACTAACTCCCCCTCTAATTTTAGAAAGGGAGCCGCGCATGCCTTCAAACATGCTCTTACCCATATTTCTGGCTGAATTAACAATGCTGTTTGTTCTTGTACGAAGACGGTTTGGGCCGTCTACGGTTACTTTTGGTGGCTCTGATGGTATCGGAGGTTTACGAGTTGTCCGTTTAGAAAGGCCAGATTCGCGGGCTTTTGCCTCTGACATTTCTTTGCCATACACATCACGAAATTTGCCTGTGCTCTTATCATAATAGCCTGCTCTTTCCGATAAAGGAGGAGCACCTTTAGGGCGAGGTTTTGGTTTTTCACTTTTTGGTTTATCTGGTCCGGTAACGGGGCCACTGGGGCCATCAGGGCCACCAAAACCACCAGGACCCACAGGCTTTATAAATTTAGGATAGATTCTGCTACCTAAAGCCATCCTACCCACTGATAAAATAGCCCCCATACCTGCTGCTGCAAGAATAACTGTTTCTATATTATCTGTTATAGAGTTAACAGTTCTTCTTAGAATTGGAAACTCATTGTTAATAAATGTTGTTATTCTACTTATATGCTTGGATATTGCATTATCAAGTTTCTCTTGTGCTGTGAGCGTTTGCTGAATATCAGCCTCTATCTGCTTCATTTTCGTTGGCTTTGGCGCTACTGCTAGTTCTTCTTCAAACCTACCAAACTCCGCGCCAACCATTTTTTTGAAACTAGAAGCATCCATTCCAAACTCTTTATACAAGGCTCGTAAAACTCTAGGATGTATCTCGCCTTGGGCTGCTTGGGCACGCTGGTATGCTCTTGCTATTAGTTTTACTTTGTCGCCTGGCTTAGCCTCTAATAATTCCAAGCCATTTAAAAATTCACCACCTAACAAGGCGTTAAACTTCGCTGCCTTCTTCATCGCGTCTTCTGTGGTATCCAAAGACTCTGTTAACTTTTGAAGATCTGAAATGCTTATATTCGTCTTTCTGGCCGCAAGGGCGATGCCTCTGAACACACTTGGGAAGTTTGCCCCAAAGCGCGAATACAAGGGAATAGACTCTGCCATTTCTCGAAACATTTCTTCGGGCGTGCGAGCCATTTCTTTTGATTGAGCGAGAAGTTGCTTTAAAACATCAGCCTGCTGCGATGCAGTAAAGTCTAAATTTGCATTAAGAAACTTATTTATTTCAAAAGTGGCAGAGGCAGACGCACCTAATTTTTGAAACTTACCAGCGAGTGCTATTATTTTTGTTGCTGATCCATCTGCTCTTATATCACTAAAAGCCTTTATTGTCTTTTGTGCTTCTGCTGTTAATTGAGACGAAACTTCGGCTGCTTTAGGGCCGTAGGCTGTTCTCAACTCATCTGAAATATTTACTAGTTCATCTGTAAACCCAGAAAGACCCGTGTCCTGAAAAAGACTGGCGCGTGCATTGTCCAACATCATCATTTGTTCTGCAACTCTTGTAATTGCTGAACCTATCATGTTCATAGGATGAACAGATTTTGCTAGACCTTTTGCAAAGCCCTTTATATTTCCAAGTATGCTTTCAGATCCAAAATTATAAGCCTTTGTTATGCCAAGAGTTGCTGCAACCATCCCTCTTGTTAATTCTTCTGCTTTTTCAAAGCCTGCCGTTATTTCGTCATTTGTCTTTATGGCTTTTCGAAGTTCAAGAAAAAATTGCTTCTTTTGTTCAAGTTCTTTTTCGGTTGCTTCATCTAACTTTCTTGAAGAAAGAAGCATTATCTCTCTCTTTATCGCTTCTGCTGTGTATACTTGTATGTCCCTTACTTCTTTAACAAAGTCCAGGTCCTCTTCATAAAAGACTTTTTCTAGTTCGGCTAATTTTACTTGTTTTTCGTAGAGTGCCACAGACTCTGAGAATGTTAGATTTGATTTCTTGTCTGAGTTGTAGAGGGTTATTAGTTCTGCAATGAACTTCTTATCATCATCTGTTAACTTTCTTTCATTTAAAGGTTTTTTGAACTTCTCAAAGAGTTCTTGTAGTCTTTTTTGGACTTCTTGTGGAGTCATTTATAAGGCCTCTTACTTAAAAGGCCATATTAGTCCAGTGTCTCTTTCAAAGCCTTTAACAGCCCTGTTTAATTTAAACTTATCCTTCAACGTTTTAGGATTATTTAAACCGTACTGTGTTAGGGAAGACATATATCTTTTTTCACCCGCGAGGGCTTTAGTAAAAGAGTCAATTTGTGAGCGACTACCCCTAACAGAAACTGGAAAATATTCACCTGTGAAAAGTATATTCAATAACATGCGGAGACGTGCGCCATATGCCGCCATAAAACTTTCATCAATTTTAGAAAAGTCAATAACTATTTCTTCTTGTTGTTGCATGGTTATTTCTCCACTATTAAATAGTTTACAATGCGCAAAAATGAATGCTATTGTTATTTTTTGGATTTAGATGCTTTTTCCATCTCTTCATTACGCTTTTCAAAGTGTTGACTCAATCTCTGGACAAACCAGTTCCTAATCGTAACAGGCAAGTCATACACATCAAAGTAATTCCAGTTGCCGTGTTGAATCAGATAAAATATCTGCTCATGCACATGAAGCATGTACTCAGAAGTCAGGCCAAAAAAACCCGGCCTCAAGGGGCACCTCCATTTCGGTTGTTGTACCGCAATACATGCACTCAAATGATTCAATCATTTCAACGTTTGGAACAAGAGCAGTGTAGTTCTTTCTCAAGAATCTAGAATCTCTTGCTGGTAGGTCTAGAATGGCCAGATTTAAAGACGCTGGGTCAGAAACACCATCAATAGAAACAATGATAGACTTTAAGAAGTCTGTTGTGTTAGAATCTGCTAGATTGTTCTTTTGTCTCATTTGCTGAGCCTTTTGAATTCTTGCTTCATCTGCAGATGTCAATAACTTAACTATCACCTCATATCCAGAATGTGGTAAAACAGTTTTAAACGTCCCTTGTGGAGTTAATTCAAAGTTTTCACTTTGCTCAAACTTTGTAAAATACTTTGTATAATCTTCCAAAACAAAAGTATGATCATTTGGTGTATCACACTCTGGACATACAACCCTTGTTTCATATTCTTCGCCGTATCCCGTAATACGCGCTGCAATCATAATTGCTGACTTATCACCGATAAGTAAATCTGAAACTTTTATGTCTTGATTAACAAGAATATTTTGAATAAATTTATCAACAGCCAAACCTTTTCGCAATAAGGCTGGGGACGTTAAAATATCCTCATCTCTCGCTGTCATATATCTAATTTCCACAACCTCTTGGTTATGAAGGGCATGCCCCTCCGGATAAAAAAGCCCCCTAGAGGGCAATTCAACAAACTCTGTATTCGCAGTTCGTCTAGATGTATCTTGAGGGGGTGCGTGATCTGCTACCGCGCTTTGTTCGGGTGGTGGCTGCTGAGCCTGCACCCGCTTAGAATTTCTACTCATAATAACCTCACTTTAACATAACAATTCTAAACTAAATTTATTATAAAACAAAATCAACTTGTATTTTGTCTAATTAAACGCCAGGAGCCTGGTTTGGTCCTCTGACGTTTTGTGTTGTCGAACCAGCAAAACCAGCAGTACCAGTTTCATTGTTTCTTTGTGCCGAAATCATTGCGCCTCTATCGACTGTTCCCTTTGTCTCCAAGTTCGCCCAGTCATATCTCATTGTCAATTCAACATTGACCAACTCATCAGACTCATAATCAAGGTCACCAAAGTTCACACTCTTAATCCACGGATTGTATAGAGTCCAAGTCTCAATTGGAGAACCATTTTCATCAATTGTATGGATAAACACTCTACCGCCAACGGCACTAGTTGCGCGGGCCTTCGAAAAGGTGACAATATTGCTTGCTACGCCACGTTCCAGTGGATCATTAAGAAACTGATGAGGAGGAACGTATCCGGAAAGAAGCATAAGGTCAGTCATAGTCTTGGAAGCATCAGGATCAACTGGGTCAACAAGTGTCATGCTGATTTCATCCCATTCAAGCCTTCCAGGATAATAAAACTTATAGTTAATAAAACTATGCTCAGATTCAGAAACTGAAAAATTAGGCTTTCCTGTTGTCTTAACAATCCACTGTGGGATTCCGTTAAAGGAAAGCAGAAACCGATACTTTCTCTTTGGCTCGATGGCCGCATCAGACCAAAACTTATTTTGTGCCATTACGTTATTCCTCCTGCACTATTAAATAGTGTTTCTTAATATTTTTTAATCCTCAAATGATGCACCTGTGTTTGTAATCACGAAGTCAATTGCGATAAATTCAATGGCTCTTGCGGGCTTTAAGAAAATCTTCGCATACATAATGTTTCGGTCAATCAAATCAGGTGTAGTTGTTGTTTCATCTAAAACAACTCTAAACTCTGTCAAACCAAATCTAGACTTAACACTGTCTAGGAACGGCTCAACAGAACCTCTAAATCTATCCCAGGTTGCTTGAACATTCTGATCAAACAATAATGTTGCCGCCTTCCTGGAAACCTCTTTCTTAACGTAGATCATAAGTCTTCTAACGTTAATTCTATCAAGTGCCGACTGCGTAACCTGCAGAGTCTTCTGGCCAAAGACCACAATCCCTTCTGCTGGGAACTGAGCAATCGGATTTACATTTGCTTCATACAGTTCGTCTCTGTCCTTAGAACTAAGCCTTTGCGAAACCTGTAGCACTGGAAGACCGCCTGCGCCGTCTGAAAGGCCACCGCGTGTGAAGCCTGCAGGCGCAAACCATAACTCAGAGCGGGCTTCGGTTGAACCAAAAGTACCCAGAGCAGTTACAGAAGGTGGTACCCAAACTTGAGCATCATTAATTGTATCTGCAATCTTTACCCAAGGAAAGAAGCAACAAGCATAACTTGAATTGAGTCCTCTTGCTTCTAGAGTGTTTACTGCAGCGTCAACACTAGCGTCCGAAATTCTCTTTTGGAAACTCTTGTTGTTCTCAGTGTTTGGCACATACCCACCATTTTCAATATCGATGATTGCCAAAGCATCTGCTCTATCTTCGCAAACACTAATCATGTGATTTGTGACTCTTGGCTCAGTAACACCAGGTGCCACAAGAGTATTCATCTCAATAACCTCTGGATCTGCTACTGAATCAATTGCTCTCTTAAGAGAGGCAATCTCATAACTAGTAATTTCTGATTTACCACTCATCTTACTATTGCGGAAAGCCTCTTTCTCAGTGATATCCAATCCATCGAAACCACCGTATACAGGGGCTGTAAACTTAGTATATCCTGATCTGATCAGGTCTTTATACCCATTACCGGTGTTCGAAGCGTCTCTCTTTGCTGTGTAAGAAAGATTTCTTTTTCTTGAACCCTGAATATAGAAGGCTGCTCCAACATCTCTTGGTGCAATACCGCCCTGATCAACCTTACCAACTGGATCACTCAAAGATCCTGATGATCTGTGATTAAGGACTAAATCATCCAGAGAGAAGTGAAAAGAAACTTCTGTGTTTGTTCCATCTGCATCTTTTACGCCAGCACCCATGAATGCCTTTCCCATTCTTCTAGTCACGTCTGTGAAAGAAGGATCAAATCTTGTGTTAGATGGAGTTCTATAGGTTGACACGCCAAAGTATGCTCTCTTGTTTTCAGACAATCCTTCAGCCGAAGAAGAAATACGAAGAGGCAATGTCGGATAAACAAGACTTGCTGTAGCATTTGCTGGTAAACCTGCCAGTAAATTAGCACTGGTATGGCCAGGAAATGCCTTCCAAGTACTGGTTCTTGAAAATGTAGCAAGCACATCTGAAGCATTACAGGTTGGTGCTAAGTTAAACCCTGTTCCACCTGAAGTTGTGGTCGCCTTAAGGCCAACAGAGGCTACTGTACCAGTCTTGTATCTAGGAGGCCCAATAAATCCAAAAGGCAAGAGTGCTGGATCTGTTGCACCTGCATCTACGTCAGTCTGTATCTCTACTCTAAAGAAAGAAGACTGATTTGGAAAATTACCGTAAATTCTGTATCTTTGATCTACAGTGTCCCATTCACGATACTGATCACCAATCTTTCGACCAATATAGTTTCTAGAATTAGGATTAAGTGTACATTGTGAAAATCTTTCCAGAACAATTGGTCTAGCGTCATTGTCTGCAATTCTTCTCACTAACACTGTGAAACTACCGTATGGATTAACATCGGTAGGTGCTTTAATATCAGAGATCGAAACCTTAAGATACTTGGTATTCCACCCACCGTCGTTAATGCCGTGAAGTCTAAATAACTTCTGCATGTTTGCTGGCTCATATGCTGCGCCGTCAGTATCTAAATCTTGGCTGATGAACCAACCAGTGCAGGAGTTTTGATTTTCTAGATCTCTATTTAAACTGTTGTTGGTTGAATGCAATGGTAGTATTGCACCACATAGAGAATCGTCAGCGCTCAAAGCACCGTGAAAATTTAATTTGTTAGTCGAGTTTTGCTGGCCGTGGACATCCTTAACATACCTATCGAATGTCTCGCCCAAAAAGTAGTTCTTTAATGCATCTGTTCTAGTAGTCTCAGCATTAATCAAGGTTGGGTTTGTGTTAAAAACCTTTCTAATATATTTATCAGAATCTCTATCAAAGTTGAATACAACCCTCTTTGCCGTCTGAGTACCATCATAGAAAAAGGCTGCAAATTCCATCTTTGCTGGCTGTGTCGCCCTTACAAGAGCGTGAGAAGCCGTAATTGCACTTGTTCCCGCACGCTTACCTGAACCGCCCGCTCTTTCGCGAATACCTTGTACTTTTGTTAATGCTGGAGCAGCACCTGAAAGAATAATACCGCCTTTGTTCATGTACCAAACTGCTGCCAAAGTTCCTGTCAAGGTTGTGGGTGATGCAGCGTGGCCAGCAACATTGTGCCCTGACATGGATGATCTGGCATCAATGCCACCTGTCGAAAAGAGATAAAGTCCGTATATGGCAGATTTACTAGCACTACCAGGATCACTTGCATCCAAGGATTGATCAAGTTTCCAACCTGCTGCACCAGCGGTAGCAGCGGCGGGATCTTCTACGCCCAAAAGTCGTACAACATTGACTGGGCCACTGTTTTGTAAAAAGGCTTGGGCTGCATAAGCAGCATAAGTAGGAGCAGTTCTATTTCCATCTCTCCATACATCTCCGCCTTGCCCACCTGGCATTGGATTACCAAAAACTTCTACAAACTGAGTCATAGAATCAACAGTCAATGGAATAAGGCCAGGTCCTTTTTCTAGCCTACCAATTACGGTGGGGCCTACTGCTGCTGGTGGTCTTGGAAGTTGTGAGTTATCAATTTCATTCAGAAACACGCCTGGGGATACGAATTTAAACCTTTTTACAGACATACTAAAAATCTCCTTTTAACAAAATAAAAAAACTATTTTATTTCTCTCTAATAAATAGTATCTGCTTTTCTCAAAGGAATTGAAAAGAATGAAAAGAAAAGGGGGACCGAAGCCCCCCTAGTGATGGAAATTAGTTCACTTTGTTGTTTAAGACTTGTACAACTCAGAACCAGAAAGGTAGGTAACTTGAAGAACGTCATCAGAGTCCATTGCCAAGTTAGGATGCAAAAAGATAGAAGCAGATAGTGGCGAGCCACCAGCGCCTACTGTCTTATGTTCACGATAATCCAAGTTCAAGTGGTTGCCAGAAGGCTTACCTGTAATACCTGTCTTCTGAACGTGTAAACCGTTTAACAAGACACCATTAAGGTAGACGCACAATGAACCAGATTGTGGTGTAATTGCTGTACCCAATGAAGCGGTGAGATAATCACTACTCATTGCCTCTGCATTACCACTTGCAGTTCTCATAAACACTCTTCTGTTGAAACCAACAGATAATTTGCCACCGTCGTTGACAAGACCACCGTGAGCATCACCAGCGTCCAAGTTAATGTCAGATGCCATAAGAGCACCAGTAAGGAACATCGTACCTTGGATGTGAGCATCCTTGAAACTCTTTGCTGCAGAACCAAGATCAATATCATTGTCAGTAGCAGGAGCGAGCAAGCCGTCTGTTAAGACCAATTGATCAGCACCTCCGACATCCATGATAATTCCAGCGGAATCGGCTGCAGCCATTTTAATCTGACCATCAACAGTGAGAGTCAAATCTGCTGCTGTGCCTGCTCCATCAACGGTGGTAATCGTAAGAGTACCATCTGCTGCAGAATCAAAAGTAACAGTGTCACCTGATGAAGGTGTGAAAACAATTTGATCAAGGTGTGCTGTACCATCAAGATAAAGATCTTTAAATTGGCCACCTGCATGACCAAGATCAACATCATTGTTGGTTTCTGGTCTAAGAACACCATCTTCCAATCTAATCTCTGTAGTACCACCGATGTTAAAATCAAGTGCGAGGTTAGAGTGATCATACAAGATAGCAGCGTTGCCTGCTGTAGAATCATCGCCGCCGATCTTAAGACCACCACCATCAGAGTTAGCAGAATTAGCATCTACCGCTGCAACAATCAATTTATCAGCAATTTCCAAAGTAGTTGCAGTCTTGGTGACAGAGTTAAGAACCTGCACGTCAAGATGGTCAACTGTCAACTGGTGAAATTCACCAATAGAGCCTGAAATGTCAGAACCCTTAAGGTCGTGGAAAGTACCAGCAGAACCAGAAATTGTTCCTGCACTAGTAACGTTTGGAGTAAAACTCCAAGCGGCACCTGCAACCTTCACAACGTTATCACCATTCTCATCATAGAAAATCTTGGAATCATCATCGCTACCCAAGATAAGGTGCTTATCATCAGCAACCAAAAGGCCTGCAGAAGCAGTAACCTGGCCGACTGCTGTGACAACCTGGCTTGAATCAACTGTCATCGCGATTGTTGTGCCATGAGTTGCACCTACACCAATTTCAAGTTTATCAGTACCATCATCAAGACCAACACGATAGTCCTGCGCGTTACCGTCAAAAACTAGCATTGTGTCTTCTGCTTCAGTATCACCAATGACAAGTTTCGGATTTGTACCAGCGATAACAACACCTGCAGCAGGCTGATGAATTCTTAGTTGATCTGTGCCATTTTCATCATACTCAATTGCCGCATCGCCGCCAGTACCAAATTCAATTTTGGTATCATCGCTGATTCTAAGAGTTGCACCAGCGTAAAGAAGTGTATCGGTACCATCTTCATCATACTCAAAACTTGCATCCTGGTTTGAACCAAAAGTAAGTTTTGTATCATCAGCAATAGCAAGACCATTGCTTGCACCCATAGTGAATAAATCACTGCCACCAATCTCAAATGCAATAACATCATCTGATTGAGCGCGAATAGAAGTATCATCATCAGCGTCTAGATCAATACGACCTGTACCACCCATGCTAATGCTACCCTGACCCTGTAGGTCGATTGCATCAACATATAGATTTGACCAAGCCAAACTAGAAGCACCCAGTGCTCTGGCACTATCTGTAGAAGGTGTCAAATCACTGTCAAAACGACCAGTCGCAGTAATGGTATCACTAGTAGCGTTACCAAGATCGACGTTGCCATTAGCAACCAAATTGTTTAACGTTGCTGTACCACCGACACCAAAGTTGTCGCTGATGGATGCTGATTGTGCGTAAACAACATTCCAAGACTTTGTGGCGCTACCAAGACTATTTTGATTGTGAGTCTTAGGAACAAGACTTGTAATGATGCTTGCTGCAACAGCAAGTGTATCACTATCTGCATCACCAAGAAGTACATTACCTGATGCTGTGATGTTTGTGGAGACAGATGCAGACAAGTAAGACTCAAGGTGATCAAGAGTCACTGCTCTTGCTGAGCCGCCCTTCGCCTGTACCACGATTCTATCCTCACCGCTCATGGAACCCGAAGTCACACTAGCCTCTGAGAAGTCTAAGTGACCAATTTCAACTGAACCTGACGCAACCTGTTTGCCTTTTACGGCACCTTGAGCCAATAATTTACTACCAATCTTTGTCAATCCCATATCTGTTCCTCCTCCGCCGCCACCGCCGCCGCCGCCTCCGCCGCCGCCGCCTGACGCCATGTTGTTGATTGAAAAAATACGAACGCTATTACCTGAATTAACTGAACTAGGACTATGTGTTGCGATTGCTACCCTGTTATCTACAACGGGGCTAACATCGTGAAAAGACCAATTACTGCCAGCATAAAAACGATGCTGGAATGTGCTGTCTGCTACTGTTGTGCTCTTCCAACCTGATGAAGCATCATACTCCCAAGCAATTAACTTAGGTGTAGTACTTGACGCATCTACCCCGTCTGTATCTGAGATAGCAAAGAACCTATTACCGTTAAATCGGTCAGGCAGATAGCCTCTAAGGTTCCAAGAAAAAATATCTTGAGCAGTTGTTGTCAAACTAGCAGCGTTTGCTGGATACCACTCTCCTGGATTGCCCGAAGCCGAAACAGCGGTATACAGATCAACTCCTGTTGGATCTCCTAGTCCTGAAGCAGGATAGGTGTCTGTTGTTCCATCAGCACCAACCATAAGGGTCGTATTACTACCTGAATGATAATGCAGGCCTGAACCAAGAAATTTGTGAGTGGTTGTATCACCTACAATGTTGTCTTCGTGTCTCCAGTGGGCTGATGATGCGCCGGTTTGGCCAGACTTCAATGTTATTGCATTAACTCTACCCGCTCCGGAACCGTGATTTATATCAGAAAGCATAAAGGTTATATCGCTAGCCCAAGTGGCACCTTGATAGTCTGGTGAATTTCCTGTATTTAACTCAGAAAAGCCATCTTCATCAATGTTCCAATCACTGCCATCATAATAAATGTAGTGCAAATCAGAACCATTCAACTCTACCATTGCACCCCTAGTTCTGCTAGGGTTCATCACAAGAGCAAACTCATCCTGATAGTGACCAATTTCATCAACTCTTGTTTGAGTCCATTGCGCACCGCCTGTATCATTCCAAACAAAAAATTGATACTTACTTGTACCATATCCCAAACCAATAACTTGCGTATCTGAAATAACGGCCATGTTTACTAAACGCCAGTTACTGCTACTGTAATTTGAAGAACCGTACTCGCCTGCCTGTGCCCAACCACCTGATCCTGACGACCAAAGATCCCAACCATAAGTGCTGGTGGCACCGTAGTTCATCTTTTCTGTGGGCACGAATAACTTAGTTCCGTCATTGCTGAAAAAACCACCACGATATTTTGAAGACGCATGTGGTCCTTGGATATCTGTAATGATTACTGTACCAGCACCGACTGATTCGCTTACTTCATAAGCCATAATCTTCCTCCTCTATTTATACTCAAACTACCAAACTGTATCTTGAATTAAATTAGTTGGGAACAAAACGCAAACTGAAGTAAACATATTAGGAAAATAATAATTTCTTGAGATTTCTCACATTATTGTCAAACTGACAATACTCAGAATTTAAGAATTCCAAAGACAGCGCTTGACACTGGGAACTGCTATCATCAAATTCAAAATAGAATTTGCCTGATTCAAGTCTTTTGCAGATTAGAAGTCTCATACCTTTTAATTGCAAAAAGGCAGCGATTCCAATGTCAGAAGTAATAAATTTATTGTCGGCCATCTTATGTAATTCCTGTTTCCATCTATATACTAACTAGTCAGAAGTCCACGAACACGTCGTATTTTAGGTTTCTTTCTTAACAAAAACTAGAGTTGTGCCTTCTTGAGTTAGTCTGTAATTAAAGTTAGGGTTTAGTCTATATTTATCTCTTAGTGATTGTATTAATTTTTCTTGCGAATCTCTAAGCCCTTCTATCCCTTGTAATTTAGAAACTTTTAACACCTCATGATCTCTCATGTATGTTCCAAAATCAGAAATGGCTGAGTTAAGTTTGTTGTTAAAAGAAACCATTTTTTTAGACTCCTCCTCTGATATTGGTATATACGTATCGTCGTACTCTTCCTCTTCTTCCTCTTCTTCTAGTAATTCTGCATCTTCGTCTTCTATATTCAAGACTTCTGAAGCCATTTGAACCCTATTGGCCAATTCAGGGTTCTCTTGTTTGACTTTCTCTAACATTTCGAGCAAATTATTTAGTATTGTCATCACGCATCTCCTTTTTGTAATTATGCTTTAATATATGTAATTCTTAAATTATCGTCAGTCTCTGGTGCTTCTTCAAACTCTATAGTCGTGTTGTTTGTCACTGTATAGTCGTTGCCAGATCCTGGCGTCATATATACACCTTCTCTGAAAATCATTTGACTTCCTATCACGAATGCTTGCGCGACCGTAAATGTAGTTCTAGAATTATTTGGTGATTCTTGAAAACTGGTATTAGCCAAATAACTGGTGATTACACCTGCAATGCTACTAGCACTGATTTGATTTGCTAACAGTCTATCTGTATCTAATAGATTATAAGTTCCAGTAGACCCGGATATTCTATGTATCGTTCCTAAAGAACCAGATATTGAGTTGAAATCTAGTTCCCTTGCCTCGACTCTATCTGCGTCAAGTAGATTAAAAGTTCCTGTTGAGCCAGACATCCTGTGATATATTGCTGAAGATCCTGAAATTTCATCTCCTGCGTTTCCAGAAGCGGTGTCCAAGACTACTCTGTTGTTTGAGTCTAGAGTGAGAAACCTAGAACTAACTGCGCACCCAATAGGAACATTAGTAAAAGTTAATTTTCCAGTAGAATTAAATTGCCTAACTTCAACCCTATCTGTGTCCAATAAATTTGTTGTTGCTGTTGATGCGGATAGGTTGTGAATTGCTCCAGAAGAACCAGAAACAGAAAACGTGTTAATATCGTTTGCCACAATTCTATCTGCATCTAGAAAATTAAACGTGGCCGCAGAACTTGATAAATTATGTATCGTGCCAGTAGACCCTGATATTTGATTTCCTTGCACTCTATCAGAATCCACCAAATTAAAAGTGCCTGTTGATCCAGATACTCTATGATACACCGCTGAAGACCCCGATACGAAAAGAGAAGCACCACCGACAGAAGCGGTCAAGACAACATTGTTACTAGCATCTAGCGCTAAATATTTCGTATTAACAGCGGCAGCGTTGGAAAGGCCTGTAAGTTTGACGCCGCCTCCCACTTGTATTTGGTTTGACACTATTCGATCTGAATCCAACAAGTTAAACGTTGCTGCAGAACTTGATAAGTTATGATACACTGCGGAGGAACCGGAAACAAAAGATGCTGCACCGCCAGACGAACTTGTTAGTATTATATTGTTACTAGAATCGAGTGCCAAATATTTTGTGCTAACCCCTGCACCGCTAGATAAACCTGTTAATTTCACAGAACCACCTATTAACGCCTGATTAGAAACTACTCTATCTGAATCAAGTAAATTAAAAGTTGCTGTAGAAGAACTTAAATTATGCAAGATTCCTTTAGATCCAGAAACTTGATTTACATTTACTCTGTCTGCATCTAATAAATTAAATGTTGCTGCAGAACTTGATAAGTTATGATATACAGCAGAAGAGCCAGACACAAAACGGTTAGAAGAGTTTGCTGAACTAGTTAAAACGATATTGTTGCTACCATCTAGTGCTAAATATTTGGTGCTGACAGCAGTTGCACTAGACAAACCAGTGAGTTTTACTGTCCCTGCAACTGTTACTTGATTTGCTTGTACGCGATCTGAATCGACCAAATTAAGCGTAGCAGTAGAACTAGACAAATTATGATATACAGCAGAGGAACCAGACACAAATCTACCACCGCCGACCGACCCTGTTAATATTACATTATTGCTAGAATCGAGTGCTAAATATTTTGTGCTAACTCCTACGCCGCTAGATAAGCCTGTTAGTTTAACCGATCCACCTGTTGTTATTTGATTCGCAACTATTCGATCTGTGTCTACGAGATTAAATGTAGCAGCAGAACTAGATAGATTATGATAAACTGCTGATGAACCAGAAACAAACCTACCTCCACCGGCTGACCCAGTTAGTATAACATTGTTACTAGAATCAAGCGCTAAATACTTAGTGCTGACTCCCGTGCCTGCCTGAAGGCCCGTCAACTTTAGCGTTCCACCTCCTTGAATTTGATTTGAAACTATCCTATCTGTATCTAATAAATTAAATGTAGCAGTTGAAGAACTAAGGTTGTGTATTGTGCCAGTTGACCCAGATACTGATTTAAAGTCTACCTCTCTTGCTTCTACCCTATCTGCATCCATTAAATTAAAAGTTGCGACTGAAGAACTAAGATTGTGAATTGTGCCTGTTGATCCGGATACTGATTTGAAATCTACTTCTCCTGATTCAATTCTGTCCACATCGATTAGATTAAAAGTTCCTGTTGAGCCAGAGATTCTATGATATACTGCAGAAGAACCAGAAACAAACAAAGACGCACCGCCGACTGAGCCCGTCAGAACAACGTTATTATTAGAATCAAGGGCTAAATATTTTGTGTTTACTGCTGCAGCATTTGACAACCCTGTTAATTTAACAGAGCCACCCACCAAAACTTGATTTGCATCTATTCTGTCAGTATCTAATAAATTAAAAGTTGCTGCTGAACTAGACAAGTTATGGTAGACTGCTTGCGAACCTGAAACGAACAAGGAAGCACCACCTGTTGAACCAGTTAAAACAAGATTATTACTTGAATCTAGTGCTAAATATTTTGTATTCACAGCGGCTGCGTTTGAAAGCCCAGTTAATTTAACCCCGCCGCCAATTTGCACTTGATTGACAAGTATTCGATCTGCATCTAACAAATTAAAGGTAGCGGCAGAACTTGACAGATTATGATATATGGCAGAAGATCCGGATACAAAACGAGAAGAGTTTGCAATTGTCCCTGTTAATACCACATTGTTGCTACCATCTAGTGCTAAATATTTGGTGCTGATAGCATTAGCATTAGACAGGCCACTAAATTTAATCCCACCTCCAACATTTAACTGGTTAGACAAAATTCGATCAACATCTAAAAGATTGGCTGTTATTGTGGATGAACTTAGATTGTGAAGTATTCCAGTAGATCCAGATACTTGATTTGCACTTACTCTATCCACATCTATAAAATTAAAAGTTGCGGCAGAACTTGACAGATTATGATATATGGCTGAAGAGCCAGATATAAATCTTGAAGCGTTGCCAAGAGTTCCCGTTAATACTATGTTGTTACTTGCGTCTAAGGCTAAATATTTTGTACTGACTGCAGTTGCACTAGACAAGCCAGTGAGTTTTACTCCCCCTATGACCTGAATTTCATTCGAAACTATTCTATCTGCATCTAATAAATTGAATGTTGCCGCAGAACTTGATAGGTTGTGTATTATCCCTTTGGAGCCAGACATTTGATTTGCGTCTACTCTATCGGCATCTAGTAAGTTAAAAGTTGCAGCAGAACTTGATAAGTTGTGATATATTGCAGAGGAGCCAGACATGAATAAAGAACCGGCTCCACCCGCTGATCCTGTTAATACAACATTGTTGTTTCCATCCAAAGCCAAATATTTTGTATTTAATGCTGTAGCATTTGAAAGGCCAGTTAATTTAACGCCTCCGCCAATTTGTATCTGATTAGATAAGATCCTGTCTGTGTCTAGTAAATTAAGAGTAGCAGTAGAACTTGACAAGTTATGATATATAGCCTGCGATCCAGACATAAAGAGAGAAGGACTACCAGCGGAACCAGTAAGAACAATATTATTACTAGCATCCAAAGCCAAATATTTAGTCGCGACTGCATTACCTGTAGAAAGCCCTGTAAATTTAACACCCCCTCCTACCTGAAGTTGGTTAGAAATTGCTCGATCAATATCTAAAAAATTAAACGTTGCTGTAGAAGAACTTAGATTATGTATAATTCCGGTAGATCCAGAAACCTGATTTGTGCTTATCCTGTCAATGTCTAAGAAATTAAAAGTTGCTGCAGAACTAGATAAGTTATGATATATAGCAGAAGATCCAGATACAAATCTGCCCATATCAAGAGACGATCCTGTTAGTATCACGTTGTTGCTAGCGTCAAGTGCAAGGTACTTGGTGTTTATACCAACACCAGTGGATAAACCAGAAAACTTAACCAAACCTCCAACTTGAATTTGATTGGTATCCACCCTATCAGTATCTAATAAATTAAATGTTGCTGCAGAAGAACTTAGATTGTGTATAATACCAGTAGAACCTGAGACCTGATTTATATCCACCCGATCTGCATCAAGTAAGTTATAAGTACCTGTCGAGCCAGAAACCCTATGATATGTTGCTAAAGATCCTGATATTGTGTCTAGGCTAGCGGAAGGGCCAGTTTCACCAGTCGCACCCCTAACATTACCAACATTTACAGTTGTTCCATTTGATAATGTTAAAACCAACTCATAATCTATAAGTTGTGCGTTTGTTACGCTAACGCCTGTTGGTCCTGTGGCACCCTGATCTCCTTGAGGCCCTGTTGGGCCTACATTTCCTTGAGGGCCAGCAGGGCCTGTATTACCAGTGTCGCCTTTAGAGCCTGGCGCACCCGTGCCTCTACCCTCACCGTTGCCTGAAGTCCCAGAAGACCTAAATGAATTTAACTTATTTCTAGATTCCTTAAATCTTGCTGGGAAATCTAGCCCTTCTAAACCAAAAAGTTTTCCGTTCCCTTCAAGTAGTTGGTCTGCCAACATTACCCTTTCTCTAGGAATTTTAATCTCTACTGCATTTTCTTGAATTGCAAAATCAGGCTGAAGGCTATTTTTGTCTCCGCCCGTGACCCAGCCTAAAACTTCTATATTTATTTTTGTTTCAAACTTCCTTTCCTCATTGGTATAATTCTTAAGATTATTATTCATAGAAAAATTTTCTTGAATAAACGCTTCGTACCTGAGTCTACCCTCTTCAATAATGACATAGTTTATACCGCCAGGTCTAGTGATGAAGGGTGTCATTATTTGATTCATCTGCTCTTGGTACTCTGTTTTAAGAGTTATCTCATATTGAACTGTAACGTAAATTGGCAGTGGTATTGTTAGAGTTTCATATACTATTTTTTCATTCTTTCCTGGAAAGTTTAATTGACCTCTCTTTCGCTTGCTGGCTGCATTTGCAAAATTAGAAGTCTTCCCTTGGTTTATTCTTCTTGAGACCGATATTGAACCACCCTTTACTTTATCTATCGGTGGTATGTTAGCATAAACCGTACCCTTTTTAGTTGGGTCCTTTACTACATTCGTTCTCTCTATAGAGATCAATGGCATTATCAGAGAGCCATCCTTATCTCTTATCCTTTGATCTTTTTTACTTTGAAAAACTCTTTCAGCAGAACTCCACACAACAGGAACTTTTTTGAATCCCGTAGTTGTAATACAATTGATGTCCAAGATCTCATCAATAAAATTATACATTGCTGAGTCTATTGTTTCAATTGTTGATCGAGGAAATGGTTTATCCTCTATTCTTCTTGGTTTTGTAGTTTTCAATACCATAACTTATTCTCACAAACCGTACTTTTCTAGTTCATCTGGATCAAATATAACTCTTTCTCTTGGAATCTTTACCTCTACCACGGTTTCGTCAATGGCCTTGTGTGGCGTTCGCTGGTTAACACCATCTCCTATTAATTTTCCAAGCACTTTAATATTAAATTTTGTTTCAAATTTTCTCTCTTCATTCGAAAAATCTGTAATGTTATTTTCATGTGTGTATTCTTGTTGTATAAATCCCTCGTAACGATGGGCACCATCTCGTATTATTATATAATTTATGCCACCTGGTACTGTCATGAAAGGCACAACTAGATCATTCATTTGCTGTTGATATTCAGTTCTCAAAGTTATTTGATACATAATAGTCACATACACAGGAAGAGGTATAGAAATTGTTTGATATACAACTTTTTCGTTTTTACGAGGAAAATTTAATTGTCCCCTCTTCTTTTTCGCACCAGCATTAGCAAAATTAGAAGTCTTGGACTGTAAGATTTTTTTTGCTATTGGAATACTGCCACCCTTTAGTTTTGAAAGCGGTGGTACATTTGCCCATACTGTGCCTTTTTCACTGGGGCTCTTTGTCATTGAAGTTCTCTCAATGGTTATAAGAGGCATTATCAAAGTTCCATCGTCATCACGAACACGGTAATCTCTCTTGCTTTGATGAGCCCTTTCTGCAGTTGCCATAATTACTGGCACTTTTTTAAATCCATTATTCGTGTGAGCATGTAGATTCATGTTCTCATTAATAAAGTTATACATAGCAGTGTCAATATTTTCTATTCTAGAGTCGAAGACATTTTTGCCCTCTAGGCTGTTTAGCCCCTCGCTAAAAGGTCTATGCTTCTCCATTGAACAAACCCTCTCTAGCCTTTATACATTCTGCTGTTATTTCTAGCATTTGATCTATTTGGCCAAAAAGTTGCTTTGGTTCGTTTAAAGTAGTTATCTCGTAAAAAGTATCACCATAACGAACAAAATCTCCCTCTCTAACAAAAAGATCTTGATCCTCTGTTAAACGTCTTTTGTGAAAATGCACAAGTATTTTAGGAAGTCTATCCACACCTAAATTAGTAGTCTGAGTTTCGTACCCTTGCCACTCTACAAGTGCGTGAACTCTTATGGGATTTAAAAATGCTTTATTTAAAGCCTCTCCATATATTGGATGAAAGTTGGTTTCATCTATAGAAATAGGATAATATATAATTTGCTGCCCAATGACTCTTTCAATAACTTCGTCATTGACCTGTTTTACTAAGTCTCTTTCTTTTTTCCCTGTAAAAAGGGGAGGCGGCGGGGCCGCTGGTTGAGACCATTCATTATCACTCATTTGCTATTACCCCACATACACTGAGTAAGGTATCTTTTGCATGACCTTTTCAGCGTTCTCCACTATTGCTGTTTCTTGTTCTGATATCTTTGCATATGTTAGTTCTGCTAATGTAGACTTCAACTCCTCTCTTAGTTTATCTTGCTCATCTTTTGCCTGACTAATCAAGTCACCGCCATTAAGAGTGACTGAATCGCCTGGAATTGGAATAGACGCAAGTTTTGATCTCACCTGTCCTAAAGTTTCTTTTGATAATGCTAGCGCAAATCTTCGTATCCATTGCTTTCCGATAGAGTTAATAGTGTCATAAGGTAGATTAGAGAATGGCAATGTATTCATATTGTTGACACCCTCGAAAGTTCCTCTACCATTTCCTGCATCTTCAACCGGCGAAGTGGGAACAGAAAATTCAACCCACATCTTTTGAGGCCCACCAGTGTAAGGCATAGGAAAAATTCTTAAATTATTGTTTCTTATCTCATACGACCAGTGAGACATGCGAGTGTATATCGCATCTTCATAGGCCAACGCTTGTGCCTTGTTTTGCCAAGAAGGAATTAATTCAAAAGTAGCGTCATCGGAATATTGTCCATAATTGTGAAAATTTCCAACTACATTTAATCCACCATAATATCCATAAAATCTCCACATCGCACTTGGTGTTTTGTAGTAGACTTTTTTAATCAAGAGTTTCTTTCCGTTGATTTTGCCTGCATAGGGAATAGTTTCACCTTCAGCAAAATTTACTTTTGTCATGCCGTTTGGAGTACTTTGTTCAGTTAAGGTTATATCTGTGTTTCCTCCACTGCCTGCAACTACTTGCTTTATTGAAACATCAGCGCCAGTTGCTGTTGCAATAAGCGCACTATTGGCGTTTAAACAGGTTGCTAAGTTGGTTGCTGTTGCATTATTAGATCCATCTCCAATATCAAAAGTTGGACTATTAGTATTGCTATTTGTTGTAGTATCTGCATGAGCAGTTGCAGTAATTGTTGTTCCGTTAGTCGTTATAATTTTTATTGTATCGCCAGCCTGCAAACTGCTGTGATCGGTGATTGTTATAGACCCTGTTGCTGCCGTGTTAGTTCTAGAAGAAATTATATTTTGCAAGTCATAATCTTGTACACCGGGAGTAACATCAAATGACGCAGAATATTGCACAGAATCTTTAAGACCTATTTCTGCTCCGATTGTCTCTGATACAGATCTAGCAAAACCGTAATCAAAAGTAGGATATTTTAAACTAGCAGAAACCGGACCTGAAGTTAGTTCCCCTTTATGATCGAACGTTCCAGTTGCATGACCCAAAAAACTTGGTAGTGCGTTATTCGCTTGATGTACATTTACAATATAAGAATATTCTAGCACCGATTCTTCGTAGGCAGAATAAACACTACCTTCTGTAATTTCTAAGTCTAATACATCACCACCTAGTTTCTTAAACACATAGGCTACCTGATCTACCGCGCCTGATACAAAATTTCCAGAATAGAGGGCTTTTGTACTATCTGAATATATCTTGTAAGGCAGCAGCCTGTTAACATTTCCATGACTTCCAGTTTCTGGAAGGATGCTTTTGCTGCTTTGACTTCTTGGTGTCAGTGGGGGTAGAGCCATTCATAAGTCCTCCTTGTGCTTTATTAATTAGTCTCAAATTAAACAAAACACTTGGACTTCAACAATTACTCTTCTGTGACTTTTTTTGGTTGTGCCTTCTTTCTGGTTCTTCTAGTTCTGGTTTTTTTAACAATTTCTTTTTTAACCTCTGGCTCTTCTGCAACTATCTCCTTTAAGGCATTCGGCCTCAAAGGTTTCTGTTCTGGTTCCACCTTATCTTCAACTGCTGGGGCAGGTTTTGGCTTCGGTGTTGGCTCGGGCTCTGCGACCTGGACTACCTGCTCTTCGACAGGTTCAACCTTGTTTCCAAAGAGCGCGGTGCGCTTTTTTGCATACTTGCTCGCATATTTCGTCATTGTTAATCTTTTTCTACGTTTACCCATCTTAAACTCCTTTAAACTAAAACGGTTGTATCTTTAATTAGTTTTAAAAAAAAGAAAAACCCCAAGCCAAAAGACTAAGGGTTATTTCTATTGATAAGGCGATTTACTTATTAAGCGACGGTCATGGAACCATCAAGTTTAGTCTGTCCATAAAGGTAGAAGTGTGATCCATCACAGATGAATTCAACAAAATCACCTACTGTATCCAAAGCATTTGCGATTGTAACTGTAGTACCGGCAGCGCTGTGTGGCCCATCTTCGGCGGTGTCAACTTCCAATTCATTAATCCCGCCACGAAGAACATCAGTATCTACAGAGGCCTTTTCTGTAATGACAACTGAATTACTGCTTATGTTAGTGCCTACAACAAACCTAACCCACCAGCCTTTTCCTGCTTCGGCTACTGATGGTAGCGTTACTGTACAGCCTGCTGCTGCATTTAACACCATTAGTGTTCCGCAATCTGCTGCGGTCAATGACAGGTCACCAGTAATTGATTCGACTTTCTTTCTATCCGCGCTATATCTTCCTAATTTACTCATAATTTATGATCTCCTTTAATTAATAAAGGCATTTCGCCTTACCTTTTATACAATAAATAGTTTAACGAAAACCAAACTTACAAAAAAAACCCCCCAAAAGAGGG